TTAAACAATCCGAAGATTTGCAGAAAAAGTATGGCATCGGCAGTCAGCTACTTAAACAATCTGAAGATTTGCAGAGAAAATATGGCATCGGCAATCAGCTACTTAAACAATCTGAAGATTTGCAGAAAAAGTATGGCATCGGCAGTCAGCTACTTAAACAATCTGAAAATTTGCAGAAAAAGTATGGCATCGGCAGTCAGCTGCTTAAGCAATCGATGGATTTGCAGAGAAAATATGGCATTGGCAGTCAGTTACTGAAACAAGCGGAAGAATTCCAAAGAAAACTTGGCATTGGCAGAACATTGCAAAAAGAATTCGATTTAATGCATAACTTGGCTGGTATAAATAGTATTCAGTCAATGCTTCAAGATTTACAAAATCATTCGTTGACGCGAAGTAATAAGGACATACTAAACACATTTGATAATACTTTTCTACACTTCGCTGAAGAAAATTTGCCATCAGTTTCTGAAGCTATCGAAACAGGCTTAGCATCTGTTGCTAAGGCATATACTGATGGTGTCGCGCAAAGCACTAATCAAACGAATGTCCAATCTGGACAAGCCACTTCTACAGATATAAATTATTCTCCAGCTACTAACGCCCCAAGATCCTTAATAGATCTATTGCAAGGACTCCCACCATCTATACAAGCTTTAATTCTTTTTTTATTATACCAAGTTTTAATCGGGGCTGTAGCTGATTACGGAAAAGGGAAAGTGTTAGTAGAAATAAACAAAGCAGAATCCTATATCGTCTCTCTATTTGAGAGTAAACCTGTTACCAAGTCTAACATTGTTAAACACAATAAAAATATCGCTTGGGATTCTCTTAATCAATTTAGAGTTATAACGGGTGAAAACGTGCGTCTGCGAACAAAGCCATCCTTAAATAGCGATATCATTGAGACGATAGGGAAAAATACAATTGTTGCTATATTAGAAAAAAAAGAGCGACAGTGGTTGTATGTACAAGTTCAATCTGGAGATGAGCTTGTCACTGGCTGGATTACTCGTACTTATACCAAGCCATTAAAAGGTTAAAGAAAGATTTAATTGCAATACGAGCCCCGTATCTTTACTACAGGGCTCATGTATGATTATCCGAACAACTCTTCCAGATTTACGCCGTATACCTTTAACCATGCTCCGCGCGGCCAGGCACAGCCGTATTTTTTGAGGTAGACGGGTTCCTCATGATGAACCAGGCACCATTTACGCAACGGATGCCAGCTAAATTCCCGCTCGATCACTCGCTCAACAGCACTAATTGTCGCGTAATCCTTACTACGCCCCAGCATGGCCGCAAGTTGATCACGTTCGCGTTCCAACGCCAATTCACCGGCGGTGCTGGTGGGTTGAGACTGGGGGAGTGAATGGAGAACGGTATCCGTCGGTTTGACTTTTAGTTGCGCCAGCTCCGTTCTAAGAGCGTTTATTTCACGCTGTTGGGCATACAATTCTCGCGTCAGTTCGAGTTCTCGCCGTAGAAACTGGACTTCGGTTGTGGACGCATCTCGTGAATCAAAGGCTGCTGGTGGAACAAGCTTGCCGGTACGATAGTCCAAGAAGGTCTGATTCACCTGTAGGCGGAAAGCTGGTGAAATCCAGCCAGCGTACTCGATGGCGAGAAGTTCGTGGGCGAAGGTTCCTGGTGATGTACCGCCATGTATAGAATTGACCACCTTTTGAGTAAGCCCCGAATTTGGGGCTTGGATATTTTTCAATAGGTTACCCTCAAGTTCGGTTATCAATTCTTTGACTTGTTTATTTCCCAGCCACTTGTTGGGAGCTTTTTCTTTTCCTTTACCACTTGCCCTATGTAGTGCGTTCAGATTAAAACGCCCCTCGGCATCTGTTGTGATCTCAACGCCTGCGATCACTGGTGCGGTCATTTCATTTTTTATTGTGTTCATTTCGCTACCTGCATGTTCTGTGCTTGCCCCAAAAATTGTTCAATCTCACCTGCCAACCGGTGTTTCAACGACGCCTTGTTACTGAGTAGATACAATCCATCTACGATCATAAAATGAAAGGCCAGCGTCTCTACTGCCTTGATATCAGTAATATCGATATGAAGTTTTTGAACGGCAGCGGCGATCTCCGCCTCTTCAAGAAAAATCATGGATGAGCCCTCCAGTAGGAAAGCGACAGGCAATTCGAAGGAAAACGGGCGGCAAACAGGCAAGGGGCATCGGGAAGCTGAGAACGGGCATCAGATTCAGTACAGGCGATAACGATGTGGTAGCGACGTTTCTGACAAGAGTAAAAACGCCAGATGAACTGAGGGTGATGCAGGGTAGGGGTAGTAGCCATAGTGGCATCCTCAAAGTTGATTTTGAAAATCACCACCTTGAGGTTCCAATCTCGCTGGTGGTGAGCTGGACAGGGTTGGAACTACCGGTCAACTTTGAGCATAACCCGGCGAGCCTTTCGGCTCCCCCGCCCAGCCCACCATAATTCAGATATGACAAAGCATAGGCACAAAAAAACACGCTGGCGCGTGCTGTGCGCTTCAAAGTTGGTTCGGGGTTCCAATCCCGGTTACAGATTTTGCTGCAACAACGAAACCTTACTCTGAACCACCAACGAACGTCAACACATCATCTGTGCTACCGTACTAAAAACGAGGGTTTTCTTAAATAAATAATTAGTATTTTATGTAAAACAGGTGTGCTTTGTATAATTTACATTCTATTCTGGACTCTGCGGGTGCCACAAAAAGCGCTCGTTGAGCGCTATTCTGTTTGAAGATCACTCTTCTTTACTCTGAAACTCTTCATACTCGTTCGACATAAGGTATTCAGCTCCCTTAGCTATCGCCCCCTTCCACTCAGTAATCCCAATCTCGCGAATGCGCTCAATTGGCTCGTTTGTTGCCGGGTTTCGGAGATATGTCCAGCGGTCACCCTTCTTCAGGGTGTATATGCGCCACACCGGATGGTGCTCAACAAATTCGCATCCGTGTGAGGCGGCCTCGTCTTGCAGACGTCGCAGGTTCATATAAAGCGGGGTGTAACTCATGCATCCTCCTTACTGACTATGGCCTGTCTGATTCCTGCTCCAGGTCATATGAGTAATATTCATATGGCTCATCATCATCGGTTACCGGCAGCTGGTGGTATGCAGAATAAAACAAGCCATCTTCCAGACGCATGTTCTGATAAAGAGATGCGGCCACAACGGTTAGCGAATCATCGTCATAACTGTAGATGCTGAGCACATCCTCATCGATTTCGCCGGTTGCGTTGTACAGATTATTCTCGACCAGCAGCGACTTGATTGCAGGCCAGTAAGGGCCGTAGCTGCGATAATAACCGGGGCGCGCCCCGATGAACTTACCGATCCCATCCAAATAGTCGCTCACAAATTGCGACTCTGTTCTACCCGCCAGGGCACTATCTCGAATAGCGGCAAGATAATCAGCGGTTGGTTTTTGGGTTTGCTCTAATGAAGCCATAATTTTATTGCCGGTGTTACCCGGCAATCTCCTGTTAGATTAGTATTTTGCCACAACTTTGAGAATTTCGGCCTGGTCATATTTGCTGGGGATCAGCCACCAGCTACCGGCAAACTCTTCACCGGCGTCACGTCCGTTGTAATAACGGGCACCATAAACAGACTTCAGGGTTTCCTTCGCGCGGAAAAGCGCGCCCGCTTTACCTTTCGGATCTTGCAGGCCATAACAACCGCCCGGAGCGAAGTTGAGACCATACTTCCCACGTAGATGTGTACTGTTCACCCGGATACGCAAACCAAGATCATCAGCCTCGTTCTCAACCACTTCTTTCGCGGCTTTGCGCGCATCTTCGCGCTTCTGGTATTCCTCAGTAGAAACGCCGAGACGCTTGGCCTCATAGGTATCTTTTACCCGCTTTTTATCGCCCTCCGGCATGTAGAAATAAAGTTTATCGGCGTCACGGATCAGCTGGCGCGCATCGTCTTCATTCACCAGCAGTTCAGGCGTTACCAATGAAGCATCGAGGAGGCCCAGAATAACTACGGCAGCGCAGGCTTCGACAACACGGAAATAATCCTGCCCGGTCCCGCCGTAGATGTTTAAGAATGTACCGGAGGAGCCATCCAGCACGCGCTGTATCTCACGGTCGCCAGGGGCATACCCGCTTTTAATAGCGTTACTGAATTCCTCGTAACGTTCCTGAGCTACACCGGCAACGCCAGCCTGCAATGCCTGCTGCGCACGTTTCCTCAGCTGTGGCTTCTCTGCATTCAATGCATCGATGAAGTCCTGCACGTTGGTGTAATCCGGTGGGATTTCCCCAACGATCCACGCCAGGCGGTCGAGCTCTACGGAACGAACCAGGCCGTTGCGGATATACTCATTAACCGAGATATTGAAGTCCCGCGTGCTACTCCAGAGAGGGTAATTCTCGATTTTCTTAGCAACCAGAGACGCGATCTCATCGGCGCTGGCCACTTCGCCAAGACCTTCCATGACAGTTTTATAGTCCTGGCCGAAAAGCGCGGCCAAAAACGTTGGGCAGGCGTAGGTAATAAGCTCGCTCTGACGCTCCTGGATGGCTATCGCGCGCTTCAACTGCTCATCACTTCGGTCCGGATATACAAGCTTATGGCCGTTATCCTGATACCACGAGACAGATTTAATATCAGACGATCCGTAGCCGTAACCGGCGCTGCGGATGTTCAGCGTCTGTTTGGCATACTTACCATTCTCATACACTACGGCATAGTTATCGTTCAGCATTAACTGACCGGTTTTCAGGAAGGAATAGAACTGGTCCTTACTCAGCAGGGCCGCCGCATCTTTGATGTTTAGCCCACCCTGCATTTTCGACAGTAATTCCAGCTCACTTTCAGTCACGTCGCATGGGTCACCCAGTAACTGCACCGGCACATCTTTAACGTGGCCTGGGTTTTTATCTCCGTTCGCCGCGAATATGCCCCGCAAAGTTGCAGTATGAGCGTCAAAGTCGAGAGCCGTGATTTTGGCATACGAGATGGAATCGAACTTCCCGCCACGACCGGCTACGTTGTAATGGAAATACTGGCCAACCTTATAGGTTTTACCCTCCACCAACAGGATATCTTTACCATGGTCGATCACGTCAGGATCGACGTCTAACAGACCTTCTTTGATGGCCTTCAGGACAACCGGGCGCAACTGTTTGATGTTCTTTTCAGCTTTCGCGAGGCGGGCAATCTTGCGCTGCTGCTTCATCAACGCGGAACGTGATGCCACATCGCCTTTGCTGGCAACATTCAATTCCTCGCGCTTGGAGCGCAGTTCGCTCTCTATGGCACGTGGGCGCCAGCTATCACTCCTTTCAGACTTACCAGCAGTTGCACGCGCTTTGATTGCTTCACGTTCGGCCAGCAGTTCGTCCATTTCAGAGCGAACTGCCTCGAGGGTTTTTGTTGTCCGTTCAACCTCACCTTGCAGGTAGGCAACTTTTTTCTGCTCCTTGTCTAAGTCGCTGCCGCTGGCGTGCTGCGCCTTCAGGTAGTTCTGCAGATCAAGGTTGGCGCGCTTGGTTGCTTTGGCTTTAACAGCGGCTTTCGCTTTGGCCATTTGCTCGGCAACACGGCGCTCACGTTCTTCCGGGTTGGCCGCCAGCAGCAACTGCATTTCGACCATGTTCCCGGCGTCGGCGTTCTCCATCTCAGCTTTATCAGAGGTGAGGATTTCGCGTATCCAGTCTTTCTTACGCTTCAGCGTCTGCAGGCGGAACTCATCAAACGATCCTCGACCGCAATAGTAATGAACCTTCACGGAATCTTGAGTTGAGCCCACGCGCGCGCCGCGACCGTTGCGCTGGTCGATTGAGGCCGGAGTCCACGGCAACGTTAAGTGGTGAATATCGGTCGTGCCAATGTGCAGGTTTATCCCGACCTCGGCCTTTTTGTTACAGATGAGGATGCGTGAGCGGCCTTCATTGTAATCTGCGGCGATCTGTTCAAGCCCGCCAAGACTGACCTCATTAACGGCAGCGATATACTCATCGTATGCGGCTTTCTGCTGATAATAGGCCTTCACCTGCTCTTTAGTCGGTTCGTCCGGGAGCTCTTTAGGTGGCTTAACTTTTTTCGGTTTCCGACCTTTTTTACCGGCTTCGGCAACCGTTGTGGCATTCAGGATGCCAACGGCACTATCATCCAGTCCCAGATGTGAACAGATGATGCGCTTAAGCTTACCGTGCTGGCTTTTCTCATCAGTAAAGATGATTTGTTTGCCGTGCTTCAGGCCTTCTTTCAGTCCCTCAATCAGCGCGCTGTATTTCGGCGTCAGAGGGTGAGTAACGTCCTTAGGATCGATATCGAACGTAGAGAGACGCTTCAGCACCTCTTGCTCGTACATTTCCGGGACGATCAGCGTGCAGGCGTTGCCATCAACATCGACGGTGAAACGCCCTTCAGCGTCATAATCCTCGTCGTTTTCGTCTTTAGTGCCCAGGGAATCTGGCAGGTCGGCCACCAGCTGCTGTACCTTATCAGCATACGACGCTGGCAGGATAAAGGTGATTTGGTGCCGGTACAGGTCCATGTCGGTACAAACACGATCCATGTCGCGGATAATGCCGAAAATGGTGTCCTTCTCTTCCTCTACGTCTTCCGGCTCAGAGTCAAAATCCCCCATTTTGTCGTTCTGCGACAGCTTCTCTGCGCGCTGGCGCAGGTTCTCGTATTCAGCTTCCTGCTCTTCGGACATTGGCGCTTCAACGGTGCGCTCATCGAGCTCCGGAATTTTTACCTGTTCAGAGACATCCTGCGCCGTCTTCAGAGATACCCAGCGATGGAAGATACCGCGCAGACCAGGGAGGTTACGGAAACCGACCAGGCCAAGTTTGCTTTCCACTTCGCCAGACAGTTTCTGGACCAGGCACATCTCTTTCTTACCGAATACTTTAACGAAATCATCCGGCGTGAAGATCCCCATGCGCTGCCAGTCGGACATGCTCAGGCAGTGAGAGAGCATATTGAAAGCGTCGATCGGGGAGTTGACCACCGGCGTAGCGGTAAGTAGCACCGGCCCACGGCCATTGTTCTTAGCCATCAGATAGGCGTTTTTAACAGCCATATCGCGCGCAGACTGGGAAACAGAAGGGACCGGGAGATATGCCAACTGAGAGGCCTCACGACCGGCGCTGTAGCTGTTACGGTAGTTATGCCCCTCATCGACTACGACGCTATCAAACTGCATATCTTCGAAGTAAGGGAAATCCTGCTGTTTTTCGGTGCCGGTGTCGGAGTGTTCGGACAGAACGCGGTTCTTTTTCTGCTGCTCTTTGTAGGTTTCAGCGGCAACCTTAACGCGGCCCGCTTCAGCCTGAGCAAACAGGACATCGTGCGCATGATCGCGAATGGTTTCTTCGCGCATAGGGATGGCCGCGTATTGCTCTTTCGTCATGACCACAATCGGGTAGTTCGATTGAGGGATCATGTTCATACGGGCTTTAATGGTGGCGCTGTCTGAAATTTTCAGCGCATCGCGCATCAGCGGGTTGCCACTCTCATCAAATTTAGGCTCACCGTTTTCGCCGCGTTCCTGAACCTGGCGAATGCCGCCTGACTCATCAAGAATAGGCTCAAGCCCAACGAACAAGATCTTATTGAACATCTCCTCGCTGTAAAACGATTTGGACTCGTAATACCAGTTCTCATAAACGGCTTTCGGCACCACATACGCCATACGCGTGCTGCGCCCGTTCTCGATGTTATACAGGCCCAGCGCCAGCGCTGTTGTCGTCTTACCAAGACCGGTACCAAAGCCCATAATGCCGCGCCCATCTTCAGACAGACGGCGTATTTCCTGATTCTGGTATCCAAACGGCGCGCGACGACCGCTAATGCCATTCAGGCCCAGCGGAGCATCAGACTGCTCAAATGGTATGAAGGAGTTAAACGCGGCATTGTACTGATCGACCAGCTTGTCGATTTCATCATGCTGGCGAATCCAGTCATTGAAGCGACTTTCGAGGTCCTCGATGCGCGAGCGATAAGCTTCTGAGTTAACGCCGGTGGCGCGCCCACCGTTGAGGTATTTCTCCAGCTGAGAGGCAAAAGGATCACTGCCGGTCCGACGCGCATAAGTCGGGACCATTTCATTGGTCTCTTTGTCTTTCTTCAGCACCGTGCCGTAACGATAACCGGCGAACACGCCATTACTGCCGCGATAACCCAGATCAGAAGTTAATGCGCCGTTCTCGACTTTGATTGACTCAACATAGGTCAGTTCGTCGTAACCATTCTCGCGCAAGAATTCCAGCACCAGGCTACGGTCGAACCAACGAGCATCGAGGGTAAACGCGATATCATCAACACCGGTCCACTTACGTTTTGCTTTTATCTGTTCCAGCTGGCGCAGGTAGTTATTTTTCTGCGGCCCTTCCTGGATAACTGCCAGCACCCCCTGAATCTGCCCGGTGATTAAACCGACATCGCCGCTGGTAGCGCGGTCCATTGGCATCAGGTCACCGGTCGGCGTTAACGCAATGCCGTCAGTGTTCGCCAGCAGGTTAAGCAATTCCTCGTCGCTTTCTGGTAGTTCGGCGGTGGACGTCGAGCGGAACTCTTCCAGGGTGATCGGGATCAGGTCAATCTGGTTAAACAGGCTTCGAACTACCTGCTCATGATTGGTAGTGTCATATTCCCCGGAGATCTGCGCATCGATCCCGCCCTGCAACAGATCAGAAAGTTCACCATTGCTGGTGATAGCCGCGCGGTATTTAAGCCAGTCACCGCTGTTATTACCTGAAATTTTGCTGATTTTGCCGGTATTGGGATCAGCGAAGCGCTGATACTCCTTATCCACCAGCTGCGCGGCGCTGGTGCGCAGGCTGTCTATGTAGTCGCCAGGCATCTTGTTCGCGATAGCGTCCTGCAGCACACCGATTTGTGCGCCGATAAGAGCCCCACGGAATAAGCGCTCCTGCAAATCGCCACGCTGTGTCAACGCATAGGAGTAGGCTTTACGAGTTGATTCACTCATGCTCTCCCAATAATTACCGGCAAGCGCTTGTACCTGTTTCCAGTCACGCGCCAGCAGGGCGCTGGGGTTATCGAGGACCACCTTGATTTCATCGAGCGAGGAAACGCCGTAAATCGCCGGGTCCACCGTCAGAGTGCTCGATGGTGTGCTGATAATCCACTGGCCATCAACGAACTCATACCACTGGCCGTTCATCAGGCGCTTATCACCTTCTTTGGCAATCAGGCTCACCGGCTCCGCAACATTGAGTAAATCCCAGTTGATACGGCTATCGAATTTACGGGCCAACTTCTCTTTCAGCGCGCCAGGGGTGATCTGGTCATTCTTAATGACGATACGCCCCTGGAAACCGGCGCTGACCTCGCCATAAACGAAACGCTTTCCATCATGCTCAAACCATTTGCCGGTAATGAACACCGGCCAAAGCACATTTGCCTCAGTCAGCAGTTCTTCTTTGGCCTGGAGGATCATGTTGGAAAGAGATTCCGGATGTTTGCGCAGCACCCATACATCGACCGCTGTCGGCGTACCGTTTTCTTTGAACGTGCCCGATGGCAAACGGTGGGCACCGAGGAACTCAGCTTTACGCGAGACCTGTTCACGCAGTTTTTTCATCCGTGTCCCGCTGGTCATGCCATAGGGAACGATGATGCAGGCCAGGCCACCAGGTTTTATTTTGTCGAGCAGCCGCAAAATGAAGTAGCGACCAATATCCTTCTCTTTGGCGTAAGCCTTATCCAAATTGACGGTATCGCCGCGCGAGGAGCCAAACGGCACGTTGCCAACGCAGTGGTCAAAAATGGCATCATCCGTGCTGCTGGCCAACTTCTCAAACGGCATAACGTGAACAGCATCTTCCGGGTGCAGGAGCTGGTTAATGCGTCCGGAGACAGGGCTTATCTCCGAAGCTGTCATGACGGTACCGCGCGGTTTCGTTTCGTTAAAAACACCAGCGCCAGAAGACGGTTCCAGTGTATTACCCGCATCAGCGCCGTAGAGCTTCATAATTTCCCAAATGCCCTCTGCGACAAATTGAGGCGTGTAATATTCATCTGTCGAACCGCCAATACCGCCCTCGCCGGTATAGCGAGCCAGAATCTGCCGCTGCTCCGGCGTTAGCTCCGCGCCGTCCGGAAGGGAGTCGAGAAGCTCAATGGCTTTGCGGTTCGCCTCTTTACGTTCACGATCGACAGATACCCCGTCCTTCTTAGTGATCCCGTAGACAACCGGCTCGCGGGTAAGCCCCAGCGATTTGATCAGCCTTATGATTTCCCCAACTGTCCGAAACGAGTCGAGAATTTCCCCATATTTGCCATCCGGCATCGTCACCTCCGAGAGTGAACTTTTGATAAATTAACGAAACATACTAATTGATTACTTAGTTTATCAAAGGTCACTTTTCGAATGCCCAAGTTCCGGCAAGACAACATTTTGAAAGCGTTAGGTCAGCTACTACCCGGCGTGAAGTCGAACCACGGCAATGTCATGTCGCTGGGAGCCACCAGCAGCGGCGGCGGCGGCTTCATGAGCGTGTTTTCGCGCTCCTGCCTGTTGGGCAAGGATGAAACCGAAAATTCTGCTGATGGTTCGATGGTGAGCTCTGGCCGTGATCTGCTAAATGACGCGACACTTCCATTCGAGCGCCTGCAAAAGTATCCGTTTCTGGAAGAAATGGCCGCCTATCCGACGATCAGCCAGGCGCTCTATATCCACGTGTCCTATGCGTTCTCAATCAATAAGCGCACCAATCTTTCCTTCGAATTTCAGCCGGTAACGGATGAAGACGACGCAGGGAATAAGGCAGCTCAAGAGATATGCCAGGAGTTAACGAGTGATATCGGTCTGAAGGTTAATGCTGAGCTCCCCAGCTGGGGGCTAATCATGGCCATCTTCGGTGTCTGCTACATCCGCCCGCATATCGAGCAGAAAGTCGGCATCACATCGATGGAGTGCAACTACTACACCCTCCCCTACTTCATTAAGGAGTATTACGTGGGCGGGGACCTGGCAGGCTTCACCGGTGATTACCTGAAAGATGAGACCGGCGCGCTCACATTCGCTAAACCGTGGGATATGGTTTCGATGAAAATCCCGCTTTGGCATCCAAGCCGCCAGAACATGCCGATCTATACCGGTTCGGAGCAGTTCAGTCTGCTTTCTGAGCCGTCTAAACGTATGCCGGTGGAGACACAGAACTACGGGACCAGTCTTCTCCAGAATGCATACGAGCCGTACCTGAATCTGCGCGGCGCTATCCGGGCCCTGAAAGCGTCACGCTACAACGCCAGCAAAATAGACAGGCTGATTGGCCTGAACATGGATAATCTCGATCCGGCGCGCGCAGCACTCTATGGTCGCACGGTATCCGAGCAGTTGAAAAAATCCTCCATTCAGATGGAGAAACGCGCTCGCGGTAACAATACCGCGCCGGTGGTTACCAACACCGTATTGCCAATACTGGCGAACGGTAAAGGGCAAATGACCATCGATACCCAGTCGATGCCCGCCGATATCTCTGGCATTGAAGACATCATGTTTCACATCAAGCAGCTGGCGTCTGCACTTAACCTCGATTACACAATGCTCGGCTTTGCCGACCAGATGGCCGGAGGCCTTGGCGAGGGCGGCTTCCTCCGCACCAGCATACAGGCCGGGATGGTCGCGGGCTGGCTGCGCGGCGGGGCCGCTGAGACTATCTATCGGCTTTGCGATATCCACCTGGCGAGTAAATACGGAAAGGTTTACCCATCCGGAGATCGACCATACAAAATCGTTTTCAACTCTATGGCCACCAGCATCGAGCTGGAGGAAAGCGCCGCCATGGACAGCCATGCGAACTATGCGAGCGTGTTCGTCACCATCGCCGACGCTATATGCCAAAACCCGTCCCTGGCGAAATCCAATACCTTCAAACAGATCGTCCTTGGCGACGTCCTGAAAATCCCATCCACGAAGCTTGAGGCTCTGCTGACAGAACTTAAGACCTCGCAGGATGAGGAGGAAGGCAACTTCGGCAACGGCGGTAAGAAAGGCATGTTTGAAAGTGTCACCCACCGGCCAGATGCCGAAATGTGCGAGTTCATCAGATCGATGGACCAGCGCGACCTGCAAAACATCATTATCGAAGCGTTTAAAGAATGAGGACCAATATGGCACCTGAATTTAAAACCCTGTTAACCCACACGGACCGCTTCTCGCTGTTCAATAAAGTGCGTATAGGTAAGCAGAACAACCGTAACTACATCCTGGAAGCTGTTAAGCGAATGATTAACAGCCCGGAAACCAGAGAAGGCCTGCGCCTGGGTGAGCTCTATGGTTACTATGGCCATAGCCGCCGCGAGCTGGCTAAAAACGTGGAACTTCCGGAAACCGCTGTCGTGATGGTAGAGGGTAAGCCGGTCGTATTGGATAACGTTCCCGGCAGCCGCACTATCTCAATCTCAGTCGATGATGATGGCGTGGTGACTCATACCGAGGAGATCCTTGATACTCCAACCGGGCGCATTATCGCCAGTATGCTCGAATCGCGCGCCGGTGGCTGGTCGTGGGTTACCACTGGCCGCGACTCTCCGGCTGCATCAATCCCTACCGGCTTTTTCGGCTTTGATTACGTGACAATGCCGAACTTCATCAGCATGGATCATCCAGCGGCTATGCGCGAGAGCGCAGACGACCGTGATACGGCCATTACTGAGGCCCTTATCAAGCAAAAATTCACTGAGGACGACGCGACCAACATCGTTAAGCATTACGCTGACCTCAGCCATCGAGAAGTTATGTTCGAGAGCATCCAGCGCATCGAAGAACTCGAAACTGCTCAGCTGGTGGCCGCTGGCGAATTGCTTGATAAGGATCGTCAGTTAGAAGAGCAGAAAACCATGCTCGAATCGTTGAAAAATATCGAATCCGAACAGGCAACGAAAACCCGCGAGCGTATGGCCATGTTTGAGCGGGTTCTCGATAAGCTGCCGATATTCACCAATCAGCGCCAGCGGGATGCCATCGCAAACATGAATACGGAAGAAGACTTCGCCATCGTCGATAAGCTTTTCGAATCGCTGGCCAGCCCCGCCATGCGCACGCTGCCGGTGGAACAGATCACCACCAGCGCGCAACAGCCTAAACCTCGCAATGCTGAGCCAGTCGATAAATCCAGCATCATCAACTTTGAAAGCACCACGCGCCACTTTGGCTAAGGGATAACCATGAAGAACCCGATCATGAAGTATTTTACGTATGAGCACTTACCGCCCATCTTGCAGGAGGTAAGTAAACCCATAGGCGAATTGGCCCAGCTTATGGATAGCACGCTCCCGGATAGCCCTGAAAAATCCGCAGGGCTGCGTAAGCTGCTCGAAGCAAAGGATGCCCTGGTCCGAGCTAAGTTAGGCTAACAGAGAGCTAAAGCCCCGCCAGGGGCTTTTTTTATGACGTTTGATAGCGACACAACCGCAACAATAAATTAGTATTTTCTGTAAAGCCAAATACAAGGGGAAAACGTGAATACCCAAAGCTCTACGATAAAACACGCCAGTAAGGCGACAATACGAAAAAACCGGGCGCAACGCCTACTGATTAAAGAACTCTTCCCTGCTCTTTTTCAGGGTAACCACCCGCTGCCGATGAAGAACGGCATCAAAGACGATATGCTCACGCAAATCGTCAGACGTGGCCTGGATATTTCTGAGGAAAAATTACAGCAGTCGTTGCGCGCATGCTGCTGCTCGCAGGTTTATCAGATGCGGATAGTTAACGCCCGCACCCGGCGCGACATCGATGGAAAACCGGTTGAGCTGATCAGCCGAGAAGACAAGAAGCATGCATGGAACCGGATCTGCAAGTACCGAAAAGAGAACGGGTTGAAACCCTTGCCGTACCCATTGAAAGGCAAGAAAGACCCACGAAAAACGAAAGATGGTAACAGGACCTTAAGATAGCAATTTGGCATATCGGCTGCGACAGCCGCAATCAACAGATCTGACTGCAAAGCTTAAGATTGTAGTCAGATCTGTTACCCCCCCTTAAAAATTGCTCGATACATATGCAGAGCACTTATCGACAACGATAAAACATAGGCATAAAATGAATTAACAGAAAATTTAGGGTTATTGATAATGGAAAAAAACAAAGGAGTGCTTAAGTACCCTGCCCTCTTTTACTTAGCAGGCATAGTACCAATAGCATTAATTTTTTTGATTAACGCTACACTTCCCAACTCAGCCTTAATTCAATCTCTTTATTCTATCTCGATAGGACATGTACGGTCTTACTCAGAACAATTTCTTCAAGTAAGTTCTATCGCCTCGGCCTATACCAAAACAGCGCCGCTTTTTGTGTTCATATTGTATGTTCTATGCTGGCGAAAGATACGTTTATCGCCTGTCGATTTAGACGTTGCTAAATGGTGGAAACTACTGCCTTTACTCATACTGCTGATTATTGCTATTTTTGCCTTAACATATATTGGCGAGCAGAACATGACAACAACCAGTAAAAAAATAATTCGACTAGCATCAGGAAACCAAACTTTCCTATTCGTATATTACATTGGTATGTTTGGTGTTAATTACTTCTTCACTTGGCTTATGGCGTTCTATATTCAAGTGTACGCAGAGTTTAAGAATAAAACTGGCAGCATCAAATAATAAAGCGGGCTAAGCCCGCTTTCAATTAATGTTTGAAGAGATTTATAACCTCTTTGTTCAAACGATCAGCCGCTGCTGCATCTATGAATGAAGTAGCGTACGCTATAAATACTATAGCAAAATAGGAGACAACAACTGTCAGAGTCGCAGGTAGTGCGGCTGTTAGCAACCCAAGAATCGCAGTAACTATTGCAATGGAGATGCTACCTGCAATCCCACTTAATACCATTGATTCAACTTCTAAACCAAGTGGTTTCCAGTTACCGGTTTGCACTCCCACTATAGCGGCTTCACGCACAGATTCTATTTTCAAAGCACGGTCTGCAACAGCAAATCCTTTGGATAGATTTTTCAGCTTATTAGAAATATCTGTCAGATTTAAGTTCCGCAAAGCGTTCGCAACTGCTGTTTTATCAGCAGCGCTAAGTTTGAGATTTGGATTCGCCATGAGACTGTTTAATGTCTTCATCGCATCATCAAAGCTTCTGACCTTCTTGCCTTGGAAGTTTTTTATATCATTAGCGACTATTGCTGCAATATTTTTATACTGTGCAGAAAGTTTGGTTGTAACTTGCCCGCCTACATCAGCGATAATTGCACTCGCCCCAAGCAAAAGGCTTTTTTCATCCTTACTCATTTGATAACGTTTTACAATAGCCAATGCTTGATCATTCATCATCTGATCAGGACGACTCGCGCCACCATCAACGTATACGGACTTATATGTGCCAGATTTGATATTGTAAATAACGCGATATTGTTCTTTGCCAAACCCGACAAAGTAGCCAATCTCATTCGAATCTTTAGACCACGATTCACCTACAACAGGTTTACTTAGTGAACCTTTAGTTCCACTTGCCGAAGTCCAACCAGCGATGTTAGCAGTGAATTTGGGAGAGCGACCGTTACCATTATTCACACCGCCAGTGGTCCCTGACGAAGTTACAGAGCTGCCTGAACCACTAAAAGTTATCCCCATCCCCCCAGATATAGGATCATGAAAACCCGTAGCGGTCATGCCATCTGCGCCATTGCCTCCTGTACCGCCACCACTTCCAGATGTTCCATTAATATTGCCACTGGGCTGACCACCACTATGCCCTAAACCTGTATTGCCCGGACCATTACCATCACCGCCACTCATGACTATCTCCTTGTTTGTGAATAAATGCATAAGCCTTATGAATTACTCCTGAAAAACCACTCGGTCAAGACAACAAAACATACTAATTATTAAAAGTAGTGATTTATCACAAAGAAACTCAAAAATTTGTGGGGATGATGCGGGATGGATACCTGACTGAAAAGAAGCAAATCTATCAAGAATTACGCAAAAAAATTGGTCATGAGCAACATAAAGAGTATTGTATCTACACGTTTTTGATACCTTTTTAACGGATAAACATGACAAAAATAATATTGATTGGAGTATTAACTTCTGCACTAACATCAACAGGTGCGCACGCAGCGATCACAAGCCATTGGACATCAGGCGAATCAAAAGGAGTTCAGGCGTTCAATGTCAATGCAAAAAATGGCGTTGAATTAAGCGTTAATTGTGATTCATCAGGCAACAGAGATTTATTCATTACTATTCCAGGCAAGCATGAATGGGTAACCCCTGATAAAAATAAAATCCAACTTCATTTAGGTGAAGACTCCTATCCCATCGAAGCATTAGGGACAAACTACGGGGATTCATGGTGGTTCAACCTTTGGAAAGACGCAGCTGAATCTGATGAAAAAGTAATGACTATATTTGTCGACTCGAAGGAAACAGCAAGTGTCACCTTGAAAGGTTTTAAACAACTTTATTCCTCTCAAGATGCTATGGATTGCTTGCGTCGTTAATTAAAAAGCCCCGGTTGGGGCTTATTTTTTAATCACTGCCGATATCCTTCATCCACTGAAGTCCAGCCATATGAACTCCAACCCCGCAAAGGAATGCAAAAATACCTATTACCCAGCTCGCGCCTGATGATTCGAACAATGTCCCAATGCCATAGCCGATAGCCCCCCAAACAAGGCTCAGCAAGAACAGCAATGGCACGGCAATCACCTTAAACTGTAGGCCGATCATCAGTGCTGCAAACGTGCCACCACCTACCCACCAAGATTGCTTCATAAAACCGGCTGCAATGGCAATGATGAAAATCTCAGCAATCAATATTCCTGAATGTTCTTCGTTAAATTTGGCATTTGTCATGCCCTTTCTTACATCATCTGATGACATACATCCCTCGTTAATAAGCATTAAAATCAATCAAATCGTATTGAACAAGCCCTTCCCAAGACGGTATAGAGTTTGCTGGTTGCATGACGCAGGCTAAAACCATCATGTCATATTGATCTTTGTAGTATTGCTGAGTCGAGTCCAATGAACTCATTTTTGAATATTTTTGCCCACTAAAGATTGAAGAGGCATTTGCGGCGTCTTTTCTATTAGTCGAAACCGCCTTTAATATGTATTCAACATAGTCAGTCGAAAGACCTATGTTTTTGGCATGCTGGAGAGCAGATACAAGGTATTTTTCATCTTTAGTTGAAAGGTATCCATATGTATCTCCAGTAACGCCCATGTACTGCTCGCATGCCGTTTGGACCGACATTTTTCCTTTAGCTGGCTTACGATGTGCTGGTTTAGTTTCCTTTTCTGGAGGTGCAGCTGGTGGAGGAGCATTAGGATCTTCTGTGGTTATATTTTTTACGTCGAGTAGAAGTGGCGTATGTTCTTCTGCCTTTGTGGAGTAAAACAGATGCCCTATTGCAAACACCTCTTTGCCTTCGAATGCTTTGGCTTGGTCATTTTCAACCGCTAACTGAATCTTGGTTTTATCACCATCTGGGGCGTTCTTTGCGCAGACTTCTTCGTTTTTGGCTTCAGTAAAGAGAACCCACTTTGGACCTGGCGCGGCTCCCGTATACGTCACTTGCCTTAAGACTCCGTGAATTGCCAAATAATCACCTGGAGACATACACTCAGCTTGCGCAGCGGCGGACAAACAAATCCCTAACACCCCAGCAATGAGAGGAGTTTTCAAATTGAAATCCTGTTTTGTAAATTTTCGTAATATGAAGGTATCAGACACAAGATAGCGAAATTTTGATCTAACTCACTGAAATTACATTACCATTTTTAGAAAACAGCCTATATATTCACCAAAATACCACTAAAAACAGATAATACTAAATAATTTCTTTGTTTATCCCCGCATTTAATGTACTGTTTTTAGGCTGATGTGTTGACGCCTGCTGGTGGTTCAGAGTAAGGTTTCGTTGTTGCAGCAAAATCTGTGACCGGGTGTGGAAACCCGAATCGTTTACTAGAGGGCACAACACGCGCCTGCGTGTTTTTTTGTGCCTATGCCTAACCGCATCAATATTATGGTGGGGCGTATAGGGCCGACTTCGGTCGGGCCGGGTTCTCTAGTGACCGGTTTTCCACCCCTGTACGTCTCACCACCAGCGGTTGTGGAAAACCCAGTGGTGATTACTTTCATCACTAGAGAGGTTGCCACTATGGCTACGATCCCTACCCCGTCTCACCCTCAGTTCATCTGGCGATTCTATTCCTGCCAGAAACGCTACTGCTACATCGTCATTGCACCTAACGAACCTGAAGCTCGTTCCAAGCTTCCTGACGCTCCGTGTGTGTTTGTTGCCCGGTTCCCTTCTGACTGCGCCACTATCTCCTACTGGAGGGCGCGCTCATGAACCAGTCTCTATTAACAAACTCGGAAATCCGGTCAGCAGTTGCAAAGCTCCACATCAGCGAACCTGGTGGCACCACAGTTCTGGCCAACCACTTCATGATAACGAAAAGCCTTTATGCACGTCCTAACAAACAGGCCTTACATCGCCAACTGGAAAACGAGATCGTTGCATTTATGGCATATGAAGAGCACAAGAAAAATCAGGGGAAAGAGATGGTACGCATGACAACAGAAATTGCAGCACCGGTAATTTGCGAGGTAGAGATCACTACGGATAGTGAGGGACGTTTTAACCTTAATGCTTTGCACAAAGCTAGCGGCTTAGGTAATCACAAAAAGCCCAGTGAGTGGTTGCGTTCAAAACAAGCAAGAGAATTGGTCAAGGAACTTGAATCTAATTTATCAAAAAATAGCCAGAGCGGGAATTCCCGCCCTGCTCAAAAAACAATCATGATTATTAATGGAGGCACTGCGCCAGGCACCTTCGCCCATGAACTCCTCGCCATCGAGTACGCCGGTTGGATCTCACCGGCTTTCCGGCTGCAGGTGAATCAGACGTTCCTGGACTACCGCACCGGCAAGCTGATGCGACCGGCTGCCGAACGTGCCGATTCAACCACACAGGACTTACTGGCTATGCGCGTTCTCGATCTTTCTCAGGAGCTGCTCAATGAAGTTCGGGAGAATCGCCGCTTACGTGCTGAACAAACTCACCCCACATATCAGCAGTCGACTAATTATTCCTTGTCAGATCATGAACTGCTGCGCGAACGTGATGAGCTGGCCGAACGTCTGGGCCAAAGCCGTAACTACGCTACTATCGAGGCTGTTGAGCGCCGGTTAGAGCGTGAATTCGGATGGCACCGGCTGCGCAACTGGTGCCTCAGGAATAACGTAGAGCCTCTGGTGCTGCCTAAATTTCAGTGTGTGAACGCATGGCCGCGCGGCGCGTGGATGGCGATGTATGGGGTAGATCTGGAACAACTCTTTGGGTAAGAAATTTAGCAGAGTGCAAAGATGCACTCTGCTTCTTTAACGCCTGCTATCACAAGGTTTCAGGTGAACACACCAGAAATTTAAGGTGGGCAGTTTCATAAAAGGTGTACAGTTTCATAAATCTTCAAATCCTTTTCGTGAAAAGGTGGGTATCTTCATAAACAGAGCCATACCTCTGAGAAAAGGTGACCACTTTCATAAAGAAGTGACCTTGTAACTTACATATATTGAGCTGTTTTCAACCAAGGTGACCACGTAACAACCAAAAAGGTGCGTGGTTTCATAAGTGGATATAAACACAGTTATGAAAGTGGTCACCTTTGTCGTGTTTTTTATGAAAGTACCCACCAGCCACCAGAAAACCCCCCCATATTTTTATGAAACTGGTCACCTTTTTATGATTCTGCACACCCTAAACAAAAAAGGTGAGCACCCGTTATGAAAGTGCCCACCTTTTTTATGAATGTGACTACCTTTTCAGCCCAAAGAATGAATCAGCTATCCCTTTCTTTTTACTCGCCTTTTCCTTTCGGTGAATCCAATTTTAGGTTCGGCTTACGGGCAAGTATAGTGAACTGAATTTCGCGCCCCTTTTTCACTTCCTTGTACTCCAGATATCCGATCTTCTCCAAATCGGCCAAGGCCTTTCTGATGGTCTGGTTCTGTGTCTTCACCGGAGAATCCAACAATAAGCGCTCACGGAAGCGTTTCATCGTCATAAACAAAGGGCCGGTATTCGATGGCAGACTTTCCAGATAGATGTACAGCGCCTGGGCGGCTTCTTTACGGGAGAGGTTAGACAGGGGTTTAAGGCTAAGCAGAATTTTATGGTCCCAGCGATATAGCTCCCAGAGATCCTTATCACCCACCAGCTCTACAACATCCTCATTTTCATCAAGCTTTGCCTTCTGGACCAAGTGGCTAACCATATTTTTTGTGCCATCTTTACTGGTAAAGCCAAGTGTGACGCTCGCGATATTAAAAAGTGATTCCTTCAGCCTGGTGCGGGCGCGCCCATTAAGGTCGGTCGGACGCAGGCCGCACATGCGACCGAACTCTGAAAATGAAAGGGTAATCTTCTCGCTTTCGAAGCCGTATTTAGAGAAAGCTGATACTATGCCTATCCAGGCTTTAAAATCAGTGGACATATTGAGCTTCGCGCCCTGTATGCGGATCTTCGTGTAGCCCTCGCGGCGGGCGATTTCCAGCGTCGATAGCTCTTCTGAAGCATCAATCATGAAGTCCCGCTTACCGCGTTCCTTGGGCGCGACCGGCGTGAACACGCTCAGGCGCAATAATGCCCTTGGTTGAACGCTTTTATCATCGCTTGGCACCAGCATGTAGTCTTTACCAGTTTCACGGTGAACCACGAACGGATGTTCAGGGTTTAAGCTATCATCTGTCTGATTTTCAGTCGGTTCCATCGTCTACACTCAGATTTTCCCGCTTACACACCTGTTGATAACAATGTGCATAAACGGTGATTAAAATTTTCATCATTCGCAAACAAAAGCAAAGGATGTTTTTGATTTTTAATGAGTATTCTAAGTTACTCACAAGTCTGTGGATAAAATCACAAAAAATTATGAAAGTGTCCACCCTTGAGTTATGAAAGTGTCCACCAAAATTATGAAACTGTCCACTATTTTTATGAAAGTACCCACTTTTTTTATGAAAGTAGTCACCCGAAGTGCTGTTTTCGTTTTTTAAATCATGGGTTTACAGGCGCGGTGATCTTTATTGATCTGTATATTGATCTATATATTGATCTAAAAGACTATGATCTACGGTGTGGATAATAATAAAAGGGCACCCCGAAGAGTGCCGTATGTTTTAGGCTACCTGAGCCAGCTTACCGCCAAAGCGTTCAAAAGCCGAAAGTAAAACCTCAATCTTATGCTCACACTGCCCGTAACCCGCGCCTGGGAAGCTTGCCCAGATGTTAGAACATTTCTCAATGGCACGGCTAATGTAACCGTCCTCGATGTCCTGTACGGCGCGACGCTCCTTCAGCAGTTGCATACAAAGCTTGTCCTGGCTCTCCGGACTGAAATCTTTCAGGCCCAATTGTTCTTTGTAAGTCGGCCAGAATTTATAGAGCACCTGATAACCGCCGGAAGCAGTCGATCTCTGCCCTGCCTTGTTAAACACCTTGCCCGGACGCCCGTTGGCAAATGGATGATCGCTATAGTCAGTAAAGACCTCAGGTTTGCCATCGCTGCCGGTAACAATCACGTCATAGCCTTCGTTCGTTGTAAGTGGATGCTCCAGCGTACCTTCAGAGAAACGGATTGTTTTCATAAAAGCTTGGATGTTCGGATTCATGTCTACTCCAGATGTAACTTATGGAAAAATGGAAGCAGACAAGTCAGTAGTAATCTCACAAGGACGCCGAGAGGTGTCCTTTTTCTTTTGATGGATGCTACAGAAAGTTACATCCTGGCGGGGAGAAAAAAACAGGCGATCAAACGCCGCCTGCCATCAATCATCAAGATACAGCGTCGCTCTGAAATTCTTCACGGCTCTGTTGAAGCTCCGCTTCCATTTCTTCATACCAAGTATCTGGCACGCCAGTGGCTGTTACAGCTGTCAGTGCGAAAACGCGTAGCATCTCGTAAGGGGCGCATAACGCACCATCGATCGGGTAAATCCCCTGAGCGCTTCCCTCTGCAGTAGCTGTGATGATCCAAAACAGGTTGATAATGCTTCGAACATTAAAATCCCCGGAAACCTCGAAGTTACAAGGTTCAAGCGCTTCGTCACCTAAGAACGTGACAACCCCGCTGCGGCTGCCATCGGAAATCTGAATAGTAATCATCAGTGAGCCTCCTTCAGCACACCGGCCACAAACTCGATCAGACCGTCGTTATTGACCAGAGATATAGCCCCTGAATGCGGTTGAGCGAGATACTCAAAGCCTGAGGAAAAAACTTCGGTGAAGGTGGCTGAATTGATCGTCGTGCCCCCGTAAATTTTCCCGATGTAGGGAGAGGATAAATTATCGGCTATAGCGATCTCTTGGTCACCGTAAACACTGTTTTCATAGAATCCATTCAGTTTAGCTATTGCGTTGTTGTTACCCTGGGTGCGTTCGGCAAGGTAGACGCGAGCCATCATCAGATAGTCAGGATTCGAATACTCAAAATGATGCCCCACTTCATGCCAAAGCGTTTTCTTCCCGCCACGAGGGTTAAGCGAAATGGATTTATCACCTCTGTTGGCAAAAGAGCGGCCACGCAGAATGTTGATGGTTTTCAGTGTGCGAATGCGACCACGTGCGAGCTTAAAGACCTCTTTGAGATCTCGTTTGAAACTACCTTCAGCACCGCTATACACATCATATTCGTTGATTAATGCGCTGCTGATTTTGATACCGGCGAACCATTCCTCTGACTGTGCATCATCCACCTCAGAGGCATCCAAGAGCTCTTGACCGAGGAGTTCAACTTGCGGGATTACTTTCTTGATCGACGACTGGATCACATCTTTAAGCCATTCGGCACTATGGCTTGGCCCAGTGTTTATGAAATTGGCACAACCATCTTTCGCACCAGGGCTCCCGAAACCGAACTTGCCATTCAGTAACGCGGTACGAACTGCATCAGCTCGTTCACCGTAGAGGTTACGAACATTAACCCATTCCAGCGATGCCCCGTTTTTGCTATCAAGCATGCTTGCTACATCGGCCTTCGCCTCCTCAATTCGATCAGGCAACGACATAGATTGCAACAGTTCAGTCCCTGCAACTTTAGTCCGTTGGTACGCTTCAGGAGCCTCATCTGAGGTAAGCGTGAGCTTATTAGGTTCCTCGGTGCTAACGGCCATCATTCTGAAGATATTCATCATGCTGCCGTCCAACAAATCTTCGACGCGGGAATTAACCGCAGAGATCGCTGGGAACTTAAATTTAACGTTGTCGATCATGATTGGGTACAGAATGTCCCTCAGTATCTGTGCTGCAGCATCTTTTTCGCCGGAATCACTGGCATGTTTCCAGCCCAAGACTGCACTTCGAAGGCGGAAGAAATCCCCTGATACGAAAATAAATCGCCATATTTTCTGATTCTCGATCGCCAGTGGATGCACTTTTGCCGCTTCCCCTATTGCCTTCAGGAAATCGTACTTATCAATGCCGAGCACCTTTTTAGCGGCGGCATACGTTTTACCCAATACGGCGCTGGCGAGCGTTGTGAACGTGTTAATGTCGCTATCGCTTGCGTTGGTTTTGGTACACAGGTCAGAGAAACGGTTAACGATGAAGCGGAAGTCGCTGCCACTTACGGCTTCACGATCCCAAAAGCTGAGGATCGCTTCTGACAGGTCATCGACGTTGCTGCATGTGCCAATGATGGCTTTGGTTTTCTTGTCTGTTTTCGGGGCTTTAAGCGTGGTTTTTAACATAGATCCAGATCCAGCCGCCCGGATCGTTGGATCTTCCGGGCGGGTGTTGTCGTCAGGCGGCCTGTAAAGCGCTCTCGTTAATCCAAGTAAGTGCGCCTGCCTTGATATCATCGAAAGTCAGATAAACGCTCTGGAAGGGCTCCAGCGCTCTCAGAGTGGCAACAAAGTCCGTAGCGCTTTGTTTGTTGTATTCACCGGCGAGAAAATCAGTAACGATTTTTGGAACTCCGGGCTCCTCTTCTGGCTTGCCCGAAGTGCCATACCCCAGTTTGACTAACACATCGTCAATCTGATCACTGAGGTCCAGCAAAGCAATGCCGGTTGCCGATTTAGCTTTTCCCAACAACTCATCTAACTGGTCTGAAAGATCTAAACGTTCGAGAGCACTCAGTTTCATGCTGCCGCCCCTCCCTGAGCCACACGAGCCAGCAGATCAGATAGGTGTTGGACAGCCGTGTTAACCAGCTCTTCGTTTTCGTCGTAAATACCCGCAGCAGTGAGCGCGGCAATAGCTTCACGAACAGCACCGCGAGCATTACGGATCTCCACCAGATCCACGCTATCCAGTTCCGTGATGCCCTTCAGATAGTCAATGGCCTTTTGCGCTTGTGCATCAGCTTCTGGAGGGGTTTTATCTGGTTCTGGCTCAGTTTCGGTTAAAGCCGGTATCCCTTCACCGAAATCGATAGCTGTCTTCAGGCGTTCGACGTTGCGCTCCGTCGGATGAGCAGAAAGCTTCTCAGAGAGCTCTGAAAGCTCGTCAGAGCTAATATTCTTTGTATCTGCCCAATGAGCTACCTGATCTTCTGTATGGCCGGTACGGGCCGCTACTGCGGCAGCTGCAATCATGAACGGCGAAGGTTCATTCTCAACAGGAGGAACTGGCTTCTGCTTTCTTGCTTCAGCTTCACTTTTCGCTATCTCGATCTGTTTCTGCAGATCCTCGTTCAAATCCTCCTGCTTAGTGGCTTGGGAATTCAACGTATTGAGCTGTTGGGACAGACTAGTGACGCTTGCTTTGAGCTCATCACCACTATCGACCAGCGCGAGCTGCTGCTCCAGCTTATCGCCCTGCTCCTGAAGCACTGCGATCTCATTTTTGACAGCGGCCTGGCGCGCCTGCGCCTTCTGAAATTTTGCGGTATTTCGCTCAATCAGGTTGGACAGCGCCATCGTTACCTGTTTCAGCGAAATATCACGACCGTTCGCCGGTGACACAACATTGGTTACATCACGCTTATTAAGCAGAAAACGAAATGCTACAAGCGTATCAGTGGCGGTTATCGTTCCAACGTTCCCGCTTGGGCTGTGGAAAATTAGTGTGATGCTCTGGCCGTCGGATAAAGGGATTTGAGCTGGCATAACAGCAACTCCCTGAACCTTACGAGCGCGACCGATATTAGCGCCACCAATCGACTTGGTGCCGTCCTCCACTTCTCCTGCCGTGTCATTACCAGCGGTAATCCCGGTACCGTTAAGAGACTGATTTAAAGCTCTTACGAATGCTCGCATTGTGGCTGCCAGGCGCGAACGCGTGGACGTTATGGCTTCGAGCATCAAATCTTCTTCCGGAAGCGCCGGAACATCGTAAAAATAGGTGCTGGTAAATTCTTCGAGCGATAGCGATTCCAGCATAAAGTGTTCGCCTTCATCGGAATGCAAGTCCTGGAATATCTGGTCCGTGATTTGAATGGCGGGCAAGTCCTGGCGGCTGGAAAGAATAAATCCTGAGTTGCGGTTTATGGTCTTAAGCATCTGGGGCTCCCAGTTTATTGAGCTGATCCTGAAGTTGGACGGTAACTGCCTTAGCCGTCGCCAGGCGTGTCTGTGCGTCCTCGACGCGCCGGGAGAGGTCTGATTTTTGCTTCGTAACGGTATCTACTGTTTGCTGAAGGCTGTTTACGTTCTTAGTGAGTTCATCCCGGCGGTCTTTTGCTTCTTTGAGCCGCTGAACATTGGACTTTACTGCTGGCCGAGTGCTGGATGTATCAATGACGCGCTTTGCTTTTTTTGCGAGGCTGTCACTAAATTTTTTCGCGTTCTGCTTAACCGTTGTAGCGAGGCTATCGGCAATTTTAGAGAACGTATCTGCATGCACAGCAGGAATTGGTTTGCCGTTTAATTTAAAGCCAGAAAAGTCCCCGGAGTCGTTGATCTCGGCCTGCAGCTCTTGCCCGTCAACGAAACGTAGTGATGCGGTTTTCACACTGAGGCCATTTTTTTTGGATGCTCTGTTACTGGCCGTAACGTTCTCAACGGTAAGACCTGATTTTTTAAGGGCGTCGATAAATGGCTTCAGGCCTTTCTCAGTTACCTGGTCAAAATTAACCTGAGCATAATTTTTGCCATTCTTGGAACTCAAACTGTTAGAGGCTGGCATTAGTTCGCACTCCCAAGGTTAATTTCAAACACTTTCTGAGCATCAAGTTGCAGGGGAAATATTCGGTAAAGTGGGTTGTAGAATGAATCACCATGTAGAATTTTCACATTGATTATCCACTGCCCCGACGGAAGGATAAGACGATCGAGAGGGATATCGAGATACTCGCAGTTCTCTCCCTTAGAGGCGTGTTCAAGAGTACGCCGGTTGAAGGCGACAACAGTTGTCGGGCATCGCTTATCTCTGAGGGTAAACTCGATAGTCGCACCAACCAGTCGAGATGATTTAACGTTAAAGTAAACAGGAACGCGCAGATGCCCTTGCTCTACTTTGTGATCGCCGACGCAGAGGTTTTTTACCGTCGCGCGTTGTAATGCCCAGCGGTCGGCAGCCATCGTGATGCTGGCTCCCGCGACCAAAATCCAAGCAAACATTATTTGCCTCCCTTGGTGAAGATTTGAGTGATTATTCTTGCAACAGATTCGGTGTTTATCTTTCTGGCCATGTGGACGACCTCATAACCATTGTTGCTGGAGAGCAGAACGGAAAAGTAGATAATTGGCTCATCGAATTTCTGGTGCCGCCCAACGTAATAGGCCATTAGCCCTGCTGTTACCGCATATGAGATCGTCGTCAGAAAATCTAAGACTGTTCCCTTAACCTTCCCCTCTCTCAGTTCCATCAGGAAAACTCCTGTCCCGCTGAGGATGGAAAGGCCGACGGCGATGGCTATCGGCAAGATGTTGTTGCTGATCAGCACCTCGGACCTCGTTTCAAGTTTTTACGGGGTCCGAGTGTATTGAAAGTTACATTTGGAGGGAGGGGGGAATCTTCACTTGGGTGCCTTCTTACTCCAGAGCCTTCTCCCAGAAGGTCTTTTCGTTGTGATAATGCTCATCCGCCAATTCAGTGAGTTGCTCACTGAATTCTTCCATTCGTGCGGCCGGAAATTTTCTATATAGGGTTGATATGCCGACATCAAAAATGATGGCCACCTGGTTGCGGGACATACCGTCGAGGATGAGTCTGCCCATTTGAGCCCATTGCGCCTCAGAGTATTTGGGGCGACGCCCTCCAATCCGTCCCTGCTTACGTGCAATCGCCAAGCCTGCTCTTGTCCTCTCAACGATCAAATCACGTTCCATTTCAGCAAGGGCTGACATTATGTGGAAAGTAAAACGGCCCATTGATGTGGATGTATTAATGCCTTCAGTCAGTGACAAAAACTGGATATTGTCTCTCTTGAATCTTTGCAGCAGGTCAGCGAGATTTATTAGCGAGCGCCCTAACCTGTCCAATTTCCAGACAACGACGGTATCTCCGTGTCGTATTTTTTTAAGTAGTTTATTTAGGCCAGGCCTTTTCGCCTTAGTTCCGGTCATTTTATCTTCAAAAATTAGCTCACAATTTGCTCGTTCAATTGCTTCACGTTTTAACTCCGGGTTTTGCTCAATTGTTGACACCCTGACATAGCCAATTCGCATAAATTTCAACCTATTTTTGGTCTCTGAAAAGTAGGCAAATTGTAACGCGTAGTTTTGATCGAATTATTAAAAATGTTCGTTTAGGAGAAGCCGCGAAAAGGAATGTCGGTTCTGGCACTAATCAAATCCCTGATATGTCTTTTTTTGCCTCATCAAGAGGAGGTAATGGATACTTTTCTTTACCTGATGGCACTATCGTACAATATGGAAGTGCTACAACAGTCAGAAATAATGAAGTTGGAGTCGTAACTTTGCCATTCTCATTCCCTGTAAGGTTTTCTCAGGTTTTGATAACCCACGACGATGCTTCAACTACAGGTGCAATTGCTTTTGGATCTGCCACTCCGAAAACTGTTTCAACGTTTCAGGTGGTTGTACAGAAGCTTAATTTTAATACCTCCACAGGTGCAGTCACCTTAAGAACCGAAGCTTCACCGTGTTACGTTCGTTATATCGCAATTGGGAGTTAATTTCATGCAAAACAAATATAGCCCATCGTTAAATAATTTTTTCTAGCTTGTTTTATGCGTCGTTATAAACAAGCTGGCACATTACCTAGTGACTCAATAGATATTCCTGATGAAATGTTTAATAAATACGCGGGAGATCCGCCTGAAGGGATGATGAGAGTGGCGGGTAAAGATGGATTACCCACCTGGACGGAAATTATTTACTCGTCATAATATTTTCTGGGTTGAACGCATCGCTATAATTAGCTTATATCGATGGCGTTGAGGGCCACTCCGGGTCTGTTGTATCAACGCGCATCAGCAGAACCCGGTATTTTTTCCATTCAGTAAGCGCGGCGGTTTCTTCTTCCGTCGAAATACCTGCATCAACTGAATCTTGTCGCCATGCTATTTCTGAATCTGCAATAGCGCGTAGTGCTGATCTTTTATCTTCGTTTGCAGCAATAATTTCATCTTGAGTTGGGGCTGGTATGTCTATCCATAAAGGAAAACCATCATCACCAGCCACACGGCACTTACCAGGGGGCGGGGTCTCAGAATATTCGTTAAAAATAGCCTGTTCAATTTCGACAACATCAGACGGCATGCCAGAATCATTGAAGCCAGAAATATAAAATCCATTATTGCTAGGACTATAAAAATACATATTAATACCCCACTACATAAACAATGCAAGATTCTCTTGTTGGTGTGCCATTTCTAATCTTTGTTGAAGTTAGCGTTCGAACATCGTAGCACTCGCCCCACCATGTCACCCCTGAACTTCCTCCTATTGTTGAAGCTGTCAGCTCTCCACAAAATACACCAATAACCTTGTTGGGAAATGCCAATGGATAGTTAGCGACAGCCACCCCTGTAGCGTCAGCCTCAGCCGAGTTGAACCACTGTTCAATTAACCCTGAAGGATTTTTTTGAACAAGATATGAGCCAGTTTTAATCGAATAGAAGGAGCCCATATCTGGAATCTGGTTTGTGCCAGTCCCGACATTCCTTTTGGCGGCTTCTCCCAAACGAAGGTATTCGAGAAGCTCTGCAACAGTCTTTCCAGAGAGTTCAGAGAGAGTTGTATCAAGTGGTTGTTTCTTCGCCAACCCTTCTTTTACGCCTTTTGGTGTGATGGCAACGTCCTCTGCATCACTCTCGTAATCGTTCGACAAATTGATGCCCAACGTGACCAATTTTCGATTGGTCACATCGATCATATCGTCAGTGATCTCGGTCGCCCCCGCAGGTATTTTGACGGTGCAAAGTTCCAGCTGGTTCTCGTTGAGTAAAGCGCCCTCCTCCAGGAGTTTGATTTCAGCAGCTTGGATCGCGGAATTAGCGTTAACTTGATACGTCTCCTGGCCTACAACATAAGTTGCTTCCAGAACGACAATAGAGGTTTTCCCGGCGGTCAGTGACAGTGATACACCGGCTTGTTGGCGGACAGTGAGTTGGTAATATTTATCGATATTAATCGACGCGGTACCGCCCTCTGAATCCGACGTGATTTGCAGAGTAAGCCCACCAGCTGGCGATGGTGTGAAGCCACCGTAAATGCCAGGGTTGACGATCCCTCTGAATTTCCTGTTAAGCGCCCCGGAGCTGTATGGCTCACGGAACTGTACATCGCTCACCAGAGCCAAAGTTGTTGGATCAGGGAACGATTTAGCAGCAGAAACTACAACGTCAGCAACCATTAGCCCACCATCGTGTTGATATCGGTGACAGTGACATAGGATTTACCGAGGTAAAGGCTGTCCTGTTGGCAACACATAACAAGACATGCTTTACCCAGGTTGTCGCAGACCACCAGAGTGTTAAAAGGATAGCTGACGTTCTCTTCCAGCTTTGAGGAGTCCAGTTCGGCACGCAGCGTGATTATTCCCGAATCGTAAGACGGGGTGAATTTTTTGTTCGAGTTGCCGCTTGGATCGTCTTCACTGGTCGATGTTGCTACCTGAGAAGTGAGATCGGACAGCTCAAAGTCTGCCGGGATATCGGCGATGTCATATATCCCTGTCGGATTATTCGTGACGAGATTTGACGTGCCAAAGACGGCAGATGTCAGCTCGAAACGTTCTCCAATGCCTATGGACGATTCCGCACGGCGTTGGTAGTAATAATCCAGCAGTTTGACCTTGGATAATTGGTCAGAAACATTCATTCAGAGCAGCTTCCTCATAGATAGCCCCGGCGTTAGGTTGGGCCAACGCCGGGGGATTTTGATTCCTGCCATGAGTCTACTGAAAGTTACATTTGGCCTGGGTGCGGTTTTTAATCCTCCTCGGTTAATTCGTCAGGAGTCGTATCGAGCACGTGGCCATCGTGAGTGGTTCGGTCATATACCGGCGTGATATCTGCCCAGTCCGGGTCTATCGCCTTGCCTTCAGCAACACCACTCAGTTGAATTTGTTGCTCAATGGCTACGCCATCCCCACCCTCTTCGGCAGTCCATTTCTCCGGAACGACATCGATGCTGACGTGATGGCCAGAATCCTCAATATCGCGGATTTTGCTTCGAACATTGGTATCTGGAACTTCAAAGTCGAGACCATAATGCTCATCGAGGATGGCGCCATCATGCCCGGTGCGATCAAAGCGTCTAATGCCACCAGGAACCGAAGATGTTGATTCGGCCAGCAGCGGTGTCATTTCTGAACCTATGCTGGTCAGCACCGGCACGTCGACATGTTCACTACCAGCGTAAGTTGCTTCTGAAGTTGCGTAAGCGTGCCATGCGATCTCTCTTGCTTCATCGACCTGAAGCTTAAGCATCAGCTGCATGTCATCAAAAACAATGTGTAACGGCAGCAGCGGCTGAACAACCTGCTTGAATTTTGCCAGAGCTATCTCGGTTAGCTCTTCAGTGGTCTTTGCCTCGCCGTAAATCAGGATCAACTTCTGGAGGTCAATGATCGAGACGCTTATCACGCCTCTACTGGTGAGAAAGAGCTCGCCAAAGGCCGCCCCAATCGATTCCAGGTTATTCTCAGCAATTAGCTGCGTGCAATAGGGATATTTTTCGAGGTCCACCGGCGCATATAACGGCTGCCAGGTAATAGGGATGCCGTTAAACTCGCGATAGAACGTCTGGGTTATAGGCTGCGACGTGCCTTTAAAGTGAATTTCGTCCAGACGCTGCTGCAGCAACATAGGTTTGCTGGAGGCATCCGATACACGGATGGTGAAGAATTTCCCCATCTCCGCTATGCGGGTATCAAGATCCTCATCAGCCATGGTGAAAAATGATTTTCTGGCTGAAATACGCGAGAGAATGGGCTCTACTGCCACCTCAAAAATATCTTGAATGATGTCGGCGAGGCTACTGTACATTTCCGACAAACGCTTAGAGGGCGTGAGCTGGTTTCTGAACCAACCGCTTTGCATTAGTTATCCTCCGGAGCCGGGAAAGTCGAGCCTTCGACATCCAGGTAAACGAAATCATTGAACCCGTTGGAGTCCTGCATATCGTTTACCTCGATCTCGAATTTAGTGAAGTAGCCCTGCTGGTCGATGAAGGACCAAAGATCCTTAACCTTAATGAGCTCGTAGCTGCCGAGATCGTCAGGGTCGAAGTATTTTGAATCCTTGCCAAAACGCTCCTCCAGAGCAGTTTTTAGCTCGCAGAGAACGACGGAAAGCGTCAGGCTTTTGGGTATCGTACCGGTAAGCGTGATGGTAAATGGTTTCTCGGCGGCATCGACGTAGACATAGCGCTTATTTAGAGGGTTAGGAACGTTTTGCAGCGTCGTCATTATCAGCTCTTTGAGCTCGGCCTGTGTTTTCCCAGGGAACCAGCCGGAGATAAAGATCCGATTAATGAAACTTACGTCTGAATGACCGGCGAGCTTTTCCTGTTGCTCTTCACCCCATGCGGCCAGCCAGGTTGTCGCTGGAAGGTTACGCTTCAGATAATACGTATAGTCTTCTGACCAGCACACCTGGTTATCGTAAGACAGGTAGTACATGGCGCGGTTTCGGGTTGCTTCGATCGATTCGATATCGGTCCCGCCGGTGATCGAGGTGTCTGTCTTCGCAGTGATGTAATCAGCTAAATACGCATAATCATTGGATGGCGTTAAGTCCTGGTTCGCCAGCAGCGTCGTATCGCCATTACTGCACCAGACACGTAGTTTTATCGTTGCACCAGACGGAGGGATCATCCCGATAGTCCCGTCGCCAAATCGTATGCCTAATTGGTCAGTTGGCTTATAGAACTCCACGTAGACTTTGCTGGTCGAGGTGGCCATGCGGAACTGAGTGCTTTTGGTCCACTGAGTTTCAATGTCATTGATGGTCATCAGAACATCAACCTTGTAGCAGACCTCTGTCAGCGCACGGCTGAGGAGCACGGAATAGAACGGCTGCTCGCCGGTGACGGTCGTAGTGATTTCGACAATCTCCATTTGAGTTAGTCCAACCGTCGCAGTTCCCTCTACCGGTACCGTCACAACATCATCGGTAAGGTATGGATACTGGTCGTCTGATAAGAATGTCGTGTACTGTGGCAAGGACATCGTTTGAGTTGACGTATTGGTAAGGATCGCCCTTCCCTTGCTGGGTGTTACGCGAGAACCAACATAACTTCGGTCCTCTGATGCGGCCAGGATGCTGCCTCGTTTGGTCGCGGTAGAGATAAACCCTTCCATGAGTGCAGCAGATGCGAATTGCTGACAGCGGTAAACCATTTGAGAGATAAACGTGGCCAGCATCGTGACGAACTGTGAACCAGCAAACTGGGACCACCAGCTGTTGCCCTCGATGAGCTTGGTCAGCTTATCTTTGATTGCGGTAAGGTCGAGTACTGCCATTAATTTGATACTCCTGATGTTATCGTGCCTTCGGGAATGCGGATGGTGATAACTCCGAGGTCAAACTCTTGACCGGCGAAAGATACCCCTTTGATTTTGAGTGAGGGAACATCTTCAGAGAGCTTCTGCAATAGCCGACTTTCTATAGCCACCTGAACGCGATCAGAACCGATGGGATCGTGTTTAAACTCGGAAAGAATATTTCCCCATGCAGGAAGTCCATAGACCGAGCCCACCGGCGTATCTATCCACTCTTTTAAAGCTGCTGCCTTTGCTTCGAGCTCGGTGTTGTATGTGCGCAATCCGGTTGACGTGAGCGACATTAAGTAGTCGATTTCGTTATTCATTGTTTACCCTGAACGGTAATGTGAAGCGCCAGTTCTGGCGCGGGCCAGCTAAGTTCTTGAGTGATTGTATGGATAGTTACTTTTGAGCGTGGAAATTAAATGAATGGTTGCAGCGGAAACGGTAAAGAAGTTGAGGAAGTTGCATTGCTTGGTTACTTCGCCCTCGATCCGCCAGAGTGGGTGGAAATCACTTCCCTTTCGTCTGCTGTCGGGCTAAACATTTTTGAATAACTGCATAGGTAAAAAAGGGCCTCAAAGAAGCCCATATGACTATTACCCAGTTTTGAATCCCGGCTTGCCGTTAGCAGCGCGCCAGACCTTGATTGTTTCGATAATCCCTTTTGTAGAATTATCTGCTCCAGGTTTTGGACGATAAATTAGGTCCCATTTATCTGGGTGCTCAATCAGCTGACCAAATTCATACATAGCAGAGCTATGATCTGCCTCCGATGGAAAGTCAACATTCCTTATCCTATTGATAAAGTCTATGAACTCACTTTCAGTATAATATTCTAGCTTTTTATCAGCCATATTACTTACCTTTATGAATTTCAATATGTCGTTTCGAAGTAACAGCATTCAGATTATCTTGGTCATAAATCTCGCTATTTTCTGAAATAGGTTGTTTATGATGTAACTCAACTTTTACTCTTTTTCCGACTGATACTTGAATACTTACAGTCGGTAAATATCCTTTCTTCATTAGTTAATTTCATCTGGATGAAACTGCTTGCTCAAAGTTGGGTTTGCAGCCACTGCTTTCCATAACGCCCGGCGGAACGAATCAAACCTACTGAATGATATACCACGTAGCTTGTCAGCGATCTTGCTTGGGATAGGTGCACTCTGCCCAATACTCGCACTGCCAAACCGACTAACAATGCTGAACAAATCGGCAAATCCAGCATCATCAGCGTTGAAAGCACCACTCGTCAATTTAGCTAAGAATTAAAATGACTTACTCCCCATCCTAAAGGGTGGGGAGCTTAAGGGTTATAACCCGACTAAACTTATATTTTCCACTAATTAAATTCCTCGTTAGAGGATAGAAATTAGCGCTTAACTAGTTAGTCTTAAAACCAGGTTTACCATTTGCAGTTCGCCACGCTTTTACCGTTTTAGTAACACCAATGGGAGAGTTATCAGCACCAGGTTCTGGGTGATAGATTAGATCCCATCCATCTGGGTGTTCAGTTAACCTTCCGAATTCATAAATTGCATTATCATGCTCTTCTTCTGTTGGAAAATCAGCTTTCTTAATCTTATCGACGAAAGCGATGAATTCGGCTTCTGTAAAGTCTTCGAATTTTTTCTGGTCCATTTTATTTTCCCTTATGAATTTCGATGTGACGTTTTGGAGTCAATGCATTGAGATTATCCATATTATATACATCTCCACCTTCCGAAATGGCCTTATTATGATGTAGCTCTACTTTTACACGTTTACCAACAGAATCCCTAAATTTAACTGTCGGTGCACGACCTAATTTCATGCGAACTAAATCATCGGCACTAAACTGCTTACTCAAAGTAGGATCATCAGCCACTGCTTTCCATAACGCCCGACGGAAGGAATCAAAGCTACTGAATGATTTACCTCGTAGCTTGTCAGCGATCTGACTTGGGATAGGGGCACCGTTATTAACACCAGCGCTACCTAGCCAGTTATCCCCTACCTGTTGACCTTTCCCCGTTGCTTGTCCCGGTAAATTACGTGGACTACGAAACATAATATACAGGGGTTTTAATCCCGATCCATCCGGGAACACCAGAATGATATCCCGGAAATCTGGATCATCTGCCGCCGGGGATACTGTTGTTTTTAACGTCTCAGGTGCCGAAGATTGATCGCCGGTGTGGAGAATAACTTCTGGAAGGGGTACCGGACCTTCTAGAACAAGCTGACCGTTAACACCCGGAGCATTTGCTGGACTGATTAAAATGGTCTGAGCTGGGGCTCCTGGCATTGCTGGCAGAGCGTAGCTATAGTATCCGGTTGATTTGTCTACAACAGCCCGCACGACAGGAACCTTACCTGGCACCGGTGTACGGACTAGCTGTGCTTCAAGTGTACCGTTATCTTGCAATACCAACTGGCCACGGATAGGCATATCCACGGTTGCATGAGTGTCAGCAGCTTTATTCAGTTGTGAAATCGCCGGAAGAGAAAGTGCGTCCGTTGGTATCAACGCACTAATATCGCGGCCGGGCACTTGGTCACTACCTTTACCAACATCAGGAGAATATAGAAGGCCACCAATTGTGGCAGCGACAGGTCCGGCAAGGCTTGCTGTTGCGATACCACGCAGTTCAGCCAGCGCCGCACTCATAGCAGACCAGACTGATGCCGCCAGCTTACTATCAAGTGCAATCCCACCAACAGAAGCTACAGACCAGTTGAGTGGTGCACTTCCTACAGGGGTACCTGTTGCCACGCCTCGAACGGACTGAATGCCTGATGTTTTCAGCCTGTCAGCAACTGCCTGACGGTCCTGAAGAGCTTTAGCTTTTGCAGCAGCAGCACGCGCATCATCTGCTGCTTTTTTCGCTGCCGCAGCGGCAGCTTCTGCTTCCTGTCGTTTTTTCGTCGCAGCAGCTAGAGCCGCATCGGCTGCTGTTTTCTGTTTTTTAGCATTTTGCAGCGCAGTATTTGCCTGAACGAGTTGCTTATTCAGACTGTCACGACTTGTGGTCGCTGTGCTGATTTCTGTCTGCTTGGTCTTAATACTGTTCTTGGTAGTTGTCAGAAAACCTTGTGCGTTAAAAAACAGGCGATCCTGACCTGGCACATTTGCATACTGAAGAGTTGCTTTAACCTGATCTTCTGCTTTCTTCAACTGGATGTTCAGTGCTGCCAGTTCTGACTGTTTTGTCTTTAAGGACTGATTTGCTGTGTTAACTTTGGCGGTCAGGGTATTCACATTTCCCTGAGCAGCCACAACTGCCGCTTGTGCAGTCTCAATGCTTTTCTTTGCATCAAATTCTGCCTTAGTCATACCAGAAGCCAGTGCTTTCGCTTCTTCCTCTTTCAGTGCCCGTGCGGCCGCTTCCGCTTTAGCTTTCGCAGCAGCATCTTGGCGTTGTTTAACTCCTTGGTTCCAGGCTTGTGTCAACTCTGGCACTTCCCGATCTTGGGAATATTTAACTGTACGGGTACCGTGACCGTAGGTTCCATCCGTTGTGGTGTCGTACCAGGTATAATTTTTCATGACCTTCCCGCCACTCAACCAGTACCCTTCGGGCATACTGCCCTGAAGAGTGCTCAGCACCAGGCCAAGAGAAGTTGTACTTAAGTAAGTAGCATTCTGTCCGAGGGTCGCAGAATTGCCAACATTTGGGATATTTTTATCGGTACGTTTAATACCTGTTTCAATATCGCCGACAGCAACTGGACCAACTGCTGTATTTACCCCCAAAACCAGCCCGCCAAGTCCTACCCGTTTAGCCTGATCGGCATTCAATCCACTAATGGAAATGCTTAGCGTACCGGAAGCTGAAACACTATTAATCTGTAATTTGGCCGCAGGATTGATGGCGATTGCAGCCAGTATCAGGTTATTGAGTTTTTGGCGAACATTCTTATCACTATTAATTTTATTAAGTTGCTCCTGTACAGGCGTGAGAGCTGCCGTTGAACCGGTGCTACTACCGCCAGAACTTGCGCCACCCCCGTTGCCTTGCATACCGCCACCAGGAGCTGGTTCAGAGCCTCTTTCTGAACTCCAACTAGTCCCGTCTCCGGAGCTACCACCATAGTTAAAACCAGGCATTTTTTTCTCCTTATTTTTGTTCTCTATTACAAATTCTCATGAGAAAACTGGTGTGCGGTTCATCGCTTCATGAACATCTGTTCGATGGTTATAAGAGGTGTTCCGTTACACCAACAACTGTATGCATATACAGTAAATTAATACTACGACTGAGATAACCTTATTGTCAATAATGTTTTTATTAATATAAAATGCATATTAATCAATAAATTAAGATCTATTCTAATCTTCATTACTGTGCAAAACTGCAAGGCGCAAGGCCTGCAAGAAGTGTGTAATTGAATATTTCAAACTCAGCATGAACAATCAAAAAGACTCCGTAGGGTCTTTTTGATTGTTGTCTTGTTAGTTTCGAGCTACCTCACTCATAGAGGCATCGTCAATGGTTAGCGGCACACTGGTTCGCGGCGCCGGTTGCGGGGTATTTGCCTTCGGTGTGTTATCCCCAGTTTTTTCTGCGGTGTCTTTGGTATGGCCAGCGATTTCATCAAGTCGTTTGAGGATCGACTCCCAGGTTTTGGTCAGGCTTTTTGGCAGCGTCATTTCGTTAGCAACGTTAACCGTTGATTTCATTTGGCTGGCGCTCATATCCTTAACTGCCAGTATTTTTGCCGGAATGGCCATGTTTGCAGGCTGTACTTTTTGCTTAGCCGGTTTGACTGATGTTGTAGCGACCGGCGGCGCGCCAGTTTGCATGGCATCTATTTCAGCTGCTGAGGCTTGATGGCGTAGCCCCTCGGCATTGGCGATCTTATCCCCGCCCCACTCATTGATTTTCTGGCTTATAAGCTCACCGCCAGGCACATCTTTGAGCCAGCTGTTATCTGTTGGAAGCTGAGCGCGGGAGTACATTGAACCTGACGCTGCAACGTGCGCCTGAGCTGCGGACTCTTTAGCTTCCTGAACTTTTTGTTGGCTCTGTGGTGATTTTCCTCGTTGTAAAGCATCCAACTCGGCTGTGGATACCTGGTGACGTTCTCCTTCGGCATTAGCAAGTTTATCGCCGCCGTTGTCATTGATTACCTTGCTTAGATATTCTCCACCTGGGATATCTTTAAATGCCTGGCTATCGGTCGGCAGTTTTGCTGATGTAAATCGCGCGTCATTACTGGCTTGAGCTGTTTGTTGTTGCTGTTGAGCCGTTGGTGTCTGTGCCTGCGAGGTTGCAGCTGGCGTCCCGGCTGTTGGCGTTTGTGTTGCTGGCAAAGCATCGTTACTTGCTCCCTTCGCATTGGTGTAGTTTATGGCGGTTGTCGGTGCTGCTGCACCTGCCGCCTGCATGGCAGCAATTACTTTAGGTGCGTATTCGCGGGTTTCTTTCGGGGCGGCTCCCATCCCTTTTTTCTGGATGTTGCCCTCTCCCCAGTTGTATGCAGAAAGCGCCAGGCCTACATCGCCGTTATAGCGTTTTACTAATCCGCCTAATTTCTTGGCCGCCGCTGCCGCCGATTTATCCGGATCGTAAACATCGTTTCCGATCAATCCATATTCAGTAGCTGTTTTAGGCATAAACTGAAACATGCCTTTTGCTCCAGCACCAGATACGGCCCCATTATTGCCTCCTGATTCTGTTGTCGCTACACCTCTCAGTAGTCCAGGTGGAAGCCCATATTGCTGTTCCAGAGACGCAAACTTACCCGCCATCGAGTCGAGTTGCATTCTTCCTGTTTCAGTAGGAACCGGAGTTTTGAAATCACCGACTTTTACGGGCCCATTATTCGGCTTACCCGTAATTGCTGTTGCTGCGGCAGATACACCTCCTGCCACGAGATTATTGATAGCCTCAATGGTATCTGAGGCTCCTTTTTTCACTGCCTCAATGAGGGTTTGATTTCGTTCGTCAGCCTTCTTATCGTTCCCTGTTATGCCGATCGCGTCGGTAACTGATTTTACGGAAGAGATTGAATCCCCTACCCCTTTGTCGATCAGCTTTGCGATGTCCGCCGTATTGAAGTCCAGCGCTTTGGCTACGCCATCCATGCCAAGCGCATTTGCGCCGGAAGATAACAGACCGGCTGCGCCTGATACCAAGCCCCCCATATCGAGTACGTTCGCCGTGGTATATTCTGCCTTTTGGCGAGCTGACACTTTGTCTGTGGATTTTAGACCGAACGCCTGCTGCTGCCCTTCGGTATCCATGTACCCAGTAACCGCATCGATGCCAGCACCGGCTATCTGACCAATTACCGGAATTGAACGAAGGGCTGTTTTACCTAGTGTTTTAGCTGTGAGTTTTGCGCCGCCTTCCAGAGCAATTTTTTCGCCTCCCTCCTCAGCTACTTTTAAAGCACCTTTCTCTACAGCCGTTGTTGCTTCTTTCTTCGCAACGGTTGAGGCTTCTTTACCTGCTACTTTCTCTGTTTTTGCTGCTGCCGTTGGTTTGTTAGCAGGTTTGGCCTTTGGCGTTTCTTCCGTAGGCTTAGCGGCTGGCTTTTCCTCAGGAGCTACTCTCTTTTCTTGTTCGCTCGGTTTGTTCTCTTTAGCAGCATCGCTTTCTTCTCCATCGAGGAGATCAGATGCCTGATACGCGCCATATCCAGCAGCAGCGACGCCAGCAGTGATCTTCGCCCCTTTCGATTTAAAAAGGCGTTTGAGAAAGTTTCCCTTAGTGGGTTTTTTCGGCCCTTTTGGTTTCTTGGGTTTTTTCTTCTTATTTTTCCCCTTGCCGCTGTCTGGCAGGCTATCATCACCCATACCATCTAGAGCATCTTTCGCCCTCGATCCACCAGCTGTTGCAATCGCTTTAAGGAGAATAGCCTTCCCGAGTTTAAATGCCGTCGTCATGAGGGCACTGGCGATCGTTAATGGCAGTAGAAGAACCTTCCCTAAAAGTTTCCCTACAGCTTGAATAGGTTTTCTGAGGGCTTTGCCGAACATTGAGCCAATAGAACCCCAGAAGCCTTTACCGCCCCCTCCCCCACCTTGCTTATTAAGCAACTCATCGAGGCGATCGGTAATCTCCTTATTCCCCTCTTTAATCTGCTCGGTCTGGTGCTCAGTTGCATTGACCTGCTGTTTTTGGACCTGGCGCTCAATGACGTTCTTACTACCGTCTTTAGGTTTACGGGAAAAGGCGCGGCGAAGCATACCTGGTTTTTTGGTGCCGTCTTCGCCCTCCTCTCCTCCGAGAAAGTCCTTCATTTTATTTTTGGCATCGAGCGCGCCACTACCCATGCCTTTTGACATTGAGTAGACCTCATGGCCAGCCTTCCAGAACGAGCCACCAGCAGCGGTACCAGCTGCATTAGTAGAATCCGCTTCCATAGGATCGCCCAGCTCGGACATCATCTTCCCAACGCGGGTTAAAAGAGCGTTCTCCTTGCGAGAGTTTTCCTCCTGCTCTTTATCGTGGCGGCTCCGGTTGCGAGACTCTTTATCGTCATTAACCTTATCTTTTGATGTGAATCGTCCATTCTTATCGCGTGTTGCCTCCGGGCGGTTCGGTGTACGCAAAATTTTCAACGCATTTTCACTATCTTGTTTTAAATCTGTTTTATGGTTGTCCTTTGGTTGGTGTTGAATTACTTTGGTGAAATTCTGCGAATCATCAGGTTTCTGATTGTCGCTTGATTCGCTTATGGTTGTTTTATCGTTGATGTTATCGGGTTTAGTGCCCTCCGTTGATGTTGATTGCTCTTTGGTTGCTATATGTTTGTTGTTTGATTGTTTAGCGGCGTTTTTCCGGCGTTTCTTGTCCTGTTGGGCTTTTCTCTGCTTATTCAGAGCTACGCTGCGGGAAGTGTTGTCGTCTGACGGCTGCACATTGATTGCTGAACCGGCAGACGGTAACCCTTCAGTGAGGCCTTTTTCGATTCGTGACAGTACTGCGAGCTCTTTATTGCTTGCTACGTCGACGGAATCAATCACCTCTTTAAAGCCGGGCTTCTCTGGCTTATCACCGTTCATGGTGTCTCCTGGTGGTGTTTTTCGTACCAGAATCTTAAGGAATGTTCTCTTTCCCGTGTTAGATGAAAAAAACGCCTTGTTAAATTATTATTTTCACAAAATCGTAAAATCATAAATTGTTTAAATGATAATTTATGATGTTGTTATTGCCATTGAACGCCGCTATCATTGGTGAAAACGGGTTGATTTACATTGTTAATTCGATGGTTTGTGAGATTGCGAATTTGCGATTTTCACAAAATCGTAAAAGAGGGGCGTTATGATTATCCTTATAGGCTCACAGAAAGGTGGCGTTGGTAAATCCACGCTGGCAGTTAATATTGCAGGCTATCTCATCTCTCTGGGTAAGCGGGCAATCGTCATTGATGCTGACGACCAGCAGTCTGTGATGACGTGGTACAACAGTCGCGATGAATCACATGTATTCATTCCTGTTATATCCGCTGCCGGGAACGTCAAACAGACTTTGATTGAGCAAAACAAAAATTATGATTACGTAATTTGTGACAGCGCCGGACGTGATAGCAAAGAGTTGCGTACAGGCCTCACTGCGGCAGATATCTTCATTACCCCCATGCGCCCCTCTCAGATGGATCTTGATACCATCGCCCATCTGGCCGAAGTTTTTACTGAAGCCAAAGATTGGAATGAAAATGTTCGTGGCTACGTGATGTTAAACATGTGCCCAACGAATATGTTTATCAATGAAGCAAACGAAACAGCAAACGCACTTGCTGATTACCCAGAATTTAAGCTCATGGAGAGCCGCGTGTGTGACCGAAAGGTTTACCGTGATGCATGGGGTGACTCGATAACAATTCATGAAGCATCAAACGATAAAGCCAAAGGCGAAATCGAGGCTGTTGTGAAGGAGATACTACTGTGAGCATTAAACCACGAGTTGTACGTCCGAGAACTGAGGAAGAGTTCATTAATGGTGCTAACCCTGATTCACCAGCAGCATCTAAACCAGCAGAGGTTTCATCATCAGGGACCGAAGAAAATAAGGCTCCATTAGAGGCTAAAAGTAAACCTCAAGGTAGTCGCGCGCTTTCCATCAGTGTTACCGACCACCATTTATCATTGCTGGATAGATCCATAGCCGAAGGCCTGATGAATGGGATTTCTGGGGTTAAACGCTCTGATATCGCAAAGGCGGCTTTCCTCGTCTGGGAACGTATGAGCCAAGCCGAGCGAGTGAAGGTCCTTTCAGAACTGTTAGCAAAATAGTTAACTATTAAATTGTGATTTTCACAAATTGTGATAATCACAATCACCCGCCTTCAGAAGCCGCTCTTTAGCGGCTTTTTTATACTCGTAAACTCATAAATTGTGAAAATCGCAAATTAAGAAAGTATGAAAATCATGTTTTCGCATTTGGCGATATTGTCACTTTAACACAAGTGTAGAGGTGTTGAGGTGTACCTTACGTGGTTCCTACTGAGGGGCATAGGATTGCTGGGTGGCGGCACTTAAATGGAGGTACAATACTAAAATCACAAATTGGCAAAATGATATTTTCATAAATTATGATTTTACCATTTTGCCATTTTCACATGATTACAAACTATCTCCGGTTCGGGTTGTTCTTCTGATACACCGCATCGACAAATCTTAGCGCATCATCAACCGACATTTGCAGTATGTCTCGGCGCGGTTGCGGGCCATATAACGCCAGGTTGGAGACTAACGTCTGCAAGGAGTCCAGTGCCAATGTTTGGAATGAACAGTGAATTCCGAAATCGGGTCAGCAGGCGCGTAGTAGGGCGCTCTGCTGCCTCCTTATATTTATCCGAGTAGCATTCATGAGGTGGTAGCACCAAATCCGATTCGCCCTTATCGAAGCGAATATTGAGGCCGTGCTGGAGCTCGTACTGCATGCTCTTAACCTCTTTGGCCAGCGCCAGCAATTCGGTGCCGACGGCCATTTTACCGATGAGCTCAAAACGGTTTTGGGCAGACTTGTCGTAATCAGGCTCCAGGTCATAAACCAGTTTTGCCTGATATACCAGCTCCCATTTACGCAACAGCGTGAGCGCCTCTTTGTAATCATCTTGCTTGCTGGTGGGGGGAAGGGCGGCGCGCATGATTTCGAGGCGTTCCATCGCGTAACCGTCAAGTGGAGACAGTGACCAGTCATAAGGCTGGCCATCCACTGGAATAGTGGCTTCAACAAACGGTTGTGTCGTCAGTACGTTCAGCTCACGTGACAGGTGGTACACGTCACAATTGTACCAGTGCTCTTCACCGCAATGCTGGCATGTGTAGCTGAAGTCGATAATGGTATCGGCGCGTGAGTTTATGAAAATCCACCACAGCGCCGTTCTGCGATCGCTGGCGGTCCAGCTGCGCGAATCGGAAAGCTTATCCTTCTCCTGAAGCTGGTTCAGATACTCAGTTGTGTCGCGTTCTTCAGTTGCCTCTGTCGATTTGCAGAAATAAATTGCATCATCGACCGTCGGCATCCGGAACAAAATGCGCTGTTTGGGTCGGGAGGGCAGGGGGAATACAGGGATTAACAAAACTTACTCCTACACAGCTGGAAGGAACGTAGCGGCAAAGTCGCCGAAGGTTTTCCGTTGAACAAATGAGAGAGGAAACGAAATAAATTCACTTATCTGATCCTTTGAAAAGGTCATTTCGCCGCATTGGGTCGGAATTACGCTCAATGTTTCCATGAGCGTTGGAACGCCGGTTGCCTGCAGCCGATAAATGCGAATATTCATCAGGTATTCATTCTGAAGGTTAATCGTCCCGTCGTCGTTTATAACTCTGCCAAGGCAGACCTTAAATGCGTTATAGATAAGACCGGCATTGGTATCTCTGACGACCATCGATATGGGTTGCGCGGTTCGGGAAACAGGCTGGTTGTACTCATTCGCACCGATCCGTTTGGGCTCGGTTTCTATGGTGTAAGTTCCCCAGGTTATATCCTTCATAAAGAAATCGATACCCATGCCACCAATACCCTCCACCTCCACGGCAAACATCCAGCCCTGTGCAAAGAGTATTTTGTTAAGGGCCATTGCCGTTAGTTTGTTTATCTGTTGCTCGCCGAGACCAGCCGCAAACATAAAGGACGGCAGTGCGCCAACCAGACCTTTAGCCGCGCTCGTGAGTAAATCAGTAACGGCCATCGGTTACCCCCAGCTTGAGAAAACAGACATCGCTTGCGGTATCGCGCCCCGCGTAGACATCTCTGCTTCAAGGTCGGTTCTACGCTGAACTAAAGCGGCTTCATCTGGGATGTTGGATGCGTCAAGCTTACCGGCGATGGACACGCGGCGATCCAGTTCAGAGTTAGGGATAGCGATCAGGATTTCGAGGTAGTCTTTGATTATGCCAACGGCAACCGGCGGAACGGTCCCTTTGTCGAGGTCCAATTGGGAGAGATGTACGAGATAGTCCATGCGCAGCGGGTACGATACTCGCTGGTCAGAACTGATCTCGATGTTGCCACCAAAGATATCGCAGGACACGTAATTGCCAGTGGCATCGGTAACGGCCACCAGCTCAAGGTAATCATCAGGGCAGGGGATAGATGAACCTTCTTTAACACGGATGCTTTGAATGCAACCGGCGCGGTCCTGATATTCGGTTAATGCCTTCCTGAGGAGGGCATCAAGCATGTCTTTCTGGTTCTCAACCAGCAGGGTGAGGAAGCGTTTTTTCACTTCCTCCAGTAGTTCGCGAGGTGTGGCCATAGTGCCTCCTGTTTAAAGGCACCATGGTATGCAAAGTTACATTTGGGGAGGGATGTAATCAGTTCGTGTTGGCTTGGTTTTGTTTCGATTTATCCAATGCTTGTTTTATCCAATCTGAATCTTTCGATAACAGAAATCTGGGGTAGTCGTCGAAAATGCCATCCTCATAGGCCTTTTCGAAAAAGACCTTAAAGTCATTAATATTTTTAATTTCAGGGGAATGTCTATAAACCTCATTTAATCTTTCAAAGAACTCACTAAACGAGGCACGACGTGTTTCACTTATGCTAATATTTTGAGCCAGTTGTTTTAGTTTTTTTGATTCTTTTGCTATCTCTTCTTGTATTCTTTTTATCTCATTATTTTTTTCAAGTGTTTCCAATTCAATTTTTTTGATTTCCGCTTCGATCTGTGCTGCCCTTTTTTTATCTGCTGCATGTTGTGCTGCTGACATGCGGCTCCTTGCTATTGCTAGTTTTTCCACATAATAAGCCAGAACCCACGGTACGACAAAAGCAGCAATGGTGCCATATAACATCGGAAGCCAGAACGCGTACAGCTTAAAGTGTGGTTGTGATACAAGAGAATGTAATACCAGCTCTATAGGTTTTTTGGATTTTATGACAATGATTATCTGCTGCCAGTTATGAATAATAAAAGATACAATTAGGTATCCAAAGAACCCATCTTTCATTTTTTCAGAAATTAGATTGGAAAGCCTGCTTGCCCATGTAATTTCTTCATTTTTATCTTGTTCTGCGCTCACGTAAAATCCCTTAATATGTTAAGAGTCTCAATATCGAGACTCTTCTAATACGACATCAATCCACAAATGAACTAACCGGCAGATCAAAGCGTTTAGCCAAAGCGCGCATATGATCCAGAGTCAGAGAGCGTTGACCGTTCAGAATGCGGCTAACGAGTGCTTTTTTGCCAATCTCATTCTCGAAATCACTTTGATTGAGCTGGTATTGGTCCATCAGTGTACGCAGTAGCGCTATGCCTGTAGGAATAGCGTCTACTTCTTCGTTGAACTCAGCGAATTCCGGTGCCTCATCTTCATATTTAGTTATTTTTGCGCACAGCATATCGACCAGGGGGCTATCTGGTTCGCGCTCGATGAGATATTCCACCAGCTTGAGCGCCTCTTCATAATCTTGGCGTGAGGAACTGCCCCCCAGAATGGGGAGCATTGTTGCCAGGCTGTTTGCTGCGTTAATCGCGTCTTGGTACATCATTCTTTGTTTCTCCGGTAAAAATCGGTCAGCTTGTCGTACTCAGCGTGGGTGGATATGTGCTTGATGAAGATTTTTTTTGTTACGAAATCAGCAAAAAGCATCACTCTAAGATTTCCACCGCCAACATCTACAACCCACCATTTCTCCCTGTACTTCATTCTGTCGAGGCTTGGAAGCCTCTTCTTCATATCTTCCGGGGAGTTGAAGTTTTCACGCTTCAGTACCCGGTATAAATCTTTAAGCGCCGCCGCTTGGTTAGGAAACTGCATTGAGGCAGTATCGAACGGCGCTCTTGATATAACGTGCATCCTGTATCCCTTGGAGTTTCCTTGTTGGAAACATTATAGGGCAGACGTGAAGAGTTTACAATATGGAAACTGTCGAATTTGGCAGGAATAAAAAAACCCGCCGAAGCGGGTTTATCTGTACATCGTCGATAGCGTTATCGAGGTTATTACTCAATAAAGTTATAGACGATACGCAGGTTAGGGCGCACCAGGGCGGTCACATCTTCAGTAGAGAGGTCTGTGCCGTCCATGTAGATCTTACAGTCGTACAGATTGGTTTTGAGCGAGTCCGGGGATTTGCCCCCAAAGGATTCCGGAGTTGCCTCGATGCGAACATCGAAATAGCTCTTGTTGTTCACCGCATCTTTGATGAACTTCAGCATTGGGCCCTGAATGGTTTCGACAACCTGCGCAGGCATCTCACCAGAGTTACGAACTGGACCGTGTTGGTTGAACTTCATGCCGTTAGGTCCGAAGTCCTCCACATCTTCACGGGTACGCTCAGGGAACTGAGCAGTACGGAACAATACAGAAAGATGCTCCTGGCCGATAACGGTGAGTTTAAACTCAGCGCCATTGAGTTTTTCACCCATTGAGCGGTTGGCAACATATTGCTCCTTCAGGAATGCAACGTTGCCAACGGCATTAGAATGTCCGGGCATAAGGTATTTTCCTCATTAGATAAATAATTTTTCGATCTCTGAACGGTTCTGGACCGCCATACCAGAGAGTTGAAGGTTCACTACATTGGAGATGAAATAACCGTCTGATGTTTTCGGCGCATCGAGGTTATACGACACGTCCTGAATCACGACGTCGGCCAGAATGAAACGCCGACCAATGTTCACGGTGACAGAGTTTGGGCGACGGCCACCAGGCGTTGTGTCATTGAGCTCCGGGGAGATCATCTGGCATAAACGAGTGATGGCACCGTCAACTTCAACTGCTGCGTTACTGATAGCGAGCAATTCAAGCGGCAGAGTAAGGGCTGGTGGCTGTGAACCTTGCCACACCATCAGGCTGTTCCAGCGCGATACAGAGGTTGTCGTCGTCACGGACTGCGCCATGTTAGAGAGCGTCTCAATACCAGCGATAGAACCGGCGTTATCCCCCTCAAACGGGCTTGTCCAGGCTGACGCTATTTGCATAGATGCGCCCTGGCCGATATAGCCGATCACGCAGTATTCAGCCGACGTAATGTAGGCCTTCAGATAAGGGCTAACACCATCAGCACCGATCGCACCGTAATACTCCATTGATACCTCAAACAGGCCACCATCGCTGGTGGCCATATCCGTTAGCCGATACGCTTAGCGCGCAGTTTCATGGATTTTTTACGGTGCAACTTGCCCTGAGCCGAACCGGCTTTACGCTGTGCTTTTTTCAGCGCCATGCGTTGAGCTGCGGTGCGACGATGCTTTTTGAAAGGCTTGCGGATTAACTTCACTTTGCCGTTGCGCACAACTTTTTTCAGCGCTTCGGTCATGGTGTCGTCACCGCTGACAGAGTAGGTGGCCACCAGCTCATCTTTTTCATCGTCGTCGATGTCATTGAGCTGAGATGCAATGCTTGCGCCCATCTCATCATCTGCGTCGTCGAAGAAAGATGTAACGGCATCATCATCGATGCCAACACTGATCATGAAGTTCGCCATCTCAGCCAGGACGTTGTAGTAGTCGTCCAGTTCATCATCGGTTGGTTCGTCGGTGTCGCCATCGATGCCCGCGAGGGACTGAGCATACGCGTCCAGGCTGTCGTAAGACGTGTCGTCGCTGCTGGCCCAGTCAAAGACCGCATCAGCAGAATCGCCGAGGCTTGCGCTGGCCATCTGTGCGGATACGGCTTCCAGAATCATCTGGTGAGCTTTATCCGGAGTGATTTCGACGTCAGGCTTTTTACCGTCCTTGTCAGGATCGCCAGGGTCTTTATTACCGCGACTCTCCATCATGAAAGAAGTATGGGTTTTGCCACCCATCGCGATGGTTGCCAGCTCATCAGTCTGGCTACCGCCGTTTTGAAAGAATTTAGCCATAATTTGCCTTATCGAATAACAACAGGTTTGCCGAGCAGACGACGAGCCGAGCCGGTAGGGCAGGCCCACCAGGTGACAGCCCAGTAATCGATCTCAACCTGCTTAACTACGAGGATGAAAGGTTCAGTGCCGTCGGAATCAGGATCACGCGGAGTGACCAAAGCACCAGCTGCGTGGAAGCGCTCTAATACTTTCGTCATTTCGCGCGTCAGGCTTTCTTCAGTCACGCCGTCCGGCTGGTGTTTCAGCGTGCGGCCCAGCTGGAAGAAGAAGCGGCTGATTGCGTCAAAAGTGGAGGACACGTGCTGGAAGCGCAGGTAGTTCTCTTCGCTGTAGGTAGTTAGCGCATCATCAATAATCATCTGGCCAGAAGAGCTGGTGGCCACTTTGTTGATGCGCGCCGTGTACATTTCGTCGAAATCTGGCGTACCAATACCGTCGATCGGTTCGAGCTGAGCGCGGTTGATGAGTGCACGAGTTTCGCCCGCCGGTGAGTAGTGCCAGCCACCAACATCGGTGTTAAGAGCAATACCACGAGCTTTCGCCGCGTAGGCAGCACCGGACAGACCAAATGCCACGCGGGCCTGCGTCCATTTGTCTTTGCAGGTGAACGGGAAGTGATACATCGAGCAGGAAACGTAATCGACGCCCACCAGCCCGGTAGATTCCTGTTCCGTTATCGCCTCTGCATAGGTCAGCGTCGGTTTGAGGTCAAAGTAGCCATCGATACGACGGTCCTGGCAGATATCACCCAACAGGGTATAGGACGGCGTGCTGTAGCAGCCAAGCCCCAGAACAGCGGTGTAATTCACATTGGCGTTACTGAGGATCTCAATAGCCTTTTTATACTGCTCATCGGAGATATTGGACTGATCGCCGTTGGTGCCGCCAACAAACGTGACATCGGTAATGTTGCCAAGGTTTACACCGGCAGCTGCGGTAAGGTCGCAGGTCGCGCCCAGATAAGCAGAACGAGATTCAAGCGCCGTAGTAATGAAGCAAGGGCGGCCCATCGCATCGGTCTCTTCGGAATCAAGAGATACAACGGTGCTTTCCAGAACGGTGACGGTACCGAGTTTGCTGGTTTCCTTCAGCGTCAGGGTAAAGCGATTGGCGTTGAGCTTGTCCGGGGTGAAAGAGATGCTACGGTTAGTCGACGGGTCACCATCGATAGGGTAGATAGTCAGGAACTGCTTGTCCTTCAGCTCTACACTCTGCCCATATGCCAGCGCATCGGTCGCAGTTACCGCGTTAACGTCGCCGGTAGACGCGGATTCTTTGCTGAAGCTGATAGTCGGGAACTTTGCATCTTCCGGAACAACACGCACTACATAACCGTCGGTCTGTTGAACGGCTTCGAAGACGTGGCGCATTGGTTCAAAATGACTACCTTCCTGCGGGCGAATTGGGTCGCCGAGGACATCCATATAATTGGATTTGGTGATCTTTAACGCCTTAAACGGTTTCCCACGTGCGAACACACCTACGCCAGCCCACAGGGACTGATTAAGGTTAGAACCCACGGTCGCTGTTTTGCTTGCATCAATGGCGGCAACCGCAACTGCGGAAACGTTAGTCAACGTAAAAGGGATACTGAAATTAGAACTCATTCAGAACTGTCCTGTTTAGCGCCCCAGCGGGGCGCGTTTGGTTGAAATCGTTTGATTAGTTGCTGGAGGAGCTCTCGATCACGCCGCCGGTGCGGAAGTTCAGGCCGCCAACTTTGAGGTTGGTGAGGGTGAACAGCGTGAAGTAGTCCTGGCCGTTTCGTGGGTGAATACGGTTAATGGAGGAACCCCACAGAGTGGTGCGGTCCACCAGCGCCGGAGTGGTCGGGTGTTTGAACGGAATAACCGGAACAGCATCACCGGTGATGAAGCCTGCTTTGCCAGGGTTTTCATCGCGGCAATAGCACAGGATGTCGTAGGAGTGGAACTCGATGCCGCTATTGGTGAATGCAGTGCAAACGCCAGAAGGGATCTCGAACACTTTGATGCCGTTGAACAGCGTACCGATGAAGTGAACGTATGGAACCTGAGTGTAGTTCTCTGCTGCGGTGAACAGGTTCGGCGGCAACATCTTGATGAAACCAGCCGCGTCAGCGCCCGCGAACATACCGACAGAGCCGGTGGTACGGGTACGCTCTGCGATGTCGCGGAATACCTGCTGCACCTTACCTTTGAACATCATGGTCCAGACATCCAGATTGGTATCCTGCGGGATAGCCACATCGTAGGTATCGGTGTATTTACAGCGGCGGATCATGGTGCGCAGACGCAGCATGTCCTGCTCATGAGACAGGTAATCTTTCAGGGTACGGTACTGCAGGGAATCCAGATCGATACCGAATTCGCGCTGCGCATCGTAGGCTGCCATTACGCTATGTTCTGCGGCCAGAGCATACTGTGATGGGTACACAGTCCATTCACGCATTTCCTGGTTAATAACCGGGATGTATTCAGGAGCCTGCTCGATGTTGATCTCAACTTCAGCTTCCAGCTCAACGCCAGAGTCCAGCGGCTGCGAGAAGGTGAGGTCGATCTGACCTTTCGCATAGTCAATGACACCGGTAAGAACGTTCTGCTGCCCATCGGCATTAGCAAAGTCATAAATGATTTTGCCGGTATTACCGCTGGTGGACGTATCAACATCTGTCGCTTCATTGTTGATGTAAAGGACCGAGCGGCCTTTACGGATCGGAATTTCTTTACCGTGTTCAAAGTCGGAGGTTTTGAAGCTGAAAGAGGTGGTCGCGCCATCGCCTTTAGCCGCCAGCACGTAGTTGCGGCGCATTTGAGCGTATTGGCCAACGGACTGCATGTCCAGCTGATCGCCCTGGGTAAAATCGCCGAAGGTGGTACCGGCTACGTTGATGATTTCGTAGATTTTGGACTTGTCACGCGGTACCGGGATGAAGGTACACGCATCACCAGTTTGCGCACCCAGCGCAACCGGCAGGATCATCGCCAGGAAGATCGGCTGACGGATGATACCGTCCTGGCTGGACATCACTTCAGTGTTGATGGATTCCAGCATGAAATCGGTGGTCGATTTTTTGCCGCCAGCCTGGTTATTTTCCAGAATGAGACAGTTTTCGAGGGTTTGGTGGGCTGCTGCCAGTACTTCCGGACGCGGAGCGCGTTTATGCGTGTTGGAGTAATCCGCGATTGCAGCACCCCAGGCAGACAGAACCGAACGCTGAACGTCGGGGGAAACGCCTTCGAAGATAGGATCTTGCTTCGCCGCTTCCATCATCGATGCAACGCGCAGCTCAGGGTCCTGGATGAAGCCATTCTGATCGAACTGCGCATCGGAGCAGTAGCGGGTCACGAGACGCGCACTGTTCGAAATTTCGGCAATGCGTTTACGAAACTCTTTGTTGTTGTCGGACATAATCAAGCCTTTTTGGTTTTCAGACGGCTTGATTATGCTGAAAGTTACATCTCGATTTATTTTTGATTAGTACTTTAGGTAAGAAAAAGGCGCTTGCGCGCCTTTGGGATTTCCATGTACCGATTTGCAAAAGGACTGTCAAGATAAAGGCGTCAAAAAGACGCCTTGAAATAACTTTCTAAAAGTAAACGACATGAAAAACTCATGCTTAACTAACATAAATTAGTATTTACTGTTTGTCTATCCCTACGGCTCCATTTATGCGGTTCACTGTGATGTTGTGATCGTTAACCACCGCCAGCCCGACACGTGTAGCCTCTATGTACGCGGGATAATCGCCGTAAACTTTTACATCATAAGCGGGCATCGGACACATCCAGGCACTAACGCCAGCCGGTGCAGCCTCAACGCGAATACTTGGCGTTGAAGGAGTCAATTGACTCCCGCTGCATGCTGATAACACTATCGGCAACAGGAGCAACAGCGCACCCTTTCTCACCCTGTAGAGTTCGGAGCTTGCTCTGCAGCTCGTTACTTTTTTTCTGATATTCTTGAGCGTGTTTTTCATTGGTCTGACTCTCTTTGTTTAGCTGCTCTGCTTTTGCCGCATAGAACCCGGATTTTTCTTCTGCTACCCGCTTGGCGATATCCAGCGTGGTGATCTGCTGGTCTTTACTGCCAATAGTTTTGTTGAGCGTATTGATTGCCGTAGCCTGCGTATCTACCGTCGTAAGCACGCCATCCAGCCAGCACCACCCCAGGTAGCCAGCAATGCCAACTATCGTGATAAGCGCCACCAGCGAGATGGTTTTCAGGTTCGGTAGCGATAACCATCCTTTAATCAGATCAAACATTATTCGTCCCCCTTCAGGGCGCTAAGTACCGCTGCAGGTGTAATGGCGGTAATGGCACTGCCTACCGTGCTGTCATTCACTGACGAGTTAACCAATGCCACTGATATCGCGTTGCTATAGGCGGTTTGAGCAGAGTTGCAGCTGGTGACCGCATCTTGATAGATGGTATTCAGTGAGTCACCGGCAGCGGTGACAGCAGTCATTGCAGTTTTGAATCCGGCTACGGCATCTGCCAGCGCTTTTATCTGCGCGTCTGTGAGTGATACGCCAGCACCGACGGCCAGAGATGTGTTTATGGCGTCCATTGCAGCTTTAAGGGCTGATGCATCGAGGGTGGCCAGCGCATCTCGCAGCGCCCCAGGATGTGTATCGTCAGTGATTGCTTTTGACACCGGCAACTCGGTTGCTTCCTGCTCGTTCGCTCGACAGTAGACATCCCAACCGATGGAAAGCTGGATCAATGCTGACGGTGATGTGTAACCACGAAGCAGTTGCGCGTGGTTGTCTGCAGACTTGGACAAGTCGGACAGACTGGCAGACCAAGTTGTTATCTGCGTGGTGTTGGCGCTGATCGTCGCCGGGTATTGGACCGTTGAAAGGATAAGCCCTTTCAGCAGCGTGCTGGTTGCCGCCGAGCTGGTGGCTGCTTCCGTACAGATGTTTACGGCTGGCGGTGTAATCATGCCACCGGCGGATACGAGCTCTTTGTACGCGTTTAGCTGATTTGTTGTTGAGAGCATGATTATCCAACCTTAACGAGGGGATCGCCGCTGGTAACGGTCGAGCCGCAAGATACCGGGTCGCCTTCGCACACCACGGCTTTCCCGCCGATAGTGAACCAGGGGCGGGTTGATAAGGCGTTACCCGGATGAGAAGAGTTGCCGTCAGAGTGTTCGGGGTAGGCGTTGCCCTCCACCAGCACGCCAATACCGTTTACCTTTACGAATTCAACGGCCTCAGCTGGCGGCCTGGAGGGGAAACCTCCGTGCCCGGAACAAATTGAGGTTTTTACAGCGATGTTCGACATAAAAAAGCCCACAGTTGTTGAGACTGTGGGCAGTGTATGGATAGTTACATTTAAAGGGGATGCTTCGAAGTAACAATTGAGGTTAGTAGGTAAAAAATGGGTGTGTATCAATATAAAGTGCTTGTGTTATGCACTAAAACACTAGATGTAGTAGAGAAAGTCAGATGAAAAATTAAACATGTGTTTTGGTTAATACATGATATTATTACATTATTAAGAGAGGGGGGATTATGTCTCAAGAAATGAAAATTGAGTCTATTCAAAAATTCAATATGCCACGTGTACCGCAGTCGGTGTACACCCAGGCCATTGCTGCAGCTAAGCTAGCTAACCTTCCCTGTGAATCAATTAAGGCCATTGAGGCGATCAAAGCTGCCCAAGAGATGAACGTTGTGAAAATGACAAAACATCCCTCTATACAGCAGATTATGGCTGCAGCGAAGGCTGCGAGCGGATTGTCATCAACTGGCCCTCTGCCGGACGTTAACGCCATAAACATAGTTATATCGAATTTAATGGCGCACTCTAAGGTCGAAGATTTAGCGGTAGGACCGTTGTCTAAAGCCGATATGGACAACGCTCGCTCTTTGCTAAATGCAAGAAACAATATCGAAGTCTTGCTTCAGGAAACCCGCTATGAAACGGAATTACTACGAGCTCATATCAATGAGTACGTAACTCCGGCTAAGTCGGTTTGGGAGACCATTATAAATTGGTTCTCACCTAAAAAAGATAACAATGATTATTACCATAAATCACTTAACGCAGCACTGGCCAACTCCATGGACTCGGTTAATGTCGCTCTTAAAAAAAGTGGGCTGTTTAAATAATTAAGTGGCTTGGATGCCATTTTTTCTTTGGATTGTTTATGGCAAGTACCGATACAGAACCTAAGTATGTGTTCGACAAACTGGTTAGGAACAAAAACGACGCTCTCCAGTTACTCTCCTATGCGCTTTACTGTGCAGCCAAAAATGGCATGGCGCACAAATGGCACAAGGAAGGTAGAACTCAGCTGGAAATTGATGCCAATTTAAAGGCTTACCATCAGACCATTGCACAGGACTCTGACGTCCAACTTTTATTTCATGAAAGTGCAAAGAAGCTTCATGCTGAATATACCCAAAGTGTGAGAGCCAAAGCTATAAGCGAATTTGTAGAAAAGATACAAGTTAATCAGGTTTCCAAGGAATCAACTTGGCAATGGGCAAAAACTAAACTCTGGGATGCAGTAGCTGGCGTTGCTGCTTCGGTAGTCGTCATTGTCTTATGTGTCGGGCTGGCATCATTGTTCGCGGGAAAAGAAAAGCGAGACGCTATACTTGAAGCTGGTGCTGAAGAAGCAAAAGATATGGTCAATGGTAACCTTCCTGTTATAGATAAATACCGTGACATTATGGCTAAAAAGCATTCTTCGAAGGAGCATCAAGCTAACGTAGAACAAACCACATTGAAATAAAGCCCTTACGGGCTTTATTTGATTCAGAATTAAACTCAACCCTTTTTAAAGGCCTCATACTTCCGCTTTAAACTCGCGGAGTTTCGCCATGGCCTTATCCAGATCTGACATCCCATCAACCATCGAGTCGAAAGCTTTTGTCACTTTCTGATACGCCTGAAGCACTTCGCGGCGTATAGGTTCCAGCTGCTTAGTGATAGCGTCACGAGCTGTCAGCGATTCTTTTACTTCTTTGGCGCGAGTGCTGGCCATCTCGGAAATTTTCATCAGCTGCTCTGGGCTGAATCCGGCCAGTGGATCGGATGAATGTGATTGATTAAGTTGTTTTGAAATCATGGTTTCTTCTCTAAGACGATTAAGGCATTTGCGGCAAGTTTCCAGCGGCTTGCCGTAGTTATCAGGAAATTCAGAAAGAGGTTTGCTTATGCCGCATGACATGCATTGGTGCTCTGTAGGGGCGGCTTTACTCCACGAACGCACAACCTCATCCAATTCAACTTCAACGGAATCGACAAACTTCATGTGCTGAAACCAGATTTTTTCTTTTCCCGGCTTGCCAGTTCGCTTGACCTTCAGCGCGTTGGTAGATTCGATAATCTCTACCAGCTGCTTACGCTCTTTTTTGCTTAAAACCGTGTATGCATCCACCTTATACAGATCGGACTCTTCCACACCGTTGGGATAGCGTAATACGTATGCTTTCACCCGGCTAAGAGCCCGCTCTAAATTAGGCGGGGTCGTTCTGCCCATTATTGAAGTACCCCCAAAATATCAGTTGTGGTTTCGCGTGAGCCGCCGTTACACGAAATCGACTGGCGGCGCGGTATGTGATGAATAGTGAAGCCTGCGTGGCGATAAAGCTCATCGATGGCGGGGGCGCAGGAATTGGATATGACAATTTTCGCTCCACGCCGGTGGGCGGTGGTGCATGCGTTTACGAGGTCTGTCTGATCCTGCCAGTTGAATCCGCCGGGAGTGTACTCTCCGAACATTGGTTGTCCGGGCAGTGGTTCATAAGGGGGATCGCAGTAAACCACGTCGCCCTCACCGGCGAGGCTGATGGTCTTGCGGAAATCGCTATGCATGAACACGAAATTGTGGGCGTTCTGCGCGAAAGCTATGATTTCATCTTCCGGGAAGTAGGGCGCTTTGTAGTGTCCAAAGCTGGTGTTGAATCCACCAGAAAGGTTGTATCGCATCAGGCCGTTGTAACTATGCCGGTTCAGAAATAGAAACGCTGCAGCGCGCTCAGGCCCGTTAAGCATTTGGAGATTGAACTCCTTACGGACATTTGAATAACCGCTTGGGGTGTTGTTATTTTCAAAATATCTGCGCGCCCTCCTGATAACGATATCCGGAACAACGGACAGCATTTGATACATCGCGATGAGGTCCGGATTGACGTCAGCCAGTAGGAACGAACCGTGTTTATCTGAGTTGGTAAAGACCGAACCACCGCCCACAAACGGCTCAATTAGGCGCAGGCCCTCCGGAATAAGGGGCAAAATTTGTTGCAGCTGACGCTGCTTACCACCAGCCCATTTCAAAACGGAATTAATTATTCGATTTGGTCCTGGAGGGCGGCTTTTAAGGTCCTCACGACTACTCATCGTTTAGCCTCGCCTCCGAGGGCATCGACAATGTTAGAAACGATGCTATCAAGTTCACCGGCCAAAAGGATAATGTCGGCAGACTGCCGCTGAAGCACATCTTCTGACTCGATATCGGAATTTTGGTCCACCAGCTCATCAGCGAATTTAACACCGCTGAACATGGCGGAATCGTCGATTGAGAAATTCACCCGGTCCGTACAAAGCGCGAGCTTTGTTATCAGCTTACCGGCGGCGATCATTGTCTTAACCTCATCGCTGGAAAGGTCCTGCTTACTCAGCTTTGCGCAACCGCCATCTTCCAGGATTGCTTTCAAATCAGCCTTCTCGCCAAGCGTGTAACCTGCTGGTGGAGCATCGTTACGAACCCATTCAGTGAGTGTTAGCTCGATAGGTGATTCTATGGTTAGCGGGACAACTGGCAGCGATCCGAGTGCCTTACGCAGCAGGGCCAGCGCATCTTCTGATTTACGAGCACCGGTATTGATGAACAGCAGCTGGGATTTTGTGGAGTAGATAATCTGGGTTTTTTCAGTTGCTGTGAATGCGCGCGGGAGAAGGGCATGCAACACTTCATCTCTGAGGGCATCCTTCTCGGTTTTTTTGAGCTTGCGCCCCTGGTCCGATTCCAGTTTCGAGATTTTTTCGTTTAAAGCTTTCTTCAGAACGTGTCCGGGAAGCAGCTTCTTCTCGCGCTGGAAAGTGAGGGATATGAACCCGCTAGCCTCGAAATACAGCATGTCGGTACCGAGAGGGCTGACAAAACCGGTTCCCGCCATATCCTGGCTGCCACATGGAGAGAACTTGAATTCGGGCAGAGCTGGCGCAAGGGTCTCAGCATCGATGTCCATATCACGAGATAGACGATAGACGGCGAAATTACGGAATTCTTTGAACATTATGAGGACGCCTTACTGTATTCAACGGTAAAGCTGGGCACTCCGAATTCCTTCAGAAACTCAACAGGAGGAACGATGTTGGACCAGATCCGGGGCTTGCTGCCGATTGTTCCCAGGATCAGCTCTGTACCATCGACGCAGCGGGCGATGATGCAATGCTCTTTTCCATTAACACTGATAACGTACTGATCGAACTTCCCGGCGGTCATTTCATGAATGAAGTTCGCCCGGTTTAATATGATTTGGGCCATTTAGCATTACTCCGATAAACAGAATTTACAGAGTATACTAATTTTTAGCGTAAATGATATTGGTTGTTCCGATTGAACTGGCATTTTTTAGCTTGGTTTCAAGGTGGAATCGGTCGTATTTTGCCTTTTTTTAATGCAGTTTTGTTACGGATGATACTAAATGACACGCTGACGCGGCGGGAGCAAGGTGCGCAAACATGGCGCTTAACGTTATGATTTATGGATGCATGAAGAGTGTATGATGTATTCCTACAAGGTGTACTTAGTACATCCTTTGTAAAATCAAAGGCTGTACTAAGTGTTTACTCGTTTATCCCTTGTCTATTTTCACCTGAGCGCCTTTCAGCGATATGGTCCCTGCTGCCGTCATATCAATATTGGCATCAGACTTTATGGTCATATCAGCGGTCGAATGGATGAAGAGGGTGAGCTGGCTGCTAATGTATAGCTGCCCGGAGTCGTTCATACCTAAAGTTGAACCGGAGGCCTTATGGGTCACAGACCATGAACCACTTTGGTTACGGATCTCCAGCAAACCATTACGGTCAAGAACGTAGTCTTTACCCGGTGTTACGGTCGCTACATCAGGCGCGCCCTCTACAGCTGGTGGAACGTAAGGAGAGCCTTGCCCGGATGCTTCAGGAGCAGCGTCAGGAACTCCACCTGGTGAGTCAGTAGCCCGCCCTACTATGCGTGGCCGCGTACTATCCCCGTTGTAAGGGAAATCAACCCAGACACCATCTCCGGGGAGCAATGGAATAAACGCGCCGTTATCGGGCGGCATGCGCTCTGCCCATGGGAGGTCCCGATCCGGAATACTTTCCCAGACACCCACCAGCCGCACCGTTACACGCAACAAATTGCTGGGGTCGTCTACTGTCACAACTTTTGCCCGCTGCGGGCCGTTAATTAGTCCCGTCATAAATTACCCCCAGAACAGCGCGAGTCACATATCCGAAGCGATCTTCCTGATGTGCAGCAACACGAACGATTAATTTGGTTGGGACCGACTCATCAAGCCCGCTTTCACTGTTGTAGTTGTGGATCAGCACCTTTACCGGTAACCCCGGCGTTATTGCAGAATTACCGGTCACCTCAACATCGATTTTCGGAAGCAGGAAGGTGGATAGATTGTTTAATGCCGTCTGGTCGTCAACGCTGACCATTTTAACCGGCCAGGACTTGTCACCGGCTGTTAGGAGGCCTTTGGTTGGATGATATGCCATAAGCCGGTATTGCCGGGAGCGTATGTACTGGTCGTCGTTGTTGAGCTTAGCGAAGCGGTTGAGGCGCAGCGGCGCTTTTGGATTGTTGGCTTCATACGTCAGCGCCGGTGACGAACGCGAGAGCGTGGCCATGCTTTTGACATTAATCGTGCCTCGGCATACCCAACAAAGGGCACCGGCCTCCTGTGCCATTTGCGCCAGCACGCCGCTGGGTTTTTGGCCCATGTTGAGGTGATACGTACCGAGTTTTTTAAAGTTGTCAGCGCTTACTGTCAGCGCGGTCGCCAGCGCGCTCACAATATTCGCCGGTTGCTTCTTAACGAAAAACTGTGGCTTCGGTGCCGGTTGCTTTAGAGCTTTCACCTTTTCGCTGAAGGCAATAATGGTAACCATGTCTGAAGATTGAGGCGCTTTAAGAACCTCGAACGTATCAACCCACGTCGTGTTACCTAATCCCTGGGGATCACCAAAGCTGCAGGTAAGGATAGTCCCTTTCTTCACACCCAGTTGGTCGACGACATAGCTGGAGCTGTCGTGTATCTCCAGTCTCAGCTGTGGGCCGGTCAAATCGGCTATCTCGATATAAAGGCAGCTCGCAATCATCGACCGAGGGATCTCAGTACTGCCTATTTTTACTGACTGCAAGAAGAGCTGAGAGCGCTTATCTGAACTGCCATTAGTCGCCATACGGGACCTTCCCTGATTCAGTCATTACGCCGGTACCGCCGCCAGCGAAAACATCAATAGTCCCTGTTGCGGGAACCCCTTTCCACGCTGAGTACAGTGGCGCTAATACGGCGAAAGAGATAGCAGAGGCAAATACACGATTGGTTGCTAGCGGTAGAGAGAGGTTGTCGATGATCGCCGCCTTGGGATCACGAATCTGACATTTCATCTCTATTGACGCGCCAGCGAGCACCGTGAGCGCGCTGAAGCTCGTATTCCCATAGTTGGTGAATTGCCTGAACCACGATGCAAAAACGCCAGTAAGAGCGTTTAACACCTCTTTTTCGTTAGCCAGTATCATCAATGAGTAAGAGATCTCGATGGGCGTATTGCTCAGTAATGCACACGGCTTACCGTCTGCCCCACTAATATAGCCACCATCATAGTCATCACTAACGATCGTATTATCGTGCAGTTGGAAGCCTGGCGTGCGGCCAAGGTTCAGCACCGGCAGCGAGTTTGTATTCATTTCCGGCGCGTTCGCGCTGAGTCGTCGTCCCGCACCAGCTGCGCGGTAGGCTCTGAGAAATGCTTCAACGTCGTCGAATTCTCCAAACTTCAGCTGGTCACTCTTTTCGCGCGCCAAAAACTCTTTAAGCGGTTTGGCCCATGGCCTCGAGTCGGTCAGCTCAATGTCTTCCAGTGCAGCCAAAAGAGTATTGCCAAGACCAGCGTCGACGTCGCTGGTGGATGAGAGCTCGCGCTTCCCGGTAGGCTTCAGCAAAGCCTTTTTAAAGCGCATCAGTAAAATATCGTTAATCGCCATCAGATACAGACTCCTCGAATGTACGACACGGAATGCAGTAGAAAAGGGTGCCCACAGCGGCGGTGCCATAGTTGAATTTACGGTGTACGTACCACCAGCGGCGCGTTACTTCGCCAGAAGCGAGCTCTTCATTCCACTCCAGGATTGAACCGATCGAGATATCGAGGGCGGCCACACGGAGTATCAGTGAATCTTCTTGATAGCCTGTGTTGTCGTCCTCCTCGTTCATACTGAGATAGCTATCCATTTCGTCCGGACAGTCGAGGACCTTCACGATCTCCGGTTCGCCGTAGGATAGCGTTTCCTGATTGGGGTCCAGACGTTCTGCCTGCATAACTTCGAAGCCATCATCATCAATCTGAGCATCGATAGAGTTAGCGCGATACAGCAGAGCATCGAAGGAAAGCGGGTCCTTTATGATCGCTAAAGCCCACGCTTCGCGGTATAGGTCGTTGAAACCTTTGTGGCCAAGAAATCGAGCGCGCAAATCACTGTTAGCAGGGCGGGAAAGCATTGCACCAGTGATTGCAACAGGCGCTTCAGTTGGTTCTCCCTGCGCGCTGGGAATGTCTTGTTTTGCTGATGGCTCATCTATATGGTCCGCAACTGGTTGCAAGGTTTCGAAGGCGGTTGCACCAGCGTTGGTGCCGGAGACAGTATCAGCAGCAGTAGTGTCGCCATCAGGAACACCACCAGCCAGCGGGATATCGTCGTCGTTAGCGATAAGATCGTCATAGAAGCCTGCCATTATTGTTTACCCTGTTGCGAGGCGAGCCATTTTTTGAAGGCTGTCTCTGCTTGTTGGTCGGTCATGCCGGTCATTTTCATAGCCTGAATGAATCCTTGTTTTTTCAGCTTGAGCTGTTCCTGAAGTTGAGCCTTCATCGCCTCCTGTTGTTTTTTCAGGAGTGCATTTTCAGCCCGCGTCGTTTTGAGTTCTGCCGCTTTTCGTTTGAGCGCGTTACGCGTGGTAGAAGCCTGTTTTCTCAGCCTCTCGATCTTGTCCTTTTCAGTTCGCTGGACCTTGGCGAATCCCCGCTGCGCAGCCTGGTACTTTTCAAACTCGCGGCTTATCTTTGCCTGGTCAGTCTGGTCTGAGCGGTTACGGGCTAAAGCCTTCTGTTCCTTGTCAGTGAATACTTTGGTCGTACGCTTTTTGTCGTCCCCAAAAGCTACCTGTTCCGCTGCTTTCTTCATCTGAGTTCCCAGCTGGCGCTGCCAGGTTGACGACTGGAAACGGGTCATGACGTGGAGCACGTGCTTACAGGCCGCGCCCACCAGATCCGGGTTGCGGATCTTCGGGAAAGCGTATTCAGCTGGTGGCTTTAATGCGTAATTCCCTGCGGTGGCCATATAGCGGAACCAATACTGATGGCGGCCACAATCACAGTCGAAAGAAACACGGCCTTTCGCCAGATTCTTAGCCAGTGTGGCCAGACTCACTTTTTCATCGCCGACGTCCTCCACGTAGCGATCCCATTCTTCGAAGCGCACGCGCACCAGGTGGTTATCGTCTACAGAGGCGTCAGAGGCGTTAACTTTCACGTCAGCGATATTGTGGCGGAGCCGGATGAAGATGGCCGACTTGATGCCGGTGCCATCGGACACTTTGTTGTTGGCGCGCTTCACGTCGATCTGAGTGGACATGGCCACCAGCTGCGCGTAGGTAATCCCCGCCTGCTCACTGCTGAAGGCGGTACGGTGGCCCGCCCGCTTCTCAATAAAGTTCTTCAGGTCCTCAGGCGTGAAGAAAGTGCCGTCCTTCTTCTTACCGAGTTTGAGGATCTCATCGACGCTCTTATTACGCATACGCGCGGGCGTAAGCGTGCGGTGCGCGCCACGGCGATTGGCGCGCTGCCCCTTACGGATTTTGTTGAACACCTTCAGGAAGTCGGCTGCCGAAAGCCCATGCGTGGCATAGCGACCGTTATCCTTCTTCTCAAAGCTGGGGGAGGGCATCAGCTATTAATCCTGTTTCAGTTACTTTGAATGGTACTGTCTAATTCCGGCTTGCTGATTGAATAGGAGTTAATCAGTTCGCGTATCCACGCCAGCGTAGGGAGAAATAGCGCCTGCCCCACCGGCAGCGGTTCACTTTCATCTTCCTGACCGCAAACGAGGGTTATCACCCAGCGCAATTGGTCCGTTTCCCATACGCGCTGGGATATGAGATCTGGGCGGTAGATTTCGTCCTGCGAGATATCGTGAGGAATGAGGTCCGAGTCAAAGCTATTGCACTTGGCCACGATGGCCTGGCGCATGTACGCGCGGATAATCGGATCGGATATGTTGCGCTCATCGAGGCGGGAAATAGTCACAGGTAGCGCCCCTTGCCGGTAAGCGAGCTCATGGTGACGGACTTGATGCCAGCCTCCTCAGTAGCGCGCACTATTTTCCGGAGTGGTTCGAGTGGATCAGGCGGTGTCTCTACCTTCAGGGATGCGTACATCTGTTCAAGGTATGAAACGCTGGTCACGTTTTGATAAACCGTGCCATAAACGCAAACGAGCAGCAGGATATGCTCGCTCTTAAGCCGCTCCCAGTCGATTCGGTACACCGTGCGCCCGCTGGTGTCATGGTCCATATCAATGAGGTTCTCAGGGATTGTGTAGCGCTGGCCTGCACCGGATGTTTTAGGTTTGATGATCGCCTTCTGGATATTCAGCTCTCTATACAGATCCAGCGCTTCAACCAGTATCGGCTTTCCGCTTGTCCCTGGGTTGGCTAACTGGATATGAACGCCGCCGGTTGAACTGAAGAAGCCGCTACGCTCATCCACCAGCACGTCATAACCATCCTTCTCCATCTTGCGGATTATCTCCGGTACGACGTTCTGAAGCCCTTTGCGGTCCGTTGGTAGCGTCTGTTCAGTAAGCAGGGAGAGGTTGCCCCTATGCCAGACAGCTTCTACCAGCATTGGTTTGGCGGTTGAGAGGGTGATGGCGCATATCGCCTTATCCATAGTCGGACTCCACTGATGATGAAGTGACTATCTTATAATTAGTATTATCTGTAAGGAAGCGCGGAATTTAGACAAGAAAAAGGCTGGTGCTTAACCAGCCTTGTGGGTTTGAGTAAACCATTTCTAATGCAACTACTAGACTGCGTGGATTGTAGCGCTATGTTGGCGATAGAACCAGTAGCGCTTACGGTTGATGTTATGTTTACGTTTCAAATAAGCTCACAATTAGTATTTATAATCTCTCGATATCGGCGCGTTTACAGGCCTCTGCCAGTAAATCTTGCTGGGTACCGTTCGAATGCTCGAACTCAGCAGGACCGCCAACGTTACCGTCGGCATGAACCGGTATCAGCCATGGGTACTCACTTCTCAGTTCAGCCGGTGCTGCTTGCTGGTGGTGGTAAATGCATAATGGCAATACGCGTGAATGGGCTCCCGGCGCGGTGCGGCCATCGATATGATGCAGGCTGATTAACGGTGAGTTCTTCCCATGCATCAGGCATGCAATACAGGGTAGGGAACCCAGCTTATCCATTACCCGGCGTTCGGCTGCGGTCGGGGTGCGTCCTTTACTGCCTCGTGGCTTTACAGCGGTTCGAGTTTTGCGGGACGGCTGAGGGGCGGCGTTACGTTTATGCTCGACGGATGCTCTGCGCTTCTCTTGGTATTCCGCCGAGCGCAGCCGCGCGATAGTTTTATCCCTCTGGCGCTCCTGCGCTGCACGTGCTTTATCGAATTGCTTCTGACGATACTCAGGATCTGCGAGCTTCTCTGCGTTACGTGCCCGCTGGCGTTCAGCAGCTGCGCGCTGTCGTTCCCAATTTTTCTCTTTGGCTTCCTGAGTGAGTTCCATCAGAGCTGGCCCAACCATTTGTAACGCTCTACTTGCTGTTCCGAAGTCATTTTCTCCGCGCCGGTTAACGCTAAAGATATGCGCAGCGAACGTAAATGGAGTTGCGCCCGTATACCACACATAACATAGCCACCAGGCTGATCTGCCGCGAGGCGGGCTATGTTCTCAGCCGTTACCTGGCGGGTGCAGAATTTGTTGAATACGGCCACTGCGGTGCGGGTAGGGTACATCAGGGGGTTACTCATGGATTCTCCTTAATGATTTTTGCTGCGACGTTTTGGTTTGCGGCGGCGCTTAAAGCCAGCGCGGATCATTGACTTGATTAGTTCGAGCGTACTGAGCGCCAGGATGATGGTGACAGCGAACTTTATCGCCACCAGCCAACCGGTAAGCGAATAATCAAGCGCGATATCGATGTAGTGATTAATCATGGATAGGGGTGAATGCTTTTCTGATTTATAGGTAGGCAGGGCATGCCTGTTTCGGCATAACTGAGGATGCGCCACCGCAAGTCATCGAGATAACCGGTCTGGGCAACGTAATATTCGCGCAAAAGGCGAATGCTGACCGCTTCCGTGACTGTCTTTATATCAATCGGCCTCGGCTTATCGCCATATGGCGGAACACCGGTAGCATTTAGTAGTTCGCGAGCGCGAAACCAGCATTGGCCAAGGTATTCCTCCGGCAGATTAAAAGTGAAACCTTGGCCTGCCGGTTCGAGCTGAATATGGTTTTGCCTGGCAAGTGAATGTAGGCGTGAGTTGGTTAAGCCCGGTCGCACCTCCAGGCGCTTGGCCGACGGGATGCGTATAGCTTTATCCATCCAATAACCGTCATCAGGCGTTAGGGTGTAGCCAGCGTTTTCCGCCAGCAGGGCCGCGCGCGGCAACTGCCTCATGGTGGCGAAGAAAATCGCATGAATTATCTTTTCATTGGTCAGTTTCATAGTGCTAATAATGACACAAAAATAACGTAATAATTAGTATTATCTGTAAAGGGTGCGCGACATGCATTGAAAGTATGAGGGTTAGCGAGGAGTTAATTGCATTGCCTGACTGTCATAAGTGCATTAACATCTACGCGTGCTTTTAGCGATTGTGATTGATTGATGAAGGCATAAGCCCCTGGTTCGCCGGGGGCTACTCATATCTGCTTTGGTGTGTTCTGAAGAGATAAAAAATGGCTAAAAGACAATACAGTGTGATGCATCTCTTCCCTAAGCTGGTGGCCATGCTGCGCGGGTCTGAAAATCGCCACTTCAACTATGGTATTAAATGGCTGGAGGAGACGGTCATTATCTTCCGGAATGGTGAATACCAGATTATGCCAATAAATTACGTGAAATTTTTCGAACCAAACCAAGAAGAGCTCAACATGTTAGCTGCCCCATAAGGGGGCCGCTGATATCCTACGGTAATCCGCCATGCATGACAGGCGGCTTTGTGCCAGAAGCAGTCTTTGCGCCATTGGGTGGATATTAAATAATGAAGCAGGCCAACTTGAATAAACAAAAAAATGTATTTATTCAGGATGATTAAAATGAGAATGAATAGTATATTACTTTTGGTGACCGCCCGCGCGGTCACCTTAGATATGGTGGCAACCACCTAGATCCTTGTACAATCTTTAAGCTCTTTTTCTAGTTGCTCAACCAAGTCAGAGCAATTTTTTACAACCTCTTTAACTGACTCTGAATTTAATTCATGAAAATTTCCATCTTTTGTTTTACCTGCTCGATGAACTAAGTCATGCCTGATTAACACGCTTTTATAAACATCTGCGAATATAGGAAATCTAATACCAAAAGTATCTCGATACATGCCACTTACTTTTGGTAGATTATGATAAAGCACACTCTTCATAGACTCCATCGCTTTAGATTCTATTTCTTCATATTTTATAAATAACTCCGAAAGTGAAAAATTTTCTTGATTGTAATCTTTAAAATTTTCAACAAAACTTCTTAAGTTCGCTTGACTACCGTGGGTCAAAGAAATAAAACGGTCACATAAATATGTTTCCAAAGAAGTTATTATATTGGCATACAGCATATAAGTCATTTGTACTTGTAAAACACTATCAATTTGTAACTGAGCATCATTAAGCTTTATGGCGTTCAGCATACTATTTCTGAATGTTATATAGACATCGTGTTCAGATAGATTTCGATCATCAGAAAACTGCATATCAATAACATCTAGAATACGCTGTTCGATTAATGAAGGCCTATTCAACTGCAATACATCTATAGTCGCCTGCCCTCGCTCAGTTAAACCTTCTAAATATCCATTTTTATTTTGTTTTATATGTTCTGAAAAACTTTCAATCACAGGATTTAGGAGTAATGGTTTACCATTCTCATCGAGAGGAAACTGATCTCGTTTAATCATGTTACACGCTCTACAAGCGATGAGCAGATTATTTGTATCCTCCTGGAAGTCAGGATACTTTGATTTTGGTAAAAAGTGCTCAACATCCGCCATCAATGGTTCATAAAGTCTAGTGCCACAGTAAGCACATTGGTGATTAAACTTCTCCCATAGTTCAAGCTTAAGTGTTCTATAATTCCTGATCATTCAATAGTTCCTTTATAATTCTGGTTAGTTATCTATTCGTCAGTTTACGCTAAAGAAACGAGCCTTTAATTGGGTTTAAATTATATCTAAATGTAATCTATTAAGCGATCATATTTAATTAATAACAAGAGATAACGTTCAATTCACTGTTTGCGGGTAAATGTAACTTAACGTCCGCTCCTCGCTCAAAGCCGCCTGCCATGACTGTTTAAAAAACAGTCCTAGCGTAACATCCGGATCTTCATGAATGCTATGGCTGCTTCTGCATCCGAAGCGCCAAAGACGCGGTTGACGCCAGCAATGACGGATTCTTCCGTTCTGCTTAGCCGAGAAAGGATGCTCCGGCATACGTACCGATCTGCATGTGCGATGAAGGCATTAGCGGCTTCCATCGATGGCATATGCCGGTCAACCTGAATTAAGTGAAGAGGGTGCTCCGCGCCGTAATTCAGTGTGCAGGCAACGACTGGAACCCCGTTCCTGATGCCACTTTGCAGGTGGATATGGACGTTGTTGACTACCGTAACCTTCTTTATCTGATAAATAAGCACATCATTAGTATAATTAGGACCAGAATAGATCAGGACCATGCGATGCTGCACGATCTTCTTCAAGCACAATTTCGCGTGCCTTAAGCATACCAAACTCTGTCAGTTGATAGGTCTGGATTGGTGGTATCTCATTAAGAGTATGAACTGTTAACAGTCCCTGCAGCTCCAACCGGGCCAAAGAATTGCGTAAATTCTGCGGCCTGGCCTTTCGACCTCCATAGTGCCCATCGATGTAAGCGGCGATAGCGAGCAAGGTCACAGTTGAAAACTCACCTTGCTCAATGTACCTACGACCTATACAAGACAAAGCCAACTTTTGAAGAGTTGAAAGCGCCATTATTGCTTTTCTCCTTGATTTCACTGCTTCATGCGTTGGCTGTTAACAATATCGAGCATGACTGATTTGTTAGCATCGATATAACGAATATAGTTCATGACCTGTTCTGGCCGTTTCCATGTTCCCTCATGCATGATCTGAGTGAGCTCCGTTCCCTTGAGTGCCATATCCTGTGCTGCACCCACTCGCGGGCTGTGTCCGGTCCAGGTTCTGTAACGGGAGGATTCGAGCGGCGCACCTTTGACTGCTTCCCAGGCTTTGGCAAAAATCTTCTCTATATTTTTTCCGGCCATCGGCTTGGTGGCTGGGTGGGCGTTACCGTACCGGTCCACTTTGCCAAAGATGTAAGTGGCATCATCGACAAGACCACTGGCATTAAGCCAATCGCGCAGCCAACCGGCGACGTCCGGGGCCAAAACCTTCACCACACCAACCTCATCTTTAATCGTTTTGGTGTAACCAATATCGAGGGTTGCTGAACCATCACGCTGAAAGCGCACATCGCTGATGCGCAGGCGCGCGACTTCAGACATGCGTAACAATGTGTTGTATGCCACACCCAAAAAAGCGAGGTCGCGCAGCTGCTGAAGCTTGCCGCCAGCCTTGGTAATTTCAGCCAGTTGAAATAGATCGTCTATGTGTAGCGGGATCGCCTGGTCAACCCGTTCGCCGTTGAGCACCGCCTGGCGGCTAATTTTCTTCATGCCGCGAGTTACCAGAATATGTGATGCCGGTAGGGCCAGTCCGGCCTCTTTATGCACCTTGTTGATCATGGATTTATGCATTGCGACGGTATTTTTCTTGCGGCCAAGCACATCGCGCAGGTAGATCAGATACTCGCGAACATCAGCAGGTTCCGCCGGGAGCCAAACCCTGTCGAACTCTTTACACCATAACCCCCAACTGCGTAGCACGGACTTCATTTGAGCCCAGGTGTTTTCTGAAGCGGCTTCACGGTCGACGAAGAACATGTGCAAATTTTCTGCAATCCGTTCATCATATTTATCTGCGGTAATCAGCAGCTGGGCATCGGTCTGGTTAACCGGCAAGTTAGTCATTGGATCATCTCTTAGGTGCTACGGCGCTGATAGCTAAATTTTAAGAAAACTATCACAACATTAGTATATTTTGTTAAGTTTTTCGTGGTTCTAAATCAGTTTTTATGAAAACAGCCGTATTTTTCATTGAGCGGTGTAATTGCCCGTTGGAAAACTCAGATTTCACGTAGATGCGCCTATACCTGAGTAATGCGTGTGGGTATTGGCGATTTTGAAAACTGGCCGATCTGCTTTATTAACCATCCCATTTTACACAAAAACAAAGGTAATATAATGGGTGTTATATTACTTTTGTAACTTCTTGGGGGTAGTTTAAAGCTTGCGCACTGATACGATGAGCTCGCGCCGTGGGGATGGATTTTTGCTGTATCGAACAAATAACGTACAAATCATACTTAATTTTGATGAATGGGTGTCTCGTACTTTTACCCAGCCCATCGGGATGATATACAACCCAAATTCGAAAAATTGTATGACTTTAGGATAGATAAATGGCTAATAGTGATGAAATTCTTCCTCTTAACAGTGAGATAACTACTGCGATTCAGAAACTTCACCTTGATATGACCTCACCCCGCGCCGTCGCCATCCTCATTAGCCATTTCTGTATTGTTAAGGGCTTGAGCTCTCATCCTGCGGAAGAACGAAAGAATCTTCGAAAAGCCCTCAAGTTTCAGATAAACACGCATGTTAACCAAAAATATACGTCAACCAACTCTGCTTATGGTCGATTTCTCTGACAAAATAGACTAAATTCTCCCTTAGTTTTTATCTAAGGGGCATTGCGCCCATAACCGGAGAATACTGATGTCAGATAGCCGTAAGGGCGAGAACGTCTATAAGGAATTTATAGATTTCCGAGACGCGTTCCTGACAGATGCTATGGATGAAGCTTCTGCCTGGAGCACGAATAAATTTGGTGAGAGGTTCAGGCCTGTTGTGCTGGTCGCCGCGCGCAGGCTTAAGAAATGGACCGATGCAATCGAGCAATGGAAGAAGTACGCCGAAGAACTCAAGAAGTATCCCCAGTTAGGTATCCCTGTTTCACTGTACGAACCAGCCCCAAAGTTCATTTCTGGGGCAACACGCGTGCGGTGTTATGAGCTGCCTGCGACTGAAGTAAAAAACAAACCTCGTGAGAAAATCCTTGCGGATTATGATCGTGAAATAAAGCGTTTTGAGTCTATAGACAATACTAATCCATACCTTACGCAGCTGCGTAAAGAGAGAGAAACCTTCGAGGCAATGCCTCCGAAGGCAAAGCTACGTTTACGACGCACCGGCTATACCGATCTCAACTGTGCGTATAACACCACAGAAGAAAGCCAGATAATGGTGAGGGTATCAGCATCCGGCGTTTTCTTTGACGAAAGAACCCTCGGCCAGGGCTTCACATTTGGCCCTAAAGAGAAAAACACCAGGGCATCGATTTACGCTGAGGTAAGCCCTATTCCTCAATCGCTGTACCCAGGCATAGACATTTACGATATTGATACCGTTGAGAAAGCAAAAGCGGCACAAAAGAAATATCGCGAAAGTAACGAACAAGAGATCAAGCGTGAACAGTGGGCGCGCTACAACAAAAAACGCGCAGCCAAAAATGCGCTGCAGACTGACGCTGAGCATGCGGCCAGTGAGAAAAACCCATCCGGCAGTAGCCAAGACTGATTCAGCCACCAGCGCGGTGCTGGTGGCTTGAACCTAACTCACTCTACGTTTACGCAACCATTCCTCGGCTTCTGAGCGTGTCTCTTCCTCTTCATGGTAGGTGTCTTCGTTCGCCGGGGTAAAGTCCACCAGCTGGGTAAAGCAGTACACGTCCCAGTGGTCCGGAGATTTGATGTTGAGCTTCTCACGCATCTGTTCTTTGGGAACCATATACCACTGACCAGCTTCATTTAGCCCGCAAGGGATCTTACAAGCCTGGTCGACGGCCTTCCCGCCCTTATCAAACTTAAGACGTCCCTGCTGTACGGCCATCTTGGCCATGATGTTTGCGTAGGCTCGTTGGTTGATGAATCGCTCTTTATCCTTCTTGGTGTGCATCTTCTTACCCCAGCGGATACGCTGCGCAATGATCCCATGCTTTTCTTCCAGCACATCAGCGGTTGTCGCGCCCACACCATCGCCATCGATGGCGATCTGTATGTTGGGGTATTTTTCCGGGTCACATTCACTGAAAATGAAGTCTGCAAAACGTGACGGTGTAACGGTCGCTTCCATCTCTTTGACAAGGTGAGGGACGATGCGCCGGTGTTTCCCGTACCCGGATACCCTGAAGATCCCCATCACTGATTTGTCACGGCCATTACCGACGTCACAACAGCAGATCCAGCCCCAGCCCATAGCGAGAGGGACTTTACGCCGCTGCGCGCGCTCACATTCATCACGGCCAAGCAGATAGCCAGACAGAGAACTCGGGAACTCACCACGTACTTTGATCAGATACTCTGGCGACTCCCGGCCACCGTAATCCACCAGCTTCTCTCTGATGAACTTCAGGGTTACCAGTGGTGACTCTTCAGAGTTGAGCTTAATCGCATTATAGAGACCTTGCGGATTGGCCTCGGTGCGCGCCAGGCGGTGATGTGAATCATAGAATTCGCCCGCTGTTCGCGTGGGCTGAGAGATAAGCATCAGCCGGTTATCGTCCTGCGTCAGCGCACCCTTGATGATACCGAAGGCTTTATCTGACACGCCTGATGCTTCATCAATGATGTAAAGCAGGTGTTCTGCGTGCTCACCGGCGAGCGCTTCTTCGTTGCCAAGGCGGAAGCCCTTAGCGATAACCTCCCAGCTGCCCTTCGATGAATTTTCGTAGAAGGTGACGTCAGCCAGGGTAAAGTATTGATCCAGCCATGGGAAGCGCTTCAGGCACTCCTTCCAGTTCTGCCGGATGTATTTAAAGATACCTGTCTTAACCTGCTGTAGCTTGTTGGCCACGATAATGATACGAGACTCTGGGAAGAACATCAGGTAACACAAAATCATGATGGCAGTCATATCAGACTTACCGGTACCGTGACCAGATGATACGGTTGTCCAGCTGCCGGTTTGCTGCACCGACTCGATAATCTCCTCTTGCTGCCAGGTGGGGATCTTATTGAACATGACTTCTGCCGCAGATACCCAGTCATATCGGTACCGCTTAACCAGCTCCTGCCAGCGAGGATCTTCAATGACTGAACGCTTAGTTCTTGCTGCCATCATCTTTCCCGTAAAGCAGGTTATTTATTTCGTCGTCTGGTACTTCATCTTCAGCAAATTGGGAGATCAGATTGATGTCGTTAAGTGAGCCATCAGCAGCAATGTCTCCATAGCCGCCACCATCGACCAGGAGGTTAACCGCCTCGCGCTTTTCGGCCATAAGTTGCTCATGTCTGGCATGGCGAATCGCCCTTGCCTCTCGTGCCTGGCGGTCCAGTTCCTCAGGGTCATATGTCACAGATTTGACTTTATCGCTCTCACCTTCTTTCACTTCTTTACGGGCCATCTCCATCAATAGCGCCGGAACCTTGTAACCATGCGTCTCGATGTAAATCGCGGTATCAACAGCGGTCCACCCGTTCTCCTTGCGCTGCTGGTAGGCCTGCATGATGTATTCAGGTTCATTGGCTTTACGGTCGTGCTGTTCCTGCTCGCGCTTGTTCTTCGCGTAACTCTGGCGAATACCGGCAAGGGAACGGGCAGTATCGTTGATTGCACCGGCGGCAGCGGCGGCGACGGATAATGCTTTCGTAATTGGATTTGGGCCTGGTTCGCCATCTTCAGACGGCGGCGGCTCCTCGGTCAGATAGGTCAGGACCGCCTTAACTGTACGGTTCAGACAGAACAAGTTAACGAGCGATGATTCGATGGCCATCGCCTCTATATCATCAACGCCAGCGTCGGCAATTAACCTACGCGCCTCTTCGAGGTCCTCATCATTTGGGATGATGGATGTATCAAGTATCTGGCTCCCGGCCATGTACTGATCACGGGCACGCCCTGATTTGGTCTTGGTGGATACCGCATTGATCAGTTTCCCGACCGGCACGCTTTCTTCTGTTTGCCCCGCATCGATGCGCGCGTGTCTTCCGGCCTCTTTGACTTGCAGACTTAATTCATTGATTTCCTGAGATATGTTTTTAGGCTGCTTCTTGCCGTTATGATCGCTTTTTCCTTTCGCGGGCTTTTTTTGATCAATTGATCGTTTGGGAGACCGTTTTCCATTGTGATCACCTGCGCGCGCAGCGGGCTGATTGCCGACCTTGGTCGTGCCCTCACCGAGATAGCGACGTGCTGTATTGGGGTTCAAACCATAGTTAAGTGCATATTCCTTAATGGAAATCTTTTCGCCCGCCGCCCGCATTTCTGCATAGCGTTCTCTATGTTCAGACCAGTCCGTTTTTACTGCCACTGCGATCACCCCTTTCCAACGATGATCACAGTCTACTGATCGTTACATCTCGTTTGATCACTTTTGATTGGTGTTCATAGGTTTTTTGACAACCATAAAACAGTCCTATTTTTGTTATTTGATGGGTGTTTTATTGATTTTCTCGGTGGTTTTTGTAACATGTGAATCGCTATTTCAATCAATCACAAGCAGTTAGCGTTAAACGCAAGGATTAACACTATGTCTAAATCACCAATTTTTGTGGCCGTCGATGGCGGTTCTGGCAATATCGCTCTTCGTTTCCAGGACGAGCATGGCGAACTGAAGACGCACATTAGCCCCGCGCTGGTTCGCCGTGGCCTGCTTCAACAGGGCACTCAGGAATCCTCCACGACGTGGCGCACCGATGAAGATGAAATCTTCTCCGTCACCAATGACGCAACCAGCATCGAGCTGGTAAACACCTGCGATCCGGAATACCAATTAAGTCCGGCTAACCGCGTGCTGGTGCTTAACGCGCTGAGCCGCGCCGGGTTGGGCGGGCGCGATGTGGTGTTGGCAGACACGTTACCGGCAGATCAGTACTACGGTGACAACGGCATCAACAAAGCGCGCATTGAAGCGAAGAAAAGCAGCCTCATGCGCGCCGTGGAGAACTATTCCGGTGCTGCCGCCTCCCCTAACATCAAACACGTTGCTATCTATCCTGAAGCTGTCACAGCTTATGTGAGCGCTACAGTGATGCCTGACGGCAACGAAAATCCGGCGTTCGACGGCGTGCAGCGCTGCATGATTGTCGATCTTGGCCGTTTCACTTGTGATATCGCAATCGTTACCAACGAGCTCGAAATCCTTAACCGCGTTACCACTGAGCACGGCATTCACGTGATGATTAAGCGCCTCCATCACCTCCTTCAGGAGCATCAGGAAGTCCTCAACCTGCCAGAAGCGAAGGAAATCAGCCTTTCTGCTCTGGATGGTTTCATCGAACGCGGTTATGCCGGTAGCCAGGCTGCATCACGTGCGCACCTGCGCCGCGACATTCGCCCACTGGTTGAACAGGCCGCGCGCGAGCTGGCGAACGATATTCGCAACGATATTCGCAGCCTTCACCGCAACATGACCGACATCGATATGCTGTTGTTCGTTGGTGGCGGTGCTAATTGGTTGGGCGGGAAGCTGGACTATCTGCCAGACTTCTCTAAAGAGTGGCATGACTACACGTACATCCCGGACGAACCTCAGTTCGCCGTAGTGCGCGGTGTCCACCTGCTGCTCCAGAATGCTCAGCCGCGCATTCTGCAAGACTTAGCGGCAACTGCGGAGGCTTAATATGTCAGGAAGCGACACCAAGGCGAAACGTGATGTGCTGTCGATCAACATCACCGATGATTTGAAGCGATCAGCGGCTTCGTGCCGCTTCATTGATGAGTACCGTGCCACCAGCGACCGTAGCGCTAAGCGTACCAAAATCGTTAGTGCGTTGACTGCTGGCCAGATTATGCAGGAATGCGAGCTGATGGCCGTGATTGGCTTTATCGATACTGAAGCCTTTGCCAGACTCGATATCGATCAAAAACGACTGATGCTGTTGGCTCGTATGCAGGAGTTTATTGGTGTGGTACAGCCAGTTACCGCACCTGTCGTTACTGCTCCAGCGTCAACACCGGTGCAGCAAACTAAACCGGTGGCCCCTGCTGTTAAGGAGCCACCAGCGTCGGTTACTGAAGAGAAGCAGGAAAAAGCAGAGGGTTCAGCTAGAGTGAGTAAATTCGCTAACCAGCTGCCCGGTGCTTGAATCTCTACGCGGTGAATACAGCATTAACCGCGTTAAATAAGCACCTGCTCTTTCCTTCTCATCCTCATCCATAAGCATTTTTTCACGGCGGTCCGGAGGGATTCTCTCCGGATTTCTGCAACGCCTGAAGAATGCATCATCTATCCGTGTTAAGTAGAACGTTCGCGGGCGTACTGAGAGATCAACAATGCAGTCTGAGTTATAGGACAGCGCTATAGATCGCAATCTCAGATAAATATCGCGTAACGACGAGTGGTACTGCGGATACTTCAACCTTAAGCCTTCAGCTACTTCTCTGGCCGTGGCTGGCTTACCAAGCTCTATCAGATACTGCGAAATTTCCCACGACGTAAGCCTATTGTGCTTTGCCAAATAGACACCTCGATGAGACATACAGAATGTACTAATGCACATGGGATTCTACTGGCGGTTCGCCTGTTTTTCAAACCACATGAGTCACAGATAAGAAAAAGGCGCATTAAGCGCCTTGTCAAATTGGTATGCAAAAAGATTAAGATGGATACTCACAAAGAATCTTGGAATGGACTCAGAAAGCACATCACAAAACCCCTCGATGACTATACCGATGAATATCATATTACAGACTATACTAAATATTCAACATATGGATGATTAATTAGGGATGATTTCTACGGCTTCCTGGACTTCAGCTGCTGATTGCGGGGAGCGGACGCCCCATCTAATGAAAGAATAAAAAACCGCCTTGCGGCGGTTTAAATATCAACTTAGGACGTTGCACTTGTGAAACATGCTGAAAATCAAATAACCAGACCGACATACGCCAGTCTGGCTAAACTTGCTCGGTAGAATCAGCTTAGAAGTTCCATTTCACGCCTACCATCGCTGCGCTGTCGTTATAGCCTTTGTCGCCGACCTGTACCCCTATATTGCCCCAGAGATTGAGTCGTGGACTCACCTGACCTTCCACGCCCACTTTTACCTCGGCGATATTTTTCGCTCCGTCCTGACGAACATTCACTCCATCCATGGTCGTACTGAAATCACGTGAATTGTGCAGCCAGTTCAGTTCGGCAAACGGCTGGAACTCACGCTCTTTACCGTTATCCATCTTATGATGACTCCTAATCCAGGTTTTCAGGCCCAGTCGGGTCTGCACATTACCGTTACCATCGCTGGAGATACGGGTGCCGTTACTTTCCCGATGGTCGTCGGCTTTCACACCCATCCAGATCGCCTGCGCTTGTGGTTGTACAAACCATTCGTTAAGCGTTCCCTGACTGCCGGCAAACTCTCCCACTTTTTGGGCATATCCCATTTCCAGTGAGGCGGTTACCCCTTTCGATTTATACGATTCGCCCTGCAGGTCATCGCCTTTGACATTGTTATCAAACCAGCTGTATTGAGCCCAGCTATCCAGCCAGGCGCCATTATGCGACTCATCATTGGCATACCATGTTGCATAAACGCCAGCACTGTAGCCGTTGACTGAACCTTTGGAACTATAACCCGTGCGGGATGATTGGGTGTTACTGTGGTCGTTACCATAGCCGGCCATCACGCCAAGATGCCAGCGATCAAGCCCGTTCTGACTCCATTGCGCAATATCCCCCCCCAATTGCAATACATAACGGTTGCTCTGGGTTTTCAGTTGGCCACTGCCGTCACGCCAATTGTTGTGCCCACCAACGTGGCGCATCCACATACTGGTCACTTTCTGCTCACCGGTCAGTGCATCGATATACTGTGTTTCACCCAAGCGATCGTACAAACGGGTGACGAACATGTTGTTGGCCGCCGCCAGGTTAGCCGTGTAGCTGCCGCCTTCCGGACGCAAATCTTTATCGGGATCCGGATTCGGTTTTGGATCCGGATCAGGATTCGTTTTGCCGCTGGTCAGATACCAGTTGCCGCTGTTTTCATCCTGACCGCGCCCAAGGCTGTAGTCATATGCCCCCGCCACAATACGGCCGGCCTGGGTAAACTCACCGTCCGATGCGCCATCAACATGGATAACTTCGATCCCATCAATCGTTGCGGCCCCTTTCCCACCGGCGTTAGTTACGCTGACGGAAGTTGTGCCACTGGTATCGCCTTTCACCACCAGCTTATCCGTAACGGAATTGTCATCCCCCAGCACGGTGTTCAAGGAAAGATGACCACCATTACCCGTGTAATTACCATTGACCACCAGTTGATTACCGGCCTGCTGACCATTCACACCAGTTGCGAGGGTACCGCTGTTAACCAGGTCTTTCCCAACCGTGAACAGGAGGTTGTCACCGGTCCCGGTACCCACCTGTAGCACGCCGGCGTTATTCACATTACCTGCAACGCCTCCAGTGCCTGAGAGCATCCCCTCAGCAGCAATGTTGACTTCGGTACTGGCCAGTGTGACAGGAGATGTGCCATCCCCCAGAACCAGGCCGCCCTGCTCAATATCCGTTTTCCCCGTCCAGGCGGCGTTGTCACCGACGGTAATAGAGCCGGCTCCCAGCTTAGTCACGTCGCCGCTACCATAAACGTCGTTATCAAGCTGCCAGTCGGTATTACTGTTCAGCACCAGTGAACCGCTGTTGCTCACCTCTGCGCTGCCCAGATTTTCTGCGCTGAACGCGGTAAGCCGGGAATCCACATCCACAGCAAATTGCCCCGTAAAGGTACTGTTGTTGCCCACCAGCGCGACATCGCTTTCGCTGAGTTCAACCCGTCCGGCATCGCTGATACTGTTGTAAAGCGCACCTGCCGCCTTGCTCATCGTCAGCGTTCCCGCCGCCACGATATCGCCCGTGCCAAGACCCAGTGTGGTGTTTATCAGCACGCGCGCACCTTCTGCAATGGTCGTTTTTGCCGTCAGCGTGCTGTTTTCACCGGTAATGGTTAGCGTATCGCCATTGATGTTTAGCGCACCGCTTCCGGTCAATATTCCATCGGCTGTTCCGCCCTGTTCCAGGGTCAGGCTACCGCCATTGATGTTCAGCAGTGAGTCAGCCGCCGCCGTCAGCTTACGGACCGTCTGACTATAACCGTTCATGTCAAAACCGGTATCGGCAGCAAGACGCAGTTCACTGGTCTGTCCCAGAACATTATCGTTTTTCATCAGCAGGTTGCCGCTGCGTACATCGGTGATACCGGTGTAATCGTTATCCATATTCGACAGCGATACCGTCTGGCCTCTGGCGCTGTCAAAAACCAGGTCGCCACTGCCGGTCACGCGAGCGCTGAGATCTGCGGCATTACCGGCCTTTCCGTTCGCATCCAGGACCAGTGCATTGTCTCCAGAGGCCAGCAGTTCGACCTGTGTCAGACCATAGCTAATGTACAGCCCGTCATCATTTTCCCCTCCGGTAAGGCGATAATCATAGGTACCGTTCGCAACAATCTCGCCATTTTGGCTGATGCCGGCTTCAATCCCATCGCTGATGATATTGCCATTGCTATCGGTGAGCGTCAGATTGCCTGCACCGCCGGAGACGGCAGTATCTGAGGTTGCCAGTTGAATCAGCAACTGCGCATCATCCTGTTCAAGAAGTGATAGCGTGGTATCAGTCAATGGACGATCGTTAGTAATTGTGCCGCTATCAACCTGCACGGTTCCGCGTCCGGAGAGATCCATCGCGCCAGCATGAATTGTTCCTTCGGCACTGCTCTGCCCCGGCGTCACACCGTCAAAGCTGACGGTACCGCCGTTAAACGCCAGGCCGCCGATATTCTGCTCACCGGACCCCACGTGAGTGGTGTTACCCTCACCAACATTTAATGTTGCCTGACTCAGCGCCTGGGTATTTAATCCGGCCAGCTCAAAGGTGCTGTTTGTCAGTGCCAGCGTCCCCTTGAATCCATCAGCCGCATTGTTGCTGGTAAAATCAAACGCTTTACCGCTGGCGTCAACGGCGACCGTTCCCGTTCCCGCCAGATGGCTGTTAAAGGCCAGCGCAGCGTCAGATTTCAGCGACAAGGTGCTGGTCGCATCAATGTTGTAACCCGTACCGATCGCATCGTTTTGGTTATCACCCAGCGCATAAGCAACATTATTAACGGTAAATACTGAACCCGCGGTGAGATCGATATGCTCCATGCCGGTAATAGCATCTGCACGATTGAGGGTGTACTGTGCGTTATTCAGCTGAAGTTTATCCTCGCCGTCGCCACCATTGAGGCTAGTAAACAGCGAGGTTTCTGTCTCTTTGACATTTTTCAGTACGTACAGATCGTTACCACTGCCCGTCTTGATGTCGGTTGCGGTACTGCCAGATTCCAGCGTAACGGTGTTATCACCGCTCATCAGGTTAACCTGACCAACGATGCTGGCGCCCGCCGCGTTAGTAAACGCAATGCCTGCTCCTGAGAGCATTTCTACCGCTTTTTGGGACGCATCCAGCGCTTTAATAATGCCTTTATTGATAAACGTTTCCAGGGAACCGTTATCAATATTTACCACCGAGTTGCTTGTCGATTTCGAAGTCAGCTCACCAGCCTGTTCAACATTTTTGGTCGTGCCACCAACAACCAACGCTTCACCACCGTTAGCGTCGAGCACGTTAACGCTGACGCCTGTTTTCAGATCGGTTGACGCATTGGTGACGATCCCTTTGCCCGCAGCCTGCTCAACATTGATAACCAGATCGCGGGAGTCAGACATATCCAGCGTTTGATTCGTTTCGCTGCCGTCGATATTTTCAAACAGGATCCCTGTTCCGCTCCCCGTAACGTTAATCGTTCCGGAGTTAGTTTGCGCCAGGGATGCTCCGGTATGAATACCAATGCCATTCCCCACACTGATAGTTGTATCTTTTAGCTGAATACCCGCAATATTGGCGACGTTTTCAATGGCGCTTCCTTTACCAGTACTATCCATTGTAATGGTAGCTCCATCGACCAGCAGGCCTTGCGCACCGGCGGCCAGCAAGATACCGTGCGCGTCTCCCGATGCTTTGGTTTCTCCCGAACCTGACAGACTTAATGACGCATCATTGCCAACGAGATAGGCTGCGGTACCATCCGTCGCGCTAACCGTCGCATTGTTGTTCACAATAGAATCAGCGCCTTCAATACTGACCGCCACGCCATTAACCTTGATGTCGCCGTCGTTATTCAACGTACCGCCGGAAACCATCACGCCTGTGCTGTCCGCCTGATCAAAGTCGATGTTGCCTTTATGGTTGAGAGTACCGCCGTTACGAGCGATGTAGCCGAAAGCGCCATCCGCTGTATTGCTGGTATTCAGCGTGGCGTGGCTGGTCAGTACGGAATCGCCTTTTTTGGTTGCATCGACTGTGCCATCAAGGTTGTAGTAATTGCCATCAACAATCCCGGCCGTGGTGTCTTTTCCAGAAACGTTGATCACAGCATCCGAAGAGATTTCGCCCGTGGCGCCCCCTTCAATACGGATCCCCGTCGCGCCGGTTCCCGTGACGCTGAGCGCCAGCTTGCCGGAATCAAAATGGCTGCCGGCACCGGTGGTACGAATAATGGAGGCACTTTTACCAGATGCATCCAGCCTGGCGGAACTGTCTTCGGACCCGGCAAAGCTGGCACCGCCGTCAATGCGATACAGCGTCGCGCCCTCTGTGGAGGCATCCTGAATGCTAGACGCAGCATTTTTAATAGTCGAACCCGCCCCGTAGACGTAATAGCCCGTCTGGTTAATACCGTCGGTGAAGTTAACAGTTCCGTTCTCGGTGACGTCAATTTCGCCTTTATCACGGGCATGTACGCCAATTGCCCCGTCACCGCTCAGGTTTACCGTACCGGATAATATGGCCAGAGCTTTTTCACCCTGCGCGTAAACACCATAGTTGGCATAATGGGTGATGGGGTCGAGCCCACCATTAATATTTATGGTGCCAGAACTGGTAACCTGCGCATTCGTCAGCGCCTTTACCCCGATGCTGTTCAGGCCGTTCAAATTAATAACGCCAGCATTCACCACCTTCGCCGCCTGGGTTCCCTCACGCGAGAGGATCCCGATATTAGAGGCGACGGACTCACCGGTCACGGCACCGTTAATATCAATAGTGCCTTGCTGATTGAGCGTCGCCGCACCGCCAACGTCAATTGCCGTTGCGTTCTGGACTTTGCTGCCGATAACTATTTGCGAAGTATCAGAACCGTTATAAATCCCGTTACCGTAGAGCTGAACGCCAACGGAATGCTGTTTGATAGCAATATCAGAAGTCGTATCTGTCGGAGCACGTTGCGCCAGGCGGCCAATGTAGAGCGTTCCACGATTGTTAAAGATAGTATTTTGCTGAGTCACCACACCGATGTTGGCGCCATCGCCCAGAATGCTGCTGGCTTCGTTACTTGCGGCAATATTGATCGCGCCATCGTTATTTAACGTCGCACTTCCACTCATTAACACGCCGGTATTACCGTAGTAATTCCCCCTAGCCGCCACGTTAATCACGCCCGTGGTATTATTGTTCACTACCGACTGGCCGTTGGCGAGGATTGCCGTATGTACGCCTGCAGCAACTCCTGCAGCACCGCCCTGGAAAAAGGCGGCCATCTCCGGGTTAGTGCCGGCATCAATCACGCCATTGTTCTCAACAAAGGAGGTATTTCTTGCCGCAATGACGTATGCCCCACGGTAGGTGTTTCCGGCGGTGCCGAGGGTACCGTTATTGATCAGCGTCGCGCCGTTCTCGAGGTTAACCACGGTGGCATCTGAACCTACCAACTGGACATTGGCATCGTTATCGATAGTCACGTTGCTGTTGCTGCCTTCGCCGTGAATATAGGAAACAGCATCACGGTTAACAAAGGCCCGTACTGCATCGTCAGAGGCAATAGCACCAGTATCGGCAAAAATACCGTGTAAGGAGGCGTCGCGTGCTTTATTCAGCTCAGCAGCGTACTGCTCTTCAGTGAGTTGAATTGTGCCGTCCTGAAGGGCCTTAATCAGCGCATCATTGTAGGCCTTAAACTCCGCAACGTTGGTAACGTTTTGCTCACCGATAACGCTGTTAAATGAGCCTACAAAATCAGCAGCAGTCATCCAGGCAAGCGCGTTGCTGCTATCCTTAATATTGTTATCATTATTGCCCAGCTGAACCACGGTTTTGGCCTGATAGTTAATACTACCTCCATCGGTTACGTGAAAAGCTGAGGACAGGTTTTTATTGTTTACCGAGCTTTTCAGAATAACGTTGAACTGATTTTCTGCTGCGCCCATCCAGTTACCAGTTTTCTGGCCGACGTCCACATCAAGCGAATCACCGGCACCGATCTGATAAAAATTACGATCGACATACTGGCCATCTTTGCCGACCGGCGTTGACACCACAACCCTGAAGTCTTTTGCGGCCTCGGTTTGCATATCGCTATTATCAAAAACATTCATGGTGACCGTACTGCCCGTCACCGGATCTATGTAATTAATCGATTTGGTCTGCGATCCCATGCGGAAAATATCTTTATCAACCCATTGCGCGGAATCGTTGGTAATCACCCCCTGGTCTCTTGCCTGTTCCAGAGTCATCCACTGACTTCCTGATGCCCCTTTCGTGATACCGGCAAAGCTACCAACAAGGCGTGATGAACCTGAGATAATCTCCTCGAAGGGATCCTGTGGCGTAAAGTCATGAACCTGTATATCAGCAGCGATAACTTCGGACGCGCATGCCGTAAAGATTCCCAGGACAATCGCCGAGAGCGTAAATGTTTTAAGACGCTTAGGTGAATCTGGGTTAACGAGACTACGAGATATTCGACAGTACCCTTTAGCAAGTTCTGAAACCACCACAAATGCATTCATCTGGGCATTCCAGATAACTTTAAATACTTTATTCATGTATTTTTTCTCTTAAATTCGCGCTGGAAGGAAAATTTGACCTTTTTTCGATACAACCAAATTACTTAACCCAACTTTAAGTCGATTGTTTCAATAAATGGCCCTATTTTTATGTGGGCATATTAGCATAAGAAAGATACAGAGATCGATAATGACGATCGTTTAAGCTATATTGATAGTTTTTAACAATCAGAATTGATCCACCGATCGTTTTTTACAATGAAAATGTTATCGTTTCTGATAATGGCGCCCTCAGAAGTTGACCAGAACACAGTGGTAAATGTTGCCGTGGTCAGGCACAGTCGGTTACGTTGTTGACAGGTTCCACCGTCCATCCCTTCCGCCTGATAAGCCATAATCCGCTTGTAGTCATCGCGTGGTTTTTTTCACTTCGGTGAAGTTTGCGACGTACAGAGCGTGATTTCGGGAGCCATGGTGCCGGCAAAGCCGGTGCCCGGGGGCGGTATTTGGTAATAGGGCAGCCTGACGTAAAGGTGGGCAGACCACGGAAACGCTGACACAGAGGAAATTGTTGCGTGGCTGAAACACATCAATCTGACAGGCGATTATATTGGAAAAGCAAAGAGAACCCGGATTGCGGTAAGTTTCGTCGGTTGAGACTGGCTAAAGTCGAAAGGTCAAAAAAAGCCCTTAACGTTCAATAATTTTCGATATCCAAACTACCCCTTGCTCAGGGACACACCTTTACGCGCAGCGGCTTGAGAAAGGCTGAGACGGCCATCCTGAAGCGCGGCTAAGAAGTTCATAGCTACATCGTGTTTCTCTGAGATATTCATTGTTTTCCTGCCTGGCTAATTTTGTCGCGCCGGAGGTGGAGTTGGATAACCTACCGGCAATCTATTAATACTAATTATGTGATTATTTAGTTAAAGCCTTGATGATGTTGCCTGCGACAGCTTCCCAAGTGAACCCAGCCACTTTCTCAGCGTTCGCTTTACGGTCAACCGCCTCTAACACCGTAGGCCAGTCAATTCGGGATGAAATCACTACATGGTTCACCAGTGCCAAACGGTCGGGAACGATACAATGCTCAGGAGTGAGCACCAGCGCGCCGCACATAGCGGCCTCCAGCACGGTCAGGCCGAGACTTTCAGGATGAGTGACAATAAAGATATCCGCCTGCCGCAGTTCTGCTGCAAATTCGGTTGCCGGTATGCCTTTACGGCGATACGGCTTAAGGCAAATGTTATCCGGGTCGACATCAATCAAACCATCATCTGTGAGCGTTCTGGCCATAAACGTAACCCCCAGTGCGGCCAGGTCACGTAGGTTCATCATAATGGTCAGCGAATGGTCGTACCCGGAAACGTCGAATGCAGCGTGATCAATAAAAATCCTCAGCTGGTCACCCTGTTTTTCTTCTGGGTAGAACAGGCTCTGATCTGCAGCCCATCCCACATAGCGGTTATAACGCTGGTGGCGGAACAGCCGGGATTTGTTACCCAGAAACTTCCAGGTATCGTCGCGAACGGTAAATGTCAGATCCACCGGCGCGCCATCGAGGAGAGAACCATCATAGATCTGGGTCACCGGCACACCGGCAAGGTCGCGCAGGCGAGAGCCAATTGAAAGAGGTATTCGAGTGAAGTCCCTTACACCCGGAGACAAAATAGCGTTGGCACTGCTCAGCTTGACCAGCGTTATAACGCTATCGGCATAAGCTGTAGCGTCTTCGTCGGGCGAGTAGCCACGGTGGAATGCCAGTTCGATACCAAGTGAGCGGAATGCAGAGCAAAGATGGTACATCCACATATCGCTGTAGCATTTAACTTCGTCCGGGGACTTCTTTTGCGTTCCAATAATCAGGAGCTTCAATTTGCCCCCCTGGCGCTTTCAAAGGCATTTTGCATCTGGACGTATAACTCATGCCCATCGGTATCATGATGCAATTCAGCCCATCGCTCCCAATGCTGCACCACGGCTTGCCATTCAGGACCGCAATCATTCATTTTAGAAAAATTGTTATGGAATTCAGGAACAGCCTGCAGCAACTTCAGGCAGCGGCCAAAATCATCCGGATCTATGGGGTATGCCGATTCAGGAATAGTTCCCTCCCACCAATCACCAAAAGTTCCGCCGCTGAGAACAAATGCCATATAACGGCTACTGCTGCCTGTTTCATCACTGTTTAACCACGCATTCAGGCCCATGCCCGGTACCACCGAAACATAAGCACGGCCATACTCAGCGACAATAAGATTCGCAGCCTCAATTACCTTGTTCATTCGACCATCAGCCGGTAAGCCCGGATGTTGGCGGTTCAGTTCATGACTAATAGCGGTGATCAATTTAATTTGGTTAATCTGATAGCTCTTCACAACTTCACGCTCCCCATAAAGGCCAGAAACTTATTGATGGCCGAGTTTATTAACTTGTCTCGATCATTAGCCCGTACCTTGTCCATGAACGCTTTAGCTGCTACAACGTCACACTCGCTCACGCCAATCGTGCCTTCACCGACAAACCACTCTGCATACCGTTTGCCTTCCGGAAAGTTAAAAAATACTTTATGGCGACCATTCCATTCCCGATAAACCTGTACGTTCGTGACGCCAGGGAATCTGGATAAAGTCAGCTCTTTAACTTCAGCCAGTTTCGCCGCAGCCGCCGCACGTTCTGCTTTACCTAGGGCCTCGCGCTCATGATATTTAGTCTGGCAATCCGCATCACAAAACAAACTTTCATCTTCCCAAACACGTTCTGCATTGCCTTCAGCACTAACCATCGATGCGCAGTATCTGCATTCCTGCCACCAACTGAATTCCTCCACTAACGCCTTCTGGGGAACAATGGCCTGAGCGGCGTATTTATCCGCCTCAGGCATTCTGCGACATGATGTAACCTGGCTAAACTCAACATCCAGCTCGCCTGCGCCAACCCTTCGGGCGACGACATTCGAGGAGGCAAAAACGACGCATCCATACTCATCACCCTGTACGTTATACGCGAGCAACGGTTTTTCATTTTCTTGAACGTCAGTAGTCATACTATCAACCATTAATTAGTATAATCTGTAATGATACATGCATAGTTAATAACGGTTCTAGGGTAATTTTTGTGGGAAACGACACTTTTTTCTTAGTACTTATCGCAGATCAAAGTTGTGGTTATTAGATACACAGGCGAAAAAAAACCGCGCTGGGCGCAGCTTTATCAGTTGGAATCCTCGAGCAACTGCAGTCCATTCCGGAGTTGCTCTATCGAGATACCTTGCAATAGTTCGTCCCCCAAACGCACGTAAATCATCATGGGAAATGCTTCCGGTATCGGGCGGATAAGATCTCGATTCTCTTCCTCTAAGTTCCGGGTCCCAGAAATCCCCTAACGTCTTAATGATTTCATCGTGGTCGTAGGACTTCAGGTGTAGGTTTTGCTCATCAAACTAAAAATCCTGCTTCAATAGTATTGATCAGCCATATTAAGTCATTTCATATGCATGGCCTTTGTATATTTGATTAATAACTTTAAGGTGCAAAACAATTCCTGTTGAGTCTTTAGGCCTAGTTTGTCCATAGCGCTTCTTTTATGTGTACTAATAGTCTTGACGCTACTGCCAGTATGCTGACTCCAATTACTTGGAGTAATCCCGCTGGCAATTGATTTCATTGTGGATGTCTCTCTTGGTGTTAATCTAAACTTAGGTTGAATGCTGACTAATGGGGTATCCTCAGAATATACAAATTTTTCTAATTTCTTTAAAATATCATTAACACTCATTGTCATGTCTATGGTCTCACCTTTTTTAACTTCAGTGTAGAACATCATCTCCCAGCCGATGTTAAATCTCTTCGGGGTGATATAAACAACCGCCCCGTCAAAATCTGCAGCCGTAAGCTCTGCTGAATATGTAGTATCGATAAATACCAATCGTTTAGTTTTGGTTTCTGGCAATGAACTTTCGACTAAAAATGACAGCCCTAAATGTAGATACAGATTATCAGAAATGATACGCATAGCAGCACTCGTTCGTAGTATGTTTTTCATGCATCTTAAAAGTACTAGCCCACCTCGTGAGGACCCTATAAGTTATATCAACCATGTTAATGCGCGAAATAATCACTGACACTGCATGTTAAATCCGTCGATTAACAATCAAGTTCGATGCGTATAAGAAACAAAAAATAATAATAATGCAAACCAATATCGCCAAAACATTCAATTGATTATTATCAGCAAAAAACTCATTAATTGTATAACCATATGATTTTAAAGAAATAAACAAAAAAACAACATCAATATGAGAAATTTAGTTACTTACGGACAGTAACACCTTATGATACTGATTTTGAAGTAAAAAAAACAAAACCATGAATAAAGTAATACTAAATATTTCGCATCTTATTCGTATACCCACCAACAATCCTAAACCAACAACAGAATTACAGCTATAACGAGCTGCCACTAAGGGATATAAGCGCCCACTTCATCAGTGCTGAGCAGGAATAGATTATTATTTTATTAACAAAAATAATTGTTTTTGATCATAGGAATAAGCGGTAATTTTCCCAGAAAGATCTTAAATCTTGTATTCTGATTATTTCAAAGTTTGAAAATAAAAATACATAACGATAATATGCTTACAACTAGTACATGACTAAAAATCCGCAAGATGCAATGTAGTTATGGATTGAACTTAGAAGTCATTAACAAATGATGAGCAGTACTGACCAGAACGCCCTGTGTGAACAATGACATTTTTGGACGTTTTTTCCCCTAAGGCGCCATCCGCAGCACATCGCAGGCCAGTTGCCCGGTCATATGCGGCGACATCGACCAGCCAATGACGGCGCAGGCTGGCAGCAATAACTTTAATGTTGTATTCCGGCAGTTCCTCAGCAAGCCGGGGCGTACCATAACGCTGTGTTGCTTTAGTGAATGCCTCACTGACAACGTTATCACTACCGGGCCGGAACTGCTGGAGTGGACCTGAATTATGGAGACACACGCACCAGACATGCCAGCCCGAAACAAACGGCATATGGCTTTGACGCTGAACGTAGTCCGGTAATTTTCGATAAAGATATACTTCATTTCAGGCGCTTCACCAAGTATGTTGCGGCCTATTGGAGAATTATGTATCGGCGGCAATATCAAATAAAACAGTTAGTTAATCACTATTAAAAACATTAGCAGGCTAATTTGTATGACAAATATTTGCATTAGGATGTTTTTTTTAGTTCCATATGTTCACAGAATACATCTGATAGCGAATACCATCTTTGCGGTACATGAACCATACTGCCACTGTTGTGCTCAATGGTTTTACGATGTTCAGATAGCGTCGCTTCCCCCTAGGCCAATATAATCAGCCTCTGAAGGATTAATCTAAATATGAATCTTATTTATAATATAGTGTGGAACCATTCCCTCATGGCATGGACCGTAGTTTCCGAGTTTGGAAAAGGAAAAACCAAAAGTTCTTCCCCGAAAGCTAAAACAAGATCCATAGTACGCACCACCTCTGCAGTACTTGTTGCTATGGCCAGCAATGCCTATGCAATTGATATCAATGGTTATACAGATTTTAACTCATCCACAACTATCACTGACGGTATGCAGTGGAACACAACGGCAACCGTTCAAGTAGACGCAGGTGCTGATGTTACGGTTTCCAACCCATCTGGTAACACAACTTTGAATATGGCCCCGGCTGGTGGGGGAAATACTTCTTTATGGATAAATGGCGGTTCATTAACCGCTAGCGATAATGGCAGCCTACAGATGGGGAATAATAGTCTGTTACAAATAGGCGGTGCTCAGGTTGGGGGGTTGACCAGTGAACAGTCTGGTGGCTCAGCAGGAACGTTATCTGTCGGTGATTTAACAACTGCTACTGCTGCTACTGACGCCACAATCTGGATGTTTGGTTCTGCAACTTCTACAGCAAAACTGAATGCAAATAGTATTGATCTGGAAGCTGATAAAAACGATTTGTTCATTGATAAACCTAGTAATTCAGAGCTTGGTGCTGACATTAATGTCGTCAATGATATGACTGTCATTAACAAGACTGGGGGTAGCTTCCTTTTAGCAGGAAATTCGAGCCTTAATGTTGGAGGTAATCTTTATCTCGACACTACCAATGGTTCGTTTCTAGTTAGTAATGACAGTAGCACACGAGGTATTAATGTTGGTGGTGATCTAACATTAACAAATAATGTTAAATTATCTTCTGACATTAACTCCGTTAGTACTTCCGCAGGGATTTATTCCGCTGTTGTAAATGTCGCAGGTGATATCAATGTGATCGGTAAAAATGTTGGAAACACCGGGTTGCAAATCATCAATGCTGGAGGTTCCGGAGTAACTACTCTTGGTGATTTTAATATTTCATCAACAGTTAGTGGTAACACCACTGATGTTATCTTCGGCCATGCTGCTAAAGTAACCAGTGAGAAAGATATCAATCTTAGCAGTGTGAATGGTAGTGCCGTAAACCTTTATATTGGTGATTCAAAATATGGGGCTCCAACAGATATATCTGCTAAAAGCATCACTATGTCAGGTGATGGTGATAATAAAGTCATTTTCAATAATAATAAACCAACTAAAATTGGTGAAGATGGTTATATATTTGATGTGGCAATTGATGGCGCAGGAAGCGTCGAGCAGCAGTCAGGACACACAACATTAAGTGCCGCGTCAAACTACAATGGCGGCACGGTCATCAATGGAGGCCTGCTTTCGATTTCGGACAGCAAGGCATTGGGAAGTGGGGGTGTGGTAGTAAATACTGACCCTGGTGATATAACTAAAGGTTTAGATATTGCCTATACTGATGGTTCTGATTTCACCAATACTCTGAGTGGTAGTGGCGACACAACCGTTTCAGGGGATGCGAAAATCGTCAGTGACAACAGCATCTACGCCGGTAACTGGAATGTTGTTGGTGTAGCAACATCAGCTCAGAATGCGACTAATAGCCATGACAATTTTGGCAGTGGGAGTATAAACATTGCCGAAAATGGTTCTTTAATTGCAGACACAGATGATTCATTTTTATTTGATAATAAGCTTACTGGCAATGGTCAGCTAACTGCAAAAAATAACGGCAACGATTTTAATTTTTCATCTACCGTTGGCAATGAATTCGCAGGCGACGTTCTCCTCGAAACGAATAAATTTGAACTAGATGGCGTTAATACAACCACCTTAGAAAATGCCACGCTGCATATCGGAAATGAAAACACAACAACTATAGGTAGTGGTACCCAAAACATCGGTGGATTAGCGTTTAATGGTGGGACACTCGTTTTCGGGGATATTTCACCAGGAACTACTACAAGTGACAATTTCATAGAGACGAGTAAGAACTTAGACTTAACTGGCAAAGGGTCTATTCAAATTACTGATAGCGGTAGTTTTGACAACATACCTCATGCTCCAGATGGCACGCGTCCTCTACTCCAACAGGATGATGCCGGGGTTATGGTTAAGCTGGCAGACAGCACAGGAACCATCACAGGTAGCGGCGGTGACCTTAACCTAATAGATCAAAATGGTAATGCAATATCTGATGCTATTGTAAACAATATTACTCAAAGCGGAGAGACCGTTGCCCAGGGCACCTATGATTATCGTCTTACAAGCGGTGATGATAGCGACGGCCTATATATAAATTATGGTCTAACCAAAGTTGAGCTGTTGGCACAGGGAGATAATGCTTTAACACTAACGGCAGACGGTAATACTGGCAATGCAGCAGACCTCAGTGCTCAAGTAGTCGGTAATGGTGATCTCAGAATAGATACAGACACTGATGTTTCATTGTCCAACAGCGGGAACAGCTACACCGGCGCCACATGGGTAACCGCTGGCGGGCTAAAAATGGGAAACAATGATGTACTGGGCAACACTCGTTTGCTTAATCTGGCTGGCGGAACACATCTGGATATGAATGGTTACAGCCAGACATTGCAGAATCTGATCACTGAGTCAGGCAGTACACTTGATTTTAACAAAGGGGCTCTGACAGTAAACAATGGGCAGGTTGACGGTGCGATGATTGGTGCAGGCAGTCTTAACGTTACTGGGGGCACCCTTACCATAAGTAGCGATAACTCAGATATGTCTGCTGATACTACTATAGCTTCTGATGGTGTAGTTAGAATGCTTGCTAATCAAGCTATCGGTACAGGAAAAGTAAATAACCAGGGAACATTATACCTTGGACAAAATGATGCCGTTTCAGGGGCATCAGTCGCCGCAACATTGCCATCTCAATACCAGGTTGGTGAATTGACCAATAGCGGTACGGTTGTTATTGGACATAACGACGCAAACAATAATCCTGTTGCTGGTACCACTTTAACTGTGAATGGAAATTACATCGGTGACAATGGTCATTTACAGTTCAATACCACACTAGGTAACGATAGCTCTGTAACTGACAAGCTTGTTATCACAGGTGATACTTCAGGAAACACTTTTGTCAGCGTAACGAATGCCGGTGGTGCTGGTGATTACACACTGAATGGTATTGAGCTTATCGATATTAGCGGCAAATCTGATGGTATTTTTACACAGTCTGGTCGTATAGTCGCTGGAGCTTATGACTATTCTCTGGTTCGAGGGACCGGAAGCAATAGTAACAACTGGTATTTAACAAACACAAAACCTGTTGACCCTATTGACCCTGTTGACCCTGTTGACCCTGTTGACCCTGTTGACCCTGTTGACCCTGTTGACCCCGTTGACCCTGTTAACCCTGTTAACCCAAATGTTCGCCCTGAAGGCGGGAGTTACATCGAAAACCTTGCCGCAGCAAATAGACTATTTAACACAACCCTCCATGACCGTCTCGGTGAAACCCAATACGTAGATGCTCTGACAGGTGAAAAAAAGGTCACCAGCCTGTGGTTACGACAAGTAGGTAGCCATAATAACTGGCGTGATGGTAGTGGCCAATTAAAAACCCAGAGCAATAGTTATGTTGCACAATTGGGCGGAGATATAGCTCAGTGGTCTTCAGATGGTCTTGACCGTGGTCATCTTGGCCTGATGGCTGGTTATGGCAATAACCACAATAATACCCATTCCTCAGTGACTGATTATAGTTCGAAGGGTTCCATCAATGGTTATAGCGCAGGTATCTACGGTACATGGTTTGCAAATGATGCTGATAAAGCGGGCTTGTATGTTGATAGCTGGCTCCAGTACAGCTGGTTTAAAAACCACGTGAACGGACAGGAAATTGCTGGAGAATCTTACAAATCTAAAGGGTTCACTGCTTCATTAGAAAGTGGTTACACCTTCAAGATGGGTGAGTTTTCGGGTAGCCATGGAACTCTGAACCAATGGTTTATTCAACCTCAAGCACAAGCAACCTGGATGGGTGTGAAAGCAGACGACCACCGAGAGGCGAACGGCACACGAGTTAGTAGCGACGGAGACGGAAATGTTCAAACACGCCTTGGCTTAAGAACTTATCTCAAGAGCCACAATGCTATAGATGAAGGCAAAGGACGAGAGTTTGAACCATTTATTGAGGCGAATTGGCTGCATAATACACGTAGCTTTAGTGCAACAATGGACGGAGAACGAATCAGCCAAGCAGGTGCTCGTAATATTGGTGAGGTTAAAGTGGGCATTGAAGGACAAATTAACCCACGTGTCAATTTATGGGGTAATGTCGGTACCCAGGTAGGTGATAAAGGGTATAGCGATACCAGTGCCACACTGGGTGTTAAATATAATTTCTAGTCGGATAGTAACCGGGGACAAGTTCCCCGGTTTTTTAAAGAAATCCTCAAGACTTAAAGTCAACGTTGGTAATGATTAAGGAAACAAAGTCCACCAAAGGTGTGGATAGAGGTTCGCAGCGCGCCCTTCCAGTATTTCTTTTCTTTCACGATGGTTATCGTTATCAAGCTGCAAAACCTTCTGCGACTCAAGCCGTGACTCGGCAAGGTCAAGCACCTAATTGTACAAATCGACGTCATTACCGGCGACATCTGCATTCTCCTGCGCCAGTATCATGAGACTATCGATGCCGTTCTGAATGTCACGAGTCGACATGTCATCGCCCTTCACATGTTTCATTGCATAGTCGAGCTGGGTGATACTGCTGGTGACCCCCTGTTCAATTAACTCAATCAGATCAGGGGATTCCTCTTACTTAACTTCAGTATTAACGGTCATGGAATTTCTTATTTAGCTAGTTTTTTCTGCTTCTTTTACAGTCATGTGCCCAAGATAGGATGCAGCCAGCAGCGGAGTATTCGGAGGAAGATTCTCCTGGTGAGCTGCAATGGCGATCCCCATGGGCGATAGGTTGCGTTTTTTGCTCTGGTAAATGATGGACTGCAGGCCTTTCCCTGTATCAAAACAGATTGACCAGAAATGGTAACGGCGCTGGAATAAACTAATCATAGGTATCCTGTCGACATAATCACCACACTCAGACCATACTAATTTTAATGAAACAATACAGATAAATTAGTATGGTTTGTATTGTTAATTACTCATTTTCCTGATTTGTGATCTGGTTTTTTAAGATGAGGGGGATGAGTAGTACTGGAAGCTCGGCAACCAGGCCTCGCAAGAATCGTATGGGCGAGGCTGACCATGGAAGACAACTACACTTGCTGACGCGGGGAGAATGCCGTTACCGCGAGAGTAGCGCTCAGTCGCCCACTTATTTTCACCGAGCTTTGCAATATCGGCTTTATAGCTGACGAACAGCTCCGGATGAATGCTCTGCCAGCGGCGACAATCGCCTATTACACTGCGAATGAAGCCTTGATCCCCCCACTTCGAGGTAACTGTACATTCTGCAGTATGTCGCATCGGGTCTTTCCAGAACGTATTCCAGATCTGCGCCTTCGTGTTATTGGGGATGTACATGATAGAGCTCATCAGGTACTGGGGATGGTAGAAATCCGTCAGCATGACCATCGTTTTACCGGTGATCTTCAGCAATTTGCTGATACTTCCGACTATCACAGTATCGAGGTCGAAGTAGAGTAAATCATCCTCAACATCCGGACGGAACAGATCAATCTTGGCCCACCAGCCTTGCATGCCACGATAAGAATGGCTGAGCGGAATGCAGGTCACCCGATCCATGACAAACGGCGTATCGGTAAAGCAAATAATTTTGTAGCCGGTCGGCAGCTGCGCCACCAACGTTTTCACATGGTCTATGCAGTAATCACCACCGGAACGCAGTACCAGCGCTATCGTTAAGCGTTTTTTAGCCATTGTTTTAAGCTCATTTGAGGGATTGAATTCAGCTTCCCACAGGAGACGACATTGACCTGAGGAAGCGCAGAACGGAATAAGAGCGGAAGATGAGAAAGATTGTTTGGTAGCCCGCCACTATGCACGCGAGGCTCTTGTGTGGCGTCTACACCGACCAGAGCAACATTCTTAAAGCCAAGATGGTACGCCAGGCCAAGAGCGCCCCAGGCGGAATTACCGTTATGGATCTTGGTTTCGTCTTCTGAGAGCGTTAATTTCGCGGACCAGCGCCATAACCACCATTCAGGGCTTCCTTTAACAGGTGGCTCAACCCCCTGCTCTCCTACCCGTTCAAACGGATACACATGATTAATATCTGGCGCACCGGCGGTGCAGTAATTCACATTACGGCGGCGGATACGTAAACGACGAATGTTGTCGCAGGAAGGATCGAGAGTGAAAAAGTAGGATGCGCGGGATAGCCAGTCGATAGCGCCATTTACGGCAATGATTGGCACGCCGCGTGGCGGAACAAAACCAGCCGCTGAGGGGCCGGAAGCCACAATGATCACCCGATCACCGCTTCGAGGCTTTTTATTGGGAAGCATGTAAGTTCAGTTCTCCGGGAACAGTTAATTATGTCGATATGCGATAGCTCGTTGCGCACACCGTCGAATTCGCGATGCCACTTCTGGACACTGGTTTCTGTGGGATTACGTAAATGCCTTGTATGTCGGCCATGGAAATGAATGCCCTCTCGGATAGAACAGTCATAGCCCAGGAGATAGATATGTTTTGCCCCTAAGCTGGCGGCAAACTGGATGGCCATAGAACCAGAGTTAAACTCAACTTCAGGTGTCCCTATGCGCTGATATTCAACGCCATAAAGAACACTGGCTGACCGGGAAGCGGTGCAGCGTCTGATACCTGCAGGGACTGCGCCCCCGTATCGCCGCCACCAATCTTCATCCCCAGCAAACAACGCATACGGCTGTCGAAACATGCTGTATGCGTTATTAACTGCAATAACCGGGTAACCCAGGCCTTCTATCTCTTCACAATCCACTTTCTTCAATGATGGTCCCGAAGCAACACAAAAGACTTCATCAAACAACATGAGGCTCCGTGCGGATCAGGAGGATTGTGTTTCACCACCAGCATCGATAGAGACATTACCAGCGGAAATCTCAATGTGAGTCGGCGTTTTAAACTGAACAGGTAAATCAGAAACAACGCTGACACGACCATCACCGAAAATGGTGACGCGACTGCCAACCGTTTCGACCTGCAGCGCTTCACGTTTAGGTACACGAACTTTGATTACTTCAACTTGTTCTGGGATTTCAGAAACTGTATCTGTGGTCATTAGAGCCTCATTAGCAATGTTAAAGGTGCGGTTTATCACCGCACCGGATAGGTTAATGAGGAGAATTAAAGCATAAGTTACATTTTAAAAATACTAATTATGAGCTTAGTTTTATATATCAGTAATAGACTGACCTGCTTCGAGCAGCCAATACCTGAGGGTCAATTTCACCATCATTTCCCAGCCTATAACGATCTCCGCGCAGTAGCCCTGCTCACGCAACCGGCGCTGCCACTCCAGCTGTTCTGGTGAGGGTTTGCCCTTCCCATACTTAAGCTCAAGCCTTAGTCCATGGTAAATCCCGCGAGCGGCATCGAGCGTGGCGTCCGGATAACCCTTTTTCTGGCCTTCGGCCTTCATGTCGAAACCCACTTTATCTGAGCGCGCGCCGCCGTTTGGCGTGGCATGCAGCAGATCGTAAATTTCTCGATGTTTACGGTGCATGAAATCGAAATAGCGCACCTGGTCCCAGTGTTCGTAATTGCTCTTTAGCAATTCTGGTTTGTTCGCCAGCTGCGTCAGCGCCTTAGCGTGAACAGAAGGAGCCAGATCCATTTCTAACCGGGCGATAACTTTGGCCATCTTGCCTTTAGGGGCTTCGGTGACATCAGGAATATCATCAGAGCGCCTTTTACCCGTCTTCTTCAATCGGCCATTTTTATCTCGACCAGTGGACTTCAGCCAGTCCTCATCAAATCGAAGCATACAATCCACCTATGTTTAGTTTTCTTAAGACCAATAAATACAGAATATACTAAACAAAACCAGGAGGTGCATATAAAAATCTACTTCGTACTTTTTTTGTGTAGTTATTCTTGATATTTTGCTAATAGTGTATGATGGGGTATAAAAGCACAGCTTCTCACGGATATAATAATGAAAAAAAAACCTTATTCAGTACCACGCAGCCTTGATAATAATTCCAAAGAAGAACAGGAAGTGGAACAAATTGCAATTCCGGACAAATTTTTAAAACATTTAAATGCTACAGGATTATTGGGTAATTTAAGCCAGCAGTATGAACTGAATCAACAAAATCTTGGGAAATTAATATCCAAGCAGACAGAAGAATGGAATAATCATCAAATTAATAATCAACAAAAACTCCGTAAAGAATTACAGAAGGACTCAGACATTGGCGACACGATGCGCAAAAAAATGGCTGAATTGCAGAAATCACTCGGCGCTAGCAGCGAGATAAGCAAGCTATCGGAAAAATTTCAAAAAAAATATGACATTAGCAGTCAGTTACTAAAGCAAGCGGATGAATTCCAGAGAAAGTTTGGTGTTGGCAATCAGCTGCTTAAACAATCGGAGGATTTGCAGAAAAAGTATGGCATCGGCAGTCAACTGCTTAAACAAGCGGAGGATTTGCAGAAAAAGTATGGCATTGGCAGTCAGCTGCTTAAACAATCTGAAGATTTGCAGAAAAAGTATGGCATCGGCAGTCAGCTGCTTAAACAATCTGAAGATTTGCAGAAAAAGTATGGCATTGGCAGTCAGCTGCTTAAACAATCTGAAGATTTGCAGAAAAAGTATGGCATCGGCAGTCAGCTGC